TTAATTGCGGTTTACCTCCGGGTTATCGGTGCGCCCCAGCAGATAGTCTATACTGACGTTATAGAAGTCGGCCAGCTTGACCAGCCTTTCTGCGGTCAGCTCAATAACGCCGTTTTCATACTGAGAGTAGGTGTTCTGGGATACGTGGAGGACACTGGCGAGATCACACTGACGATAATCGTGATCTTCCCGTAGGCTTCGTATGTTCGGATATTCCATAGGTTGACTACCTCCTTACGACTATTATCGTTATCTTGGAGGCAGATATCGACATTTATCTGTAATGCAGATATAATAGATCGCATAACAATAGGAAGAAACGATACGACGGAAAGTAAAGGGCGTTCTACGGCCCTTTGTCTGCCTGCGGGCGGGCTGTGTATGCGATTGCAGGAGTCCTTCTATGTTGTCAAACCATGAAATTGCATTTTTTGAGTATCGGCTCACGCCAATTGCGCGTTCAGCCAGCGGTGCAGCTCGTCCCGGATGGCGGTAAACGCGGCGGCGGTGTCCGGGTTATCGGTTTTAAAATCCAGCAGCCGCCACAGCCAGCCCTGCTCGTCCACGATGCGCAGGCTCTCGGGATAGCACAGCTCAAACACAAGCGACGCATGGCCGACGGCGTTGTCGGCGGGGTACTGCTTTAAGCTGTGCAGCACGCAGTGGTGGGTGTTAAAGGCGTCCAGCACGGCGGGCGTCACCGGGCTCCGGCGCAGCGCCGCAGTGCTGACGTTGTAAATTTCCTCCATCGGTGTCTCGACGTTGACCCGCAGAATGTCGATCTTGTCGGCGTCGCGCAAAATCTGGCAGAACAGCCGCGTGCGGTCATCCAGCGCCTCCGGCAGACGGAACGCGCTGTGCCATTCCACAGCGGTGCGCAGCAGTGCGTCGGCACCGGCATCGTCCAGATAGTCCCGGATGCGTCCCTCGTCGAACAGCACCGCGACGCTCAGTGCGGCGTGGCTGACCGACTGTGCATCGATAAATGTGTTGTAGCGGCGCAGCTGCTCAAAGCGGCCTACATCGTGCAGGATGCCGGACAGCCACGCCAGATCGACATCCTCCGGCGGCAGGGCCAGGCTTTGGGCAATGCGGGCGCAGAGCGCCGCCACGCGGTAGGTATGGTCGATTTTCAATTTGACCTTGGCGTCAGCGGCGTTGTAGTGCGCGGCATAGTCGGCAAAGGCTTTTTGTGCGCGGGCACGGTCAATTTTCATACTATCACTTCCCTGTTTCAGTGTACCACATCCGGCAAAATGCGTAAACTGCAATGTTTATAAAATTTACTCCACAACGAATGACATTTTTGGATAAATAGTTTTTACTTTCTGTAGTGCCAAATAAATGCCGTTTCAACGTTTAAAATTTCAATTTATTTATTATTAACCCTCTTATTTACACCACATTTACACCATTTTAGAAAACGAGCCTTAGATATGACAAAACAAAAGATATAGACGGGCATGTTCTACGCCGTAGGAACACACTCGTCTTTTTTATTTATGGACAAACTTGTTGTTTTGCTGTATTATTAGAATAAGATAATTCCAGTCATACAGGAGTACAACAAGAAAGAAGGACACAGATGACCCGTTCTGAATTTGAGGAAAGACTAGCCCAAATATTCTCGATTGGCGAAGACGATGAAGAGTATAAGCAAATGACAAAATGCCTTGGAGATATGGGGCTTAAAAAGTCTTTCATAGTCAAAGACGGCGCATACCATTTTTGCTGGGAGCAAAACGATAATAATGTCGGCTTTGCAGTAAAGACACCGGATTGTGCGCCAGATGAGGAAATCGACAAGGGCTACTTTGAAAAATTTCTTGCTGTTCTCACAAATGCGCATGAACAGGCAAAAACCGTTGATTTTCAAGCGTCTCTATCTGACCTTGTTCCTACAAGCATAGACGACGACGACGATGACGACGATCTGTCAGAGTTAGACATCGAGGACGATGACATCGAATACGACGAGAACGACGAAGAATACTATGATGCTGAATTCGATGATGATGAGGAATATAACGAAATTAAAAAGATTATCATTGAAAGCAGCAAAGACAGGTTCGACGAAATCTCAGACCGTCTAAGATCGATTTTCAGCGTGCCAGCTGTCAAGTGCAATTTCTTCGTGTATATGACAATTCACATGGATCTTGCAACTATGGAATACTTGCTGAAAAGGGATTGTTTGCATATTAAATAATCTGCTAAAAAATAGGGATAGCCTCTCATCAAGGTCATCCCTATTTTTTTGTGTTTTCCTTCAACAGCGTTTCCGCCGCCTATTCGGCTTGTGGTATCCGCATAACCCACGATCTGGCTCCACAATCGACTGTAACCGACTCAACCCACTGCTTCACCGCCTTGCAGTTTTGGTGGGCTCTGCAACCTCTATCATCTATTGAACAGATACTCTTGAATATCATTGAACGCACTTTGCATCTGCTCGACATTATTGCCGTTCAGCGCATGGCCCAGCAAAGCAAAGTTTGCCCGCAACAACATATTCATACTGTTCTCCTGCGCGTCAAGCCGTGCTTTGTCTCGCTTGAACAGGTCCATGTACTGATTATCCTTACTTGCAAGCAAATCTTTAACGGCATCGACTTCACCAGACATTTTTGTGATTTTCTCTTCCATGGCCTCGATCTTCACATCCTGCTCATGGTTCGGTTTCTTCAGAAAAGTGTTAAACTTCACTAGCACAGCGATGGCAGCGCCGATACCGGCAATCGCGCCGCACACGCTCAGTATCCACGTGACAGCGTCGGCCAGTGTAAAAGCAAATTCAGGATTCGGCATCACTGCTCACCTGCCCCTCGTGAGCAGAATCGGCTTCGCCTCGTTTCATCGCATCATAAGCCGCCTGGGCAATACTGCGTGCCTGCTCCTCTGTAATTTTAAGTCCAGCCTGTTTGGCAAGCTCCATAATAAACTCAGCGGCCTTTTTGTTCTTTTCCTCACCAGTCATGTCATCCATGTACTGCTTAATATAGCGGCACGCAGCCTCTCCCCATTTCATCAGCAAAGGATAAGACTCCAGCATAGTAAGCGCACTATTGATAACGTCAGCAGCTTGAGGAAAAACATACTTGCCAAGCAGAAAAAAGCAAACACTGGCAAGTCCTATGACAATATAGAAAATCCCCTGTTCCATACCTTACTCCTCCATATCATTCGGATGCATGACGCCATCGGTATCGTCTCCCAGCTGCGGTTCCTCCAGTTTGACATTTTCAGCGCCGGACTTATGCTCCTGTACCTTGATCCAGGCGTTGCACAGGTTTTCAGCGCTCAACGCCGCAAACAGTCCCGCGTTAAAGCTGTAGTCCGGCAGCTGACCAATACTGAAGCACAGCACCATATACACAACCGCATACACAATCGTCGCACCCATCGTAAACACAATGACCTTTTTTGAAAAACGCATGGCGTTAAAATTCTCTCCCATACCAATCACCGCCTATCAAGTATGGCTGGCGACTGCTGCAGGGCCTACATAGCCATAGAGTGTCTTGTACCAGCCATTTACAATATCACTGTAGCCAATCGTAACAACCTTACCGGTCTTAGCATCTGGGCTTGCGATTACGCCGACGCTTGCATATTCCGTGCCGGGGCCTTTGCGCACGTTCCAGCGTCCAGCCTTAAACACGATTGCCTTCTGGGCGGGCTTTGGCGCATGGGTCACAGTAGTACCGCCCGTGTAAGCCTTGTAACACCAGTTTACATCACAGTTGCCATTGATACCGGCAACAGACCCCTTATTGCTGTACTGCCACATTTGGCACTTTCCTTTTTGATTGACGCCATTACGGTAGTCCGCCAGCCACAGGTCATAAGCAGCCAGCTTGGTCATATTCAGATAAGCTGCCTTATAGCTCGTATAGGTGTACAGCATCGGCTTGTACCCACGCTGGTCGATGATATCCAATCCGCGCTTTACCAGTGCGGTCAACTTGTTCTTACCAATAGCCGCGACAGTCTTATCCTCAACGTCCAGCGCCACAGGGTACTGAATAGTCTTTCCTTCCAGCACCTTAAACAGCAACTCTAGTTCTTTGTTCTGTGTGGCCTCGTCCTGCGCATAGGTATAAAAATAGACGCCAACGGGAATGCCATTCTCGCGTGCGCCTTTATAATTCTGTTCAAATGTCGGGTCAAGATAAATTCCCGCGCTGTTTGTAGATACAGCTCTAAGCATCGCAAACTTTACTCCGGAAGCTGCAACCTTGCGCCAGTTGATGTTGCCCTGGTAGCGTGAAACATCAATACCCCACAGCTCCACCTGTGCATTGTCAGCAGGTTGCTTGTTTGCGCTTGCTGGCTTATTGCTCTCCCCCACACTTTTATCTACACTGTGTTCACCAGTGCGGAATGTAAATACCGATGCGTTGGCCTTGGTGAAATTATTATCCAACCATACCAGCGGGTTCGTGCGCTTGTTCTTCCAGCGTACCTCGAAATGCAGATGAGCACCAAAGCTATTGCCGGTATTGCCGCTGTAGCCAATCACCTCACCGGTCTTTACGACCTGCCCCTGCTTCACATTAATAGAATTCAGATGCGCATACAGCGTGTGCAGTGTACCACCGTTCCAATTCGCGTGGCGGATTTTAACCATGTTGCCGTAGCTGTTCGTATCACCCTGCGTGCGTTTGCCGTTCCAGTGGTACACAATTTCTACAGTACCCTCTTCTGCCGCCATAACCGGTGTCCCCACGATAGCTCTCATGTCAATAGCCTGATGCAAACTGCCATCATTGTAGTACCACCCCTGCGTCAAAATATGCTGGCTCAAAGGCCAGCCAAGACATACCTCTCCATTCTTCAACCTCATAAAATTCCTCCCTTATTTAAAATAAAAACCGGCAGAGACCTCTCGGATCCCTGCCGCGTCATATCGCTATTACCAAAGTTTGACAAAAAAGCCGAATTCGTAAGAACCTGTTTGCAAGGAATCCATCGGCCATCCACCAAATGTGCCATTCTGATCATAGATACGTCCAGCCTGACAATATCCATCTTCGCTTTCAAAATGAACCACTGGAAAATATCCAGGGTCTCCCATAATACCCTGATGATAAAATGGCACACAATCAGCTAATATTTTATAGTTGCTTGTTTCAGTAAGCGATTTAGCCTTTGCAACCATTGGTTCAAGATTCAACCACTGAAATTGTCCATTACGGTAAATCGGTCCAATTTGATTCCCGGAAACGTCAACATGCGCCAGATAAGAACCGTCCGTGTATTTTGCCAAAATAACAGTGGCAAATCTGCCAATATTATATATCGAATATCCTAATGAACTGGAAAAGCTATAGCCATACGCCAGCACATCCTCATTGATGCACGCCCCGCCCATCAAATTCAGAGCCATATTACTTCACCTCGATGTCAAGTGCCGACTTGATCGCCTCCAGGTCATCCACAGTCAGTGCCGGATAATCAGCCGCAATGTCCTCAAAGTTCTCGCCAGCTGCAAGGCGAATCCTAAAAGCGCGGGTCATAATACGCAGCTTCAAAGCATTCAAAGTTTTCATGGGTTACCTCTCTCCGCCGATCAAATCGGCCATCATCAAAATAATGTCATCGTTTGCGGATTCCAGCGCATCTGCGCGTTTTTCTATAGAATCAAGGCGCTGTTCCGTTGTCGGCTTGTTTGCCTCTTCTTGTTTCTTGGCAATCTCCGCCAATTCTTCCTTGGTGTACAGCACATATTTCTGCACGGGTTCATACTCGTCCCAGGCATCGTGTGCAGGCTCATCCGTCACAGCAAGGCGCAGCCCATCCGGGCACGCCTCCGTGATCGTACTCTGCATGACCTCATAATGCCAGACTTCCTCCGTGGCCTCATGATGCGCCACAAATTTCTGTGCATCTACCAGCTTGCCTTTTGTAAGGTCTGGATTGGTCAACTCATTTTCCAATGCTTCATCGTAGATTTTCATTCCATCACCTCACTCAGGTAGTCCACTGCCGCGCATAGAAGTACAGCATCAAGTCACAAACTGGACGCCGCTTAACGGTAAAGGACAGTTTATTGGTATCGCACACATAAATCTGCCCCTGATTGATCATAGACAGTTCACCGGACAGGATGATATTGTCTTTCAATGAACTTGTCCGCTCAATCATGGCCGGTCCAAGGCTCATGTTCGTCGTAAGATTGGGCGTAGCGCTTGAAGCCGTAGCGGTAATCGCGGTTCCTTTTGAATCCGACCACGGAACAATCACATTCCAGTTTGATTTGTCGCTAGACTCGTTCCATTTATCACGCGAAATCTTAAACGAGTACAGATATTGCAGCCGTTTTGTAATGGCTGAATTCGCCACTGGGTTTGCACTGACCTGCGAGAGCGCGTTATCCACAACTGTTTTGTTCGCCCCAGTTGCAATACCGTCCAGTTTGCTCTTATCGCTAGAACTCATCAGACCACTAGAACTAGTCGTGGCTAACCCATAGGTAGTATCCTGTCTCGGCGGCTTATACCCAAGTGCGTTCGTCACATCGTCATCTGTCAGGCTGATCGTGCCATAACTGTTCGATATATTGCTGCCAACCTTCACAAGACCAAGCGTCGAAGAAGTTGCCGCCGAGTATGTAGTATCCTGTGCAGGAATACCAAGTCCGGTAATGTCCGCTTTGGTCACAGCAGTAGTTGCGCTCACGTGGCCTGTCCCATCCACAGTCACCTTATAAAAGCCGTTGCTTTTGGATGTATACCCAGGGTGGCTGTACTTGTTTGCCCCAGCAGCAATGCCGTCCAACTTGATCTTGTCGGCAGCACTCATATAACCATGCTCACTTTGTGTCGCGTCGTTAATTTCCACAGCGGGTGTCACGTACAAGATGTCATCATCCAGTGTGCCGGCTTTTTTAAAAGCATCATACTCAGCCTGTGTAACAGACTTAATTAGTTTCTTTTCAGGCGTAAGATACAGCGCATTTTCATCAATCTCGCCGTTACCCATTGCCTCAATATACTGCGCTTCGGTCAGCATGTTGATCTGAAAATTGCTAACATTCGTAGTGGTTTTTGCCATATCTCATCACCCCTTTACATAGTTAGTATCAGTGCTAAACAAGTTTGCAATATCACTCTGTTCTACCCAAATACCATTTACTTTTTTGTAGACCTTAGATACATTGACCCAGCTGCCATTTGCCTTAGTGCTCAGCACAGGGCCAGAAGATCCGCCGCCAGTGTAGTTCACAGTCAGATCAGCGCCGTAAAAACGCAAAGTCTGGCTGTTGCTTGCGGATATCGGACCGCGTGTACAAGTAATCAGCAAGATAAGCTCGTTCAGGCTCTCACGATCCCACCAGCCGGTATCGTTAAAAGTCTGAGCCACTGGGTCTGTTCCCAACTCAATTTCGCCGCTCAACCCAGACGTTCCGCAATACAACTGCGCAACACCGCTCAAAATATACGGTGACGCATTCGAAATTCTGGCCTTCATCGTACAAGAAATAGAATTGATTTTGGCGTTGGTCGGAATCTTTGACACATCGAATTTGACTGCTAGTTTAGAAACCGCACCACTACCTGTGTTCATGTTCAGCACCGCAAAGGTGTCACTGCTTGAACTGGTAAGGCCATTTGAAAGCGGATAAGACGCATCTACCGAAATATACGATGAGAGTTGACCATCATATCCTGTAGGAACCAATGTTACACTTGCCATACATTAGCCCCCAATCTGCAAATACAAATCGCCATTACTGCCGGTCGAAGAACTGGGCACAGAACTACCGGTGTAATACATCTGGATCACCACAGAACCAGGCACGCCGAAAATGGTCTTGCCGCTAATAATGTTTCCGCTTACAAGATTGGCATCACCACTAACCGTGACCTGCTTCAATCCATCATAGCCGCTGTCAGGCTTTACGGTCTGGCTTGAAGTCCTTGGTGTAACAGTCTTAGTCTGCAGGTTTGGCGAGGATGCCGCCACTACCGTGCCGGTTACCCCAAAAATAGAAACACCTGAGCGGATGTTCCTTGCGACCAGGTTGCTATCTCCCTTGATCGTCTGAGCACCACTCAGGTACTGATTTGCTCCAATCGTCTGGTTACTCGTGCCAGGCGTATAAGTAGCAGCAGATTTTTTTGTTACACCGCTGCCAACATGAGTCTTAGAAATTGCGTTCACCGTAACGCTGCTCAAGCCAATGTAACCACTATCAGGTGATACTGTCTGCTGACTTTCGCTCGGTGTAACGGTCTTTGCTTGCGTCTTGATGGCCTCACCACCAGCCGCGCCAAAAATACTAACTTTCTGGCCTCCTAAATAAACAGGCATTAAAAATCACCACCTAACAATCGTAATACTGGTTTGTTTTTCGGCAACGCTTCCCCACGTACCGTCGCTTCTCAAAAACAGGTTCATTGCACCCGTATTAGGCGCAGGCACAAGCCCGGCCTTACCGCTGGCATTTGCAGTAGCGCCAACAAAGTTCGTATAGGTCGTATCCTTATCCGCACCCCATGTTGCTGTGCCATCTTCTTTCCACCGTAAAATCTGCCCAGCCGCACCACCGGCTGGAATGTGCTTGTTCCCGCTGTTTGTCGGATGCACATATTTGTTGGCACCTTCCTCAATGCCATTCAGCTTTTCCTTGTCTTCGGCGCTTTGCAGGCCGTCTTCTGTCTCTGTTGCAACATCATATTTATAGTTCAGCTTGACCCAGTCACCCAGATACAACAACATTTCACCATCCGGCAGGCAGTAAACCTTCCCGTTCAGCGGGGCCAGCGGCAGTTCTGTCACATTAAAAACATCGTGTCCAACCTGCGTGCGTCCGCTTGTTGTGTCATGGTAGATGTTGCCGGTGTCATAGCAGAAAACAAGCTGTCCCTCCACAATAGGAGTGGTTTCCAGCTTTGATTGGTTCACTTCCCGCAATGATAGATTCGCCATATTCCATCTCCTATCATCCTGTCATCAAAAAAATAAAGCCGCCCCACCATAACGGCAGGGCAGCTCTATAACCTTACTTTTTCAGGTCATTCTGTGTCGATCAGGCAATAGTCTGCCAAGCCACAGCAGCCTCAACAGCCTTCACGCGGCCATCCATGGTCGTGTTCAGGCCGTCAGCATAGGTCTTGGCAGCCTCACGGGCAGCGTCAGCCTTGGTAGTGGCATCCTCAGCCGCAGCAGAGATAGCCTCGCTCTTGGCGGTAGACAGCTGGTTGACATCGACCTTCTCGTTCCAGGTCTTGCGCTCGGCGGCGGTAACGTGGGCAACAGTGTCATTCTTGTGCTCTGCCAGCGCATCGCTTACAACCTTGAGCTTTTCGTCAGCCTGGGCCTTGGTGTAGGCATCGGGCACAGCAACATACAGGCCGTCGGTCTCAAGAACGATAGAGTTGTTCGCCTTGGCAGAAACCTTGACGTTCACGCTGATCTGGTTCTGGTCGTTGACAGTAACCTCAGCAGAGCTGGTAGCAATGCCGGTGTAGATATCAATCAGGCTGCCAACAGGGATCTTAATGACGTCGCCGCTGGTGATGGTCAGTTGGATCTCCTTGGTCTTGGCATCATACTTACCGCTGGTCACAACCAGATCTTTGCCCAGATTGATGGTCAGTGCGTCGCCGCCAAACACAGGCAGGGAGATAGTGCGGGTCTCGGCATCATAGGTGGCGTCATGCACAATACCGGTCAGGGTGGTGGTAACAGGGACATCGCCCTTGGCAACACTCAGCACGCCAGACTTGTAAGAGACATCGGTAACAAACACACCCTTGCCGCCGACAACACCAGCGATCTTGTCGTTGACGTAATCAGCAACAGCCTTGGTGGTAGGCACGGTAGTATCGGTAGCACCGCTGGCAGGGATAGCCGTAACAGCGCCCTTGGTCAGCTGGACATACTCAGTGCCGTTGTAGACATGCAGGGTAAAATCATTCGTGCGCAGGTAAACAACGCCCTGGACCTGGCCGCTCTCCGGCAGGGCAGAGACCATCTTGACGCTCTTGGTGTACTCGGTCGCGCCCTTGAAAATCTGCAGGGTATCAGTGGTGAAATAAAGGGTATTGCTATCCTTGACTGCCAGCTTCTGGTAATCAACATAAGCACCATACTTAAAATTCACATTAGCCATAATTTTTCTCCTTTTTGTTATGAAAAAATCTCTTGTTTGTCTAAACTAACCCATGGGAATCAAAACTCCTGCCACACAAAGCCCGCGTTGGCCGTGACAGTCGGCTCTACAACAAAGCTGCTGTCACCGCTGGCCTGAACTGTGTACGGCTGGTATTTACCGTTGTCGTCACGGATCATGACTGTCTGGCCCGCGTAAGTGTCGCTGCTCTTGTTCAGCGCGGCGATCGCCGCGCCCGGGCTGTTGAACAGCTGCGTCCGTGTCTGAATTTTCTGGACGCTCTTGTCGTCCTTGATGTAATACAGTTCCGAGGTATCCTTGGTCACAACCAGATCCTTGCCGTCGATCTTGCCGCTCTCAATGGCAGCCGCAACATCCCCGGCATTACCGTAACCAAGTTTTGAATACTTGTTTGCCATCTTATCTCTCCTTTCCACAAAATTAGAAAAGCCGGATGGCTGAATTTAAAATTCAACCACCCGGATAGTCCCGTCCTCCGGGTCGGAGCCACTGTCCACGATCTGTACGGTATTACCAATCGCCTTATCCCCGGCCTTCAGCTGCAAACGGCCTTCATTGTACAGCAGACCGTCAGCCTTGCCGCTTGCCAGATTTTGGTTCGCCTCAACTAACTGGTTGGTAAGCGCCTGCAGGGCAACCATCCGCTGGTCAAGTCCCGTCAGAGCATCGTCCGGGATAATATCGCTCCAAGCACTGATCGGCAGCACCTTGATATTCGTCGCCTGCGTGTGGCGCACGTATTGGGTGCCTGTTCCGTCTGCCTCCATCTCAACTTTGTAAAAGGTCAGCTGCACCGCAACGTCACCGGCCTCGGCAGTCAGGTTCGTATCAAACGGCAATTTGTATTCCAACATGCCCTTGTACGGCTCATCACTCAGCGATAAAATCTCGGATTTGTACCGCTTGCTCACAGGCGGCAGATATTCCATCAGGCAGGTAAATCCGCTCATGTCCTGCTCTTTATAAACAGGCTCTACCAGAAAATGGAGATTGTCTACCAGCTTCGACTGCTGCATAATGCGTTCCTCTACACTGACAGTCAGTTGATTGTCGTCCCTCAGTAAAATCGTATACATCCTTACTCACACTCCTTCGTGATAAATTCGGCCTCCTCAGCCGTGATTTTCTGTGCCGCCAGAAGCTCCTCAACCTTGGCGTCCGTGATTTTCTTTGCCTTGTACAGCCGTGCCAGGCTCATGACAAATACACTCATTTCCATCACAGCACGCCTCCTTCCAGCAGCGTCAAAGTGTAAGCGTCGATGATTTCCTCTGCCGTCTTACCGTTCAACGCTTTCAATTTTTGATATTCATAGGTATCAATCGGTATCAGCTGCACCGTGTCGTACCCATCCACCGGGAATCGGTACATCTCTTCACAATGCCAGACCGTATTTCCATCACTAGAAAGAAAGCCCTGTGCCTCATCCTCTGGGCACAGGGTCATAATCTTGTGTTTGGGCTGATACTTTACATATGTCAAGTGGTCGAGCACATCGATCACTCTGCCATGATACATGACTTTATAATACTTCATTGCTCTCCACCTCTCTTAAATGCTGAACTCTACCAGCACATAGTTCTTATCCGTCGGATAGTAATAGCTGTAGATATTACCGTCTGTATTTACGGCATTGTAGTAGCCGTTGTAATCGCGGTTCGGGCTGCGCGTCCAGTAGGCAGCAATAGTGCCGTCCGGCGTTCTGCGGCGTCTCGTGTCATTCGTCGTTATAAAGTCAATGGCAGAACCCTCGTAGATGTAAGGCTCGGTTGTCAACGTGCTGTCCAGCTCAATCACACTCGGCAGATAGAAATAGCAGTTCGCATAAGCAATTTCTGTGCTCTGTCCGCCGACATTGCCCGGCACACGCACCTTCTGGATCAACTGCCGCCAACCAATCGGCATGGCCTTGTACAGTCGATTGTTCAGATAGGTGTTCAGCGTGGTAGGCTTTGCCCAGCCGCCGCTGTTATTCTGCACATTGTCCATCGGCATATCCTTATCCATCAGCTCCGCAGCCAGGAATGTCATAGCACAGCGCTTGCTTGCATTGTCACTCAGATAATACCGCTTAAAACCGGCCATCTCAAATGTCATGGTACTATGTACCCAGCTTGCCAACTCTCTGCAGGCATCCTCGCCCAGGTCGGCATACCAGACCTTAGCCCAGTACACACTGCCGATGGCGTAATTCTCATACGCACCGTCATCTGCTTTGCTGCAGCCAAACACCAGTGTGGCATCCGTCTTGGTCGTGCGGGAACGCTCGATCTTCTGATATCCGCTGGCATTGCTGAACATATTGGAACTGTAGATATGCAAACCGTTTTCGCCTTTCACATGGCGCAGGACCAGCATCTCACGACTGCCCAGTTCAAATGTCTCACTGGAAGCCGTGCCCCATGCCAGCTTGCAGCCGCTGTTCATCCACAGACGGAATCCGTTCATGCCATTGGACTCATAACACTGCATCAACACACTGTTGGTCTGCGTAGAGATCTGCATACGGTAATCCACCGCCAGCACAAAGTTTCTGTCCTCGTCCAGCAACTTCACACCGGTATCGACATAATTCTTGCCGGTAAAATCAGTCTGCTTGTTGATAAAAACCTTCTCTTCAATGTCGTCGTAGCTGAAATCCGTACCCATCGTAATCGTGATCGGGTCCTTGCTGGAAACGACATTGCTTTCCACACCAACCTGCTTCATGGCATAGATTTCAACAGGACGCATCGTGCCGATCTCACGGCCATCAAAACAGCCGCTCGTATATTCAAAACTGTCATACACAGCGTTGATGTCTTTGTCGCCGGTCACATAGCCGCTCTTGTCCCATCCGTTGAACAGATAGTATTTGTAGGCCGTTTCCTCGCCGGTATAAACAGGCATATCGCCATCATACAAAACAGTCGAACCATACGGAGCCGTAACAGACTTCAATACCGCACCACGGTTCAGATACCGCACCGTGTACTTACGCACACTCTCGGTGTACAGCGCTGTAACCGTCTGGTTGCCGAAAACAGTCGTAAACTCTGTATCCCAGCCCTTAAAGGTAAAGTCCGTGCTCACGGTACTCTCCGCAGTCGGCGTGGGAATCGGGTTCTCCGCTCTCGTAATGGGGTCAACCGCCTTGCCGCCCTTGTCAATGTATTGTACATCCAGAATGGTGCCGTCCTTGTTCACAAAGGTCCATGCAAACTGCTCAATCAGCGTATTGTAGCTCACCTTCAAATCAGGCCACTGAGCATTGTAACGCTCCAGCTCCTTCTGACGGATCGTAGGCAGATGCACCTTGCCAGCCAGCACAGAATGGTCGGTATTATAACCGTTCTCATCCGTACCCGTCATCGCGTACAGCTCTTCAAGCAGTTTCGTATCGGTCATCTGCCAATCCAGACCAATCAGGCGCACACGGCTCAGATTCGTACACTTCGCCAGCATGTCCTTCATGTCAATGGTAGCGCAATTCTCCACAACCAAAGCTGTAATGTTCGCATAATCGCTGATTTTCAGGTCAGTCAGGTGGTTCAGGTTGCGTGCCGTCAGGCTGCTGATTGCAGGCAATTCCGCCGTTTCGATCTTGCCGCCGTTCGCAAAGGCAACACCGGTAATGCCGCTGCCGCCAGCTTTAAACAGCGTCAGATTCGTACAGCCGGTCAGGTCAATAGACTTCTTCAGATTCGGAACATTCTGCAGGTTTAAGTGCTCCAGCAGTGTATTGTTGCCGACAGCAAAGTCCGTCATATTCGTATTCTTGTAGCCTTCCACGTCGGAACCGATCTGCAGGTCAGTCAGCTTTACGCCGTGGCTGAAATCGACATAGCCGGGGTAGAAGCCGGAAATATCACCGATACTGCGAATCAGGCTTGCGTTGTAAACATAAACCTCAGTATCGTTCATAGCCGCAATCGGGCAGTGAACCTCATAGGTCTGCCCACGCTTGCCGCGCATCTTTACAGGGTTGGAACCATACAGCACAGACACATAGGTATCCGCATACGGCACGATATGGAATGTACCGTCCGGCTTTACACCAGTCCAGTTCACAGGCGTATAACCGCGAATCGTCATATCATCGCTGGTTGCAGCACTGCCGCTGTACTTGGAGGCCATATACTTTTCCTGATACTTCTGGAACTGACGACGCTGATGGCGCTTGTTGCCGTGCATCATTGGCAGATAACTGGTCGTTCCATTTTCCTCGTAAGTACGGAAATATTTTCGCCGCATATCCATGACCCACAGGCGCTCCGGCTTTACATTCTGATAATCCTCGAATTTCTTCAGGATACGGGATGCACTCCATGCCAATGCGTTTTCACGGTCACGGAACATAGCCGCCAGCTTATCAGGGAACAGGTCGCGGATCTTGCACCACAGCTTGGAATCGCTGGCGTTAAACACACTCTTGGTGCCAACGGTATCCGTATCCTCGTAGCCGTAGCTCAGGGTCAGTCCGCCCTCATTGTCGTTGCCCTGCGCGGTATCGTTGTCGTAGTCAAAGCAGAAATCCCAATGCACAAGGTCGCTCGTATGCGGGAACACATTCTTAGCACGGTTATCGACCATGGTGTGGCGTTCTGTAAACAGGTAGTGATACAGCGCAGAGTCCATGACAAAATAATCCTCAAAGTGCGCCTTAAACTCCTCGTCACTCGCATTCACGACCCAGTTCTGTACACGGATCCACGCATTCTTTGCAGCCTGTGCTTCCTCTTCGGTGCAAGCCTTGTTGATGTAGCGGAACTCAAAGCTGTTGTCGCCGTCCCAAGTCTCCTGCGAGAGATCACCGTTCAGGAATCGAGTCTGCTCATCGGTGTTGTTATCGATCTCAACGATAACCTCTTTATGGTTATCAGGGTCCATGCCCATCGTATTGCTGTTCTTTTTGGAGTTACCAATATCACCGCAGGCATAGAAATGCCATTTGCCGTCATGGAACACGGTGCTGTTCTCAATATCCGTCTCCTGTACAAAGACAACACACGGGTAGAAAGCCATTGTATCGCGCACCTTCGGGTTGTCCTTGCGTGCCTTGCGAATGTACGGGTTAAACTCATTGAAATCGTCTGCCAGCAGCGCGTTGTTCGCGTTTTCGGACGATGCAACGTTGACTTTGATATTAAAGTAATTCTCTGCCACACTATTTTCCGTCAGCGCATACACAGATCCGGTGCTTTCATCGCCAAAGGTAAAGCCACCCTTGCAGTTAATGTCAATGTTACGCGCAGATTCGCCATAGTGGTCAGAGCTTGTGCCCTGTCCCTTGTGGGAACCATTGGCTGTCCAGTTGTCCTCAACGGCGCGTCCGTTCTTGTAGATTTGCTGGATGACAGTGTTTGCAACTTCGTTTTTCTTGCCGGTTGTAAAGGTCGGCGCACTGATCTTGATAACACGCAGGTCGGGGCAGCGCTCCGCCAGAATGTCCGGGTTCAACTCACCGCTTGCATCCGTGATGTTGTTGCGGTTGTACCGCTCGATCATCTCGTCAGCGTTCTTGGCATCCGCAATAAAGTTGTCCAGGATCTCATCATCAGACAGGTTCATGGAATAGGTCTTCATGCGGTAAATAAGAACATCGCAGTCGTCAGAACCAATGGTAATGCCAACAGGGCTTGCCTGTGTAAAGTTGTCGCTGCCATCATACAGCTCCACCTTGCAGGGGATACCGTCCAGCCACAGCACCATTTCTCTGTACTGGCTGTCGGGTAGAATGTTGAACTCAAACTCCATGAAGTCATCTTCACAGGTCGGCAGTTCCATCGTATTCTGCGCACTGGTCAGCGTGATTTTCTGCGCCTGAACACTCAGACCCACACCGCCCTGTACACAGGTCAACACAGTCGCGTCATAGTCGCGCACATTCGCCGTGTTGAAAACGAGCTTGAAGTTCTTGCCCAGCTTCTTAGCATCATCGGCAAACAGCTTGTAATTGATCGTGGCGCGTGTGCCTGCCTTTACGCAGAAGTAGGTGTCGCCGTCCTTATCAAGCTGATAGCCGCCATTGACCCAGTCGAAGTTGTCGCTCACGCTCATGCCCGTCTGGCCATCTGTCCACAGTCGGTCAGTACCAGCATTGGTCTTGCCGCTCGGGTTAAAGTCAAACATAAGGTTCGTCTTAACCGGCTCGATTACAACACCAAGGTCAACTACGTTCACGCTGATCGTCTTTACGGTCTCGCCGCAGGTAATCGTCAGCGTATGCTTGCCCTTGCTTGCGCTCTTAAAGCTCCAGGTCTGCTTTGTGCGCCCAACAGTCAGGGTAGACTCAGTCACGCCATCCACAGCCAACTTTACAGTGCTCGTGCTGGACGCAGGATCGTATACACTGTATTCAATAGACACCTTGTTATACTGCTTCGTCTCGTAATCCCTTACAGCACAACTGATAATGGGTGCGGTCTCGCCCTCAGTCACCCACATAATGTCCTTCTTGATGACATTGGACTTAACGGTCTTGCCATTGATCTCTGCCGTCATACTGATTTCCAGCAGGTGGCTGCCGTGCTTCTGCACCGGGATGGTATAGGTCATCTGTCGGCCAGTCACACTGGTAGTCGTGCCACCAATCGACTTGCCGTCCAGCGCAAAATCGATCTTCTTCTCAACGCTGCCATACGGTGTATAGCGTACCGTGACCTCGCCGCTGTAGAAAAGGCTGTCATCAAAGGTGGATTCCAGATAGAAATCAACTACATTGGCACTCCACTTCTTGGATCCTGTCGTGTCCATGCTGTCCACAACCGTCAAGCGGATCTGGTTCTCACCGCTGTGCAGATACTTCGTGATGTCAAAGCTGTTTTCGCCCTGCATAATGGTCTGGGTAGCGACTTTTGTATTGCCGACATACCATGTGCCGGTTGCATTACCGGTATCATCGCCTGCACTGTCCACACTCGTGAACCGGAACTTGACCACAACAGGGTCACCGGCAACAGCCGTAATTGCAGACTCGCCGATACGCTCAATCGTAATCGTGCTGCCCGCAGCGGGGCCACCGCCGCCACCGCCGACAATCGTCACCTGTGTCTTCGGCGTGCCGTCCTCCATAAGGGTCAGCTTGCTGTCCTCGTAGGTAATGTCATACTCGTGCCCGGCATTCTTGCCAATGTCATCCAGCTTGCCCTGAATTTGACCAACAGCAGTATTCAGGCTGTCCACCGTGCCCTGCATATCGGCTACATTATTCTTCGCCTGCGTAACATCATTGCGAATACCGTCAATAACAGAGGCATCCGCCTTTTTCGCCAGCAGCGCGTCAGTCGCTTCCTTATTATAATAGGAAGTTTTCAGCGTCTCCGGCAGATTGCCAACGCTGTCCTGCAGGTTCTTTACCACAGCATCATTGCTGGTCTTATAGGCGGCAAGGTCATCACGCACAGGCTTCACTGCAGTCTCGATTTTAGCGTCCACCGTCTTGCCGTAAGCAGTCGTCCACTCTGCGGACGGATCGCTATTGAGAGTAATTTTCTTGATTTCAGCCTCACCATTTTTAAAAGTCAGGCTGTTGGCATCGCTGTCATAGTCAACACCAAAGTTCGCCAGTCCGTCCATGCCGTTGACCTTGTCGGACAGCGCATTCAGCTCGGTTTTCTTGGCATAGTTTGCATCCAAATCACTCTGAATTTCTTTCTTGATACCGGACGCAGCAGCAGAAATTTTATTGTCAACATCGGCTACGGCTTGCTGTGCCCGCTGAGCACTCTGCGCCGCTGCATTGGCCTGGGCCGCAGCACTGGCAACCTTTTCGTCCATCAACGACACAAAGCTCTGATACCAATCACCGCTTGGCTCGATCATACCGTTGCCGGTCAGCGCCTTCAAAATATTCAGTTTTCCGTTCGGACGACTTTTCCACACATAGCTCTGTCCTTTTTCGTTGGAGCCTGTGGCCGTGATCTCAAAATCAACTTCGCCGTCCACCGATGTGACATTCTCGTCGATCAACCAGCCAAACCGAATTGTATCGCTGTTATAGGTCACATTGACAGGGGTCGCGTAGTTCTCATCCCCGTCCTTATTCACAAAATGCACCTGCAGCATCATGTCCAGCAGGTCTACACCATCGTAGTAGCGCGGCATCTGGAACGGAATGAACTGACTGTTCTTCTCTTGCGTAATATTGATCTGGCTTTCATCCAGCTTGATGTTTTTCAGCTCGTCAATGCTGGAATATTTGTCGTCCCTGTAGCTCGAATACCAGGTATATTTCCCGCTGATGGCATAATCGTCGGAGGCAGAATCCGCCATCACAGCGAAAGCCTCATCATCATCTGCCGCCATCGACATGATCATAGGCTCGGCGCTCTGCACTGCCGTCTGTGCCATAAATTTTTTCTTCGATTCTTCAAAAGAAAGTGCCAATAGTTCCACCTCCTGTAACTTTTTAATAATAGACTAAAACAAACTGTATGCCGTAACTATCTCCGACTGAAAGCTGCGCCCCATATGTGTTTCCATTGGCCCAAGCGGACTGCGTGCTGTTTACTCCGACACCGGGGGAACCAGCTGACGCCAGGCCAACCAGTGTTCCGCCTGTAAACGTAAAGTTATTCACGCCTGGATTACAGGTCTTTACAATAGTTGTTCTTTTCAAAAGTCCGCTTACACTTCCGGCACGTACAGTACCGCCACCGGTATGGTATCCGCCCGGAACCTGAACTGTTTGCCCAGGGTCAATAGTAGATGACCACGCTCCATTGTTCGGCATTGACCCTGTTTTAATAATCTTATCCCCTGCATAAAACTTTTTCCCGCTCAGCACATTTTCTGTACCGGCATCGGCCAGCGCTAACTTGCTATTTACAAGGCCAGTTGCAGGCCCCATCAAACTGTCAGCCATACTTATCTAGCCTCCCAAAATACATCTACATCACATGTCGGTTTTTCCCAGCACTTAATTGTCACTGCCCCTTCTCCAGGCGTACACTTGCCTGCTGCAAAAAATCCAAGGGCTTCCTGCTTTGCTTCGTTTTTTGCCCTGTCATCTGTCTGTGTGGACTGCGGAATGCCAAGCATGGCTGTCGCTTTAATCGGCGCACCGCCGCCTACTGGCGTCACGTTTTGCGTCTGTATAAAATAGCCCCTTATGCTTACCCATCCGCCCATGGTAAAGATCCCCGTGTATAACTGCGGGCCAACCTTGCGCACATTACCACTGCCATCGCCGATATATAATGTACCCGCACTATCAACGGCTGGCTCTCCATATTTCAGCGTTTCCGGTACTTTTGGCGTATCTTCACAAGCGTTCATGCCGCCCTGTCTTTTCAATCTGATTCCCATAGGTTCCTCCTATCAATAAGCGCCGCCGTCAATCGTTTCCTTATCATCAATCATTTGACCAAGGTACACACCTACCTGATACTTAAAAAAGATCTGTGTGGCCAAAATCATGTCACGCAGCTTGTTAAACTTATCTGCGTCATAAACAGAAAGACGCAAATCACTGTTCTCGGTTTTCCCAAGATAGTCATTTGCGTCTGTAATATTGTTTGCATTGATGTATTCGTAGTATTTATCTGCCTTCTTTTTGGTCGTAATCGTCAAGTCCTGCATTTTGTCGATATTGTCAACCGCGTTCGGAAATACCGTATCAAGGTCTTCCAGCATCTGTTTATAGTCCATATATTATCACCCCGTAACAGTTTCTGTGGGCACCAAAACGACTGTGTTTGGGTAGTACGGGTAAAACCTCGCCATCTTCACAGTCATTGTGCCGCTGCCAAGTTCGTAATTGATCGAGCTTATCATATATTGCTGCGGCTTTTTTTCGCTTGCCAAATGTGCTGTATAGCTTACCTTCTGGTTCACATCCAGCCATGGTATCAGCAGACATTCCACACTGATACTGTCTGTCAGCCGCGCTCCAAGATACAGCTCATATTCCGCACGTTGCAAAGCAAGCTCATCTGTGTAGATTTTCTCATAGTCGCCACTGTTGCAAACCTTGATTCGTTCTCCGATCTTATCGATTGTAAACGGGCTTTCAGGGTTTACCACATAACCAATATTGTCACAAGCAAACGCAGCCTTGTCCTTAGCCGCTTGCTCTGCATTTGGCAGCTCCTTTACAAGCCGCGCCATGGCATGTACCTGCGTTTGGCCAATAAAAATAAACTTAAATTTCTTTTCGCCCTCGCCATACTCTTGCTTATACTGCACAACATAGTATTTGCCTTTTTCCATCGTTCCTGCAGCTATACTCATGTCCTCGCCTGTATCATTCAATGCGGAGCGGTATAACGGATATGGCCCATATGTTTTTTCGGATTTTGTACCGGTGTTCGGGTCTGTCTCTGTGTTTATAATTCGCACCTGGCACCCATCAGGATTGGTCTCCGGTGCCAAAAAACTGAACTTCTTGCTGCTGGTTATGCTGGCTCCCGTTACTCGCACGGTATATATGCCATTTTCATAGCTACTGCTATCAGAATAGTAATTGCTTTTTGTGGTCTCTCCCCACACTTCAATGACATTGCGAACCTCGCTGAAGCTGTTTGATAAACTCTCGCTGATCACACAGCGGTCAAAAATCGTGTTGTCTAATATAACAGGCTCGCCATTGTCCATTGGTACACGCTGGCACACAAAAGTGCCCTCGTCAAAAAACATCTCATAGCTATAGTACAAATCGCGCAGTTCTTTCAGGATGTCCCATACAGTTGACCCTGTGTCCCAACTCATGTCGTAAGGTACAACGGCGTTCTGATACCCTATTCGGTAACTACTGCATTGTCCCAACTGCGTTACGGTTTTTACTATAGCATCGCGGATTTCACTGTCTTTTGGTATTTTGGTTTCACTGCCGATCAATGTTCCATTCAGTGTGCCATTTAATGTGCTGACAAGATCCAGACAACTCACCTTTAACAGCTTTGTTGTCGCGTCATAAGTAAACGAATTGTCATTAAAGCTATACACGCCCTTTGGATACCACACAGTCTCCCCAGTTCTTTGATTTAAAAATCCAATAAACACACGCACATGCTTATCTATCCACACGCGAGCTGTCTCTGCCGTGATATAGCTGTCATCTTTTACAAGAATCGTTGCATCAAATGTGTTTCGTATGTCGCTGCCGCTGTCGGTGGAAATACTGCCATCAATAAAAACACCCTGTATTTCATCAATGACCATGAATTTCGTATTCAGCAGCTGGATCTTCGTGTAAATGGTTTTTGTTCTCTGCCGTAAAAGGTCGATGTCCTGCTGTTGTACTTCATACATAGGTCATCCCTCCACATTGCAGTCTATAAAGTTGTTGTAATACAAGTCCCCTGCGTTTTCCGGGTCCCCAATTTCTACCCAGCTAAAGCTGTGATGCACATACCCCTCAATATCGTCATTGTTTTCGGAAATCCCGTCTGTTGTGCATATCATCCAGATGCGTCCATCTGTCAGCTTCATGATTTTTGGCTTACCGTCATTCAGGAACGCCTTGATCTCTTCACGATATTCGTAAGCTTTTTCAGCTGTATATTCTCCTGTGCTATCCTTTGGTAAAAACATCATTGTAAACTGACCGCTCTCGTAATCCGAATTGCCATTGTTGATAACGACGGGGTATTTATTGCTCAGCGTTGTTACAACATTTGTCTGTTTGTTTCTAGTAATCGTACCCTTGCTGATTTCCAAATCTGTGCTGTACCCCTTGTCCTTTTCAAACAAAAAGCATCCGACAAATCGCGGAGTAATGCCATTTTTGTTTACATAGCCCTCTTTGTTATCCACAACAGGGACAAGCGCGTATTCATAGCCAACACCATTTGCCGCATAACGGTCATATCGTTCAAACTCCAAGTCATGCGGCTCCTTAATAGGTACATCAAACAGTGTAACCCAGTTATAGCCACCGGCTCTGCGGCGCTTAATACGTATCGAGCTGATCTGTTGTATCATGTAGCTGATATTGCCGCCGCGTAAATTTCCGTCAAAGGTGGCGTTCATGATCGTATCGTAGTCCCAACTCGGGAAGTCATCCGGCTGGTCCTCAATACTGCGTGTAACATAAAGCTGGTCAAATGCGCCATTTCCAATTACAAGCGTATCAGCGTCATCTACAATTACATGTGTCAAATCTGCGGTATACTTGTAACCGGCAATGCCAGTACCACAAAAAAACATAGCACTCCCTCCTTACAAGTTTTGCGCCTCAATTACTGCAGCAATATTTCTCTTATCGACCTTGATCTCGCAGACCTCTCCGATTCTTCGCAGCTGGATCAGGTATTCTTCGCCATCTGTTAAAACCGGCATGGCAGTGCTGTGGATGGTGTAAACAAGGCTGTGGCTTTCGCTTTCGCATCGCACATCAATATACCCGATTTTCACACCCATAATATCGTTAATCGCAATACACACTTTATTTGTAATGGCAGCCGACCCCATTATGGAATTTGTCGCTGCCCATCCCTCGCGATATGTAAGGAAAAGAGTATTGTTTGACTTATCTATCAGCTCCATGATTTTCTCGCCTGCCACAAACCCATATCCAAGCAACTTAATGGTAAAATTGCCCTGTACAGTAAATCCGTCATCAAACAGCACCCTCTGGCCTGGCTTGCGCAAATCGACCATGTGGTTGTCATGGATATATTCTGGGTTTCCGCCGCCGTCAAGCCGCCCTGTCACAGTACGGATATTGCAGCTTACACGTACCGTTCCATCATGGTTGTCACTAAGGTCAACATAGGTCCAGTAGTTCGGCGTGATAAATTTCACACTAAACGGCACAAAGCCAGTGTCCGCCGTCATGCCGTTCAACGTATCGCCAACAGCCCGCAGGTAATACTGTGTTCCGTCCTCCAAGTTCTTCAGCGTGTACTCCAACAGATCAACGCCGTATCGAGTTTCACTTTTGCGCACCAATACATGGTTAGCGTTGTATAACCCAACGGTATACGTATTCAGCGGTTCGTGCTCTGCCTGACTATAGCTAAGTTTCACGGTCAATTCGCTACTTTGTACGACCTGCCCCGTTGCTACATTACTAAAACCAAACCGCGGTGTCGTAAAGCATCGAAAGCTCTTCTGGCTCGACCAACTGCTCGGCTCATCCGCCTTGTTAAACACCCGTAGCTTGCAGTAATAGTATTTACCGTTCTGCAGCTCACCACCGTTGATCGTGTGGTAGGTACGCATCCATTCCGTTTTCTGGCTGTATACCTGACTGCCTGTTTCATTGTCATAGATGACCAGCTCGTTTGCAAAGACCTGTTCACCCTCATAAGCAAAGTTGATGTTTGCGCCAACAGCGGCGTCAAACGATGGGATAATATAAAGCACCGGCTGTGCCACTCTCATCACTCCCCTTTTTAACAAAATAAAAAGCCGCCCAGCAGTCAAAACGACCACTGAGCGGTGTAGATTGAATTCAATCGTTATTTAATTCTTCTATATACATTCCAAGAAAAATATCCCCGACCATACAGTCGATGGATTGTTAAGCGATGTTTCTGCGCATTTTTACTCCGTCGATTCGATGTAAATGTCCTTCCAGTTGTTCTGCGGCACCTTCACACGGACAACCGTTCCCACTGCCAAGCCTTGTTTATACGGCAATGTGTATGTGCCGCCAAAAGCAGCCACCGTGTACAGCCCACCGCCATTCACAGCCGTCACCTGCCCGATAGAAGTCCTGTCATAGCTTGCACGGTTGATGAGCTGCTGGCATCCTCTGCGAATCTGTGCGGCCAGTTCTCTCAGTGCATCAATATCTTGCTTGTTCAGCGTGGCCACCTCCCTTATATTTTGCATTCTACTTTGTATTACCCACCACTCACCCGTAGACAGCACAAATGCACCGTCCGCACTCCACTATAAATTAAACCTTAAAAATTACCTCTTGCTAAATTCCTGTGCGAAAATTCCGCTTACACGGTCATGGATTACACGGCCAAAACTCTCCACATCATTGACACCATACATTTGGATGTCACCCACATTGACCACCGGAGCACTGCTCATATTCGGCTGCGTGATCTCCACACTCTTGATGCTGCGCTGTGGCATATGCGATGCAATAAAGCTCTCCGGGTCAAGACCAAATTTCCACAGGTTTGCACTCGGCTGTGCCGGGATAACGCTGCTACCCTTCTCAATCAGGCTGTACTGGCCGAAACTCGGCTTGCGCATCTTGATCTCAGGGCCTTTCTCGTCCGTGATAGCAATATGGGTGGTTGCAGCGTTCAGAACACCAGTGGCATGTTGCAGAGGGTCAAAGTTCGGTTTGCCCCACTGTATTTTATTGCCATGACTTGTAACAGTGCCCAATGGCATCAGCGTATTAAAGTCGGCCTTACCGATGGCTTCAATCATCTTCTGCTGAGCCTGAGTTACAGACTCAATTTTGGCACGAAGAGAATCATAGCTTGCACCCATTTCAACACATGTCATCTGGACGGTTGTCATCATGGCTGCATGAGTAATATCGGTGCTCTCTGCCGCATACTCCTCCTGCGTGGCAATGTTAGCAAGGTGGTTAATAATATCATCGCTGCTTACGCCATACTGGTTTGCCAAGTCTACCAGACTCGTAATCTGAGACTGTCTTTGCCCATAAGTTAAATCCGTGTTCTCCGCTACTGCTTCAAAATTGGAATTAAGAATTTCTGCAATCGTATCGTAGGATGCCTGATTCTGATCCGCAAATTCAAGCAGATTTTCAAGTTGCTGTTGATAAGACTCATTAGTCATATCTCCGCTCTCAAAAAGAGTATCATTATAACCTTGAATCAATTTATCAATAGTATCATATCCGCCGGAATAGCTGTTGACAATATCGTCCATGGCCTGTGTGAGTTCAGCACGCTGTTCAGCTGTAAGATCAGTACACTGAGAAAGTGTGGTCATGTACTCACACAAAATATCATGCATCAGCGCTTGCTTATCAGCTGTTGTTTGCTGTACTGTGCCAAGCTCGTCTACAGCGTTAAAATGTGCTTTCGTGCCTTCGGTCAAATTGGCAATAGTATCAACCAATCCACGCTGTTTTTCGCTTAGGTCGTCTGTGTCTTTGCCAAGTCCAGAATATACATCACGAAGTTCCTCTAGCTTGTCAAGCAAATCTTGTGTATCTTGGCTTAAATCGGAATCAGCTTCAACATCTGCACCAGTATCAGCGCCAAAACTTGCACTGGAATCGCTTCCACCAGAACCGCCGCCACTACTCGCAGCATCCTTCGCATCACTGATAGCCTCCTCCAGCTTTTCGATGGACTCTGTGATGGAATCAATCTGGTTAGTCACGCCGCCAATTTCCTTCATGTTGGCAAGTACATCGTCCTTATAGCCAACAAGGTCGCCAGCCATACCGTCAAGAGTCATGTCGTTGAAGTGTGCCGCAGCCGCAAGCCCAAGCTGATAATCCTCCCAGCTTGTGCCAATCAGGCTGATAACCTCGTTCCACTTCTCCTTCATGTCATCAAGGTCAGCAATCTGTGCCTCTACGGATTCATCATAAGCATCTTTCAGATTGTTAATACGCTCAATTTCATCATCAACAGCCTGCAGAATATCATCATTTTTCCACTGTCGCTTCTGATCATCCAGGTCATTCTGTGCATCACTTACAGCCTGCTGGTCTGCACGCCATACAAAACCTTCGTTTTTATTGTAGATACGTACAGTGCGGTTGGCCTTGGCTTTTTCCAAAGCATCCTGCAACTCAGCCAGCTTAATCGCACGGTCTTCCTCATCATTAGCCTTCTGCAAGGCAGTCTTGCGCTTTTCAAGCTCTTTAATCTGGCTTTCGTAGACCTTGTCCTGCGCCTCTTTCTCCTTGTTCAGTGCCTTTTCGCGTTTCTCGATCTCGTCAATGGCAGCCTGACCATAGATTTTCAGCTTGTTGGACTCTTTCTCAAGGGCGGTTTTCTGCTTTTCCAGCGCGGTTTTCTGCTTCTCAAGGGCCTTTTTGTTTTCTTCAAGGGCCTTGGAGTTATCCTTAGTTGCCTTAGTGCTGGCCTTGGTGGCCTTGTAGGTATTCTTCACCAGCGGATTCTTGCCGGGCATATAGTTGTTTCCGGCTGTGCCAACAAACGAACCAACACCCGGGCTTCCTGCGTCCATGGCATTGCCGCTTACAAGCGCATCGCCATAACCACCGACAAAGCCGTTCTTCAGTAGCCGCTGCGTTTTCTCGTGGTCAAACACGATTGCGCCATGCGGCAGATTTACGAACTCAGCGCCATTATCGCCAACAGTGTACCATTTGCCGGTGTGCGGGTTCACGACAAGCTCATTGCCGATTTCGCCAACAAGCGTCTTACCGCCATGGGAATTTGGCGTGCCAGCTGCCGTGCCCGTATTGGTGGAACTCTTGCTGCTCTTGGATTTTGAACCAGAGACAGTCAATCCACCGCTAAATACAGATAGAACAGTCCCAGCAACACCGAAATTCAGTGTGATCGGAACCTCGCGCTTCAATCCGTCAATAGCTTTGCTGACATTGGCAATCTTGGTCTGACAAGTAGATGTGTCAAGTGTGACAGGAACATTACTTAACGTTTTAGTAAACTGCTCCGCTTTCTGGTTCTGCTCATCGATCTCGCTCTGCGCCTGACTTGCATCAACAGTCAACCCGATGTCAGAAAGCATTTGTGTCGTTTCTTTGGCCGTATGTTCAACACCATCGATCCTACCTTGTGCGTAATCAAGTGCAAAAGTAGAAATTTCCAGCGGAGTCGGGTCCTTCAACTGCTCCTTTTTCTGTGTAAGCTCAGTAACTTTGTCTTGTGCTTGTTGCAACTCGGCGGTCAACTTATCAAGATTATCCTTACCGTTGCCATCGGCATCATAAGAACTCTGCGAGTTAAGGGCTTCGTTATATTCCTTCTGCTTCTCTGTAAGCTCTTCCTGTGCTTTTGCAAGGTCATACAAGTTTTGCGCACGGCCTGTTGCACGGATTGTATCCGTCTGGCTTTCCGTCAAAACACCATTCGCCTTTGTAGCCTCGTCGATAATATCCTCAATGCTCTGGTCGATCTGGCTGGCATCTGCGCTGGAGAAAGTCTCTTTCAGCTTTTCCTTCAGATCGGTCAACTGCTCATTCAGTGCCTGCCATACAGGGCTGTTCTCAGCGTCATCGCCCAAGGCATCCATCTGGTCCTGAATGTCGTCTATCTGCATACGCAGGTTGTCAACCGGGTTGCCAAGCAGGCTGCCCCAGTCAAACTCCCAGCCGTACTCCTGCAGCTCACCCCAAATACTCTGCACATCCTCCATCGAAAGGTGGAGCGCATCCGCAAAGTCCTTTGTGGTTTTATTGGCCGCAATCGTAATCTGGTCCTTGGCATCCTTGCTCATAAGACCAGCCTTGATCGAGTCTTTCAGGAAGTTGTTCAGTCCGCTTGCATCAGCACTGCCATCACTGGCCTGCTTAAAGTAGCGGTTCAGGCGCTTCATGTACTTGGCAATATCGCCCTGATAATCCTCGGGAATCGTCAGTTCGACAGCAGCCTTGAACTTTTCAGTACCGATCTTACCATTCTTCAAGCCCTCGGCAATCGTCTGCCTTGCTTTGATGATGCTATCATACATATCGCCTGACTCGGTCGCGTTCTGCGCATTGACCCAATCCTGATACGCACCACTACTCTGCACAAGCAGACTGTACTGCATCTGCAGGTTACGGCAATTTTCGCGCAGCTGCTTGCTCTGGGCCTCCAGCTCGGAACGTGCCTTTTCAACCTGTTCTGCATTCTCGCCTTCCAGTTTGCCATTCTGCTGCACCGCAGTGTTCAGTGCTTCCAAGTCAGCCTTGACCTGGCTGTACTTCATCTGATTCTGGCTGTAAGCGAGTTTAATATTGGCCTCGGCTTCGTCGATCTTGGCCTGTGTGATTTTCTTAGCCATGTCGGTGTTCAGCTTCACATAGCCATTCTCAAAATCAAGCGCAGCAGCGTACTCGCCCTGCTCTTTGATCAGCTCGGAATAACTGTCGCTGGAAACACCCGCCGTCGTGCTCTGGCTCTGCATCGCCGCCGTAATAAGACTGATCGCCTTCGTAGCATTGGTCGCCGCAGAAAGCGCACTTGTGGTGAACTCGTTGGTGTACTTGACGCTCTCGCCGGTGACAAGTCCCGCCTTGACCAAAATGTCGATCAGGTCGCTCATGGAAATGCCAAGTTTGTCCGCGGCAGACTTCATGTTGTCGTAAGCCTGTACCTGTTCTTTGGTGTAAGCAGTAATTTCCGTACCGGCATTCTCCAAGCTGCCAATATCAACCAAATCAAGATCGTCCAGTCCGTTAAGACTCTGCACGCTGGACTTGATCGTATCAACAATATCCTTCGCATCTTCCTCGGTAATATCAAGGTAATCTGTCAGGGTGCTGTAATCAATGTCATCAAAAGCATCTTGCGCAACAGTCTTATATTTCAGCGTCTGGTCCTGGATGTCGTGCATACTCTTGCCAAGATAATCGCTGGTATGGCCGAATCTTTCAACAAGTTCCTCCGCACTGCTGCCAGCAATCGCCGCGACATCCGCTCCGGTCAACTTCACGCCGTCCACAATCTGGCCTTCTGCCGCCGCAAGCATACTGTTTACGTGCTGCATCTGGCTATTCACGCGCATATCCAGACCTTTGGCGTCAAGTTCAAATAACTTGTCAAGGTCGATTTTGCCATTTTTATCCGTAGCGGCATTGACAATATCATCCAGGTACTGCGTCATTTCGCGGTTAGTAAGCGGCACAAGCCCACTGTCGGTTTGCAGCATCGGAGTATAGGCAATTTCAATTTGATTGTCACCGTTGCCAAACTCGTTGTACTCACCTTCGGCGGTGGACCAGTCTCCTGCACTTACATCCCAACCATGTGTCTTGATAGCGGCGCGGTATTTATACATGTTCTCCGTATTCCACTTGATAGCGTCGCGGTTCACATTGCTTACATTGCCATATTGCTTTTCCGCTTCCGTCAGTCCGGCCACAGCCTTCTGGCTTTCCTTATAGAGCGTGTTGCCGGTTTTCAACACTTCCTGCAAGCCGATTTGTGCAGCCTTGAGCTTGGTGGACGATTCGAGTTCGTCGGCCTGAGCATTCATGTATTGTTTAATATAAGCATTGTTAGCATCAGAAAGATCAGTATGATAATCGTTTTCACTTTGATTAAATGCAGCACTCCGTATTGCACCAATGGCGTTTTTACCATCTTCTACAGCATTTTTAATTGCAGTATCATCATCTTTTGCAACAGCTTCGTTGTAGTCCTTCTGTGCTTGCGCCAAATTCTCATACAGTTCATTGTATGCAGTAGTTGTTTGGATCTGATACTTAGCTGCCTGCTGCGCAAGCTCCTCATTGGCAGATGTTATTTCCTGAATGTTCTGTAACCACGCCTTGCCCTGTTCAGTAATTGAATCCTTAATATTTTGGCTTAGAGTTTTGTCGTTTTGAACATCTGTTAAGAAATCGTTATATGCCTTTTCTGCTCCAGAAGCGTCACCTTGGAAAGCGATATCAATAGAGAATTTCTCACCATTGCTGTTTTTATATGTGTTTTGTTTAAAACCATTCGCGGCAGCATACTTTTTGAGTATTTGCAGGTCACTAGCGGTAAGATTGTTTACGCTGGACCCGTATGTGTCAAAACGAGACATGTTACGCTGTGCAGTCTCAATGGCACGCTTATTGTTTTCACTATCCTTATCAGTCTCGGTCAAGAATGCGTTCGCCTTTTTCTTAGCCGCTTCATCCAACAACCCGATTTGTTTTTCAAGACCTCCATTGACAAGGTCGATGCCCTTTAACTCATCGCCATATTTTCCTGACAACTCGTCCTGTACACCGATCAGCTTTTTCCGTGTCTCGTATGCCTCGTTTTCGGTCAAGTTTCCGTCATCAAGGGCTTCTCTGAGTTCTTTGATCTGGTCAATGTAGCTTTGCGTATCCTGTATACGTTCATTCACAGCAGTGGCCGAGTCAAGCGCCGCTTCACGGTAGCGCTTTTCTGCCGTTGCAGCATTATAGATTGCTTTAACCACGGCGTTAAGCGCAGCAGACACAGCTAAGGTTACTCCCATAGAAAGCAAACTTGCGCCAATACCCTTTAACCCGCCAATGACAGTGTTAGAAATTTTTGCAAGCCGCTGCTGAGATTCTGCAAATGCCGTAGTGGAGAGTGCTGCCGAATCTGTTTGCTGGACATAAACTTTAGCTTGGGCAGAAGCATTTGCCATGATTTTGTCAAACTGTTGTAATGCTTTTTGCGGCCCCTTATCAGCAACTTTATCCATATACTTTTGGATTGCGGCTAAATCAACTTGCAGTTGTGCGTTTGTTTCGGTACTGCCCTGTGTTATTAGTTTGAATGTGGCGTTTATATCAGTTTTTGCACGACCAAGATTAGTAGACAATCCGTCTGTAGTGAAATCAATCTTCTGCGCTCCTAAATCTTTCAAGGCTTTATTGATTTCATTTATTGTATTGCCTGCAATAGTTAATCTCGTTTTTCCGAACTGCTCACTATCTCCAGTTGTTCCGAAAAGTGTTAATATCTTTTGTTGATATCCCATTATAGTGTGATATAATAGGATACAAGGTTATGTATCGAAAACAACAATGGAGGCTAACATTATGAGTAGCGAAATTGACTATGTGTGTCCAATATGCGGTGAATGGTCTGATACAACGGATAGATTCCCTGTTTGTGAATTTTGTGGCAACGAAGATGTAATCATTGTCTCTCGTGATGAAATCAGCGAAATCCAAAATGACATCAGAAAATTACCCGAGCCAGCGCGGCGCAAATATCTTACAGAGGACGCAAATAGCGATATTGAGCGTATGGGCATCATGACAACCGAATACATTCGCCAAAAATATGTATTTAACGATCCACGCTTCAGCAAGTCAAAATTCAACGAGCGTGAACGCAAGGAAGAAAAAGATTACCAAGAATTTAAGGAACAAAGCAAGCGCGATGTCGCCGCCTACTACGGTCACCCGACCATAAAATGCCCTACCTGTGGTAGCACAAATACCAAGAAAATTTCCGGGCTGTCCAAAGCAGCTAGTGTGGGTTTATTTGGAATCTTCTCCCAAAAGGTTAAGCACCAGTTCCATTGCAACTCCTGTGGGTACGAGTGGTAAGATTTGTGAGGTGGTCTTATGTCTCATCAAGAACAACATTACGCCGGAATCCATTACCACGATGTCTTAGATGTCGGATTTTCATGGAAAGACCATCCGCCGCGTCCATTTAATTCGTACTTCCCTGGCGCGATAACGCGAACCGAATTCAAAAACTGCCCCGTGTGCGACACAAAAATGCTGACATATATGCATTATCCTGTAGAGAAGCGTATGCGTGCTGTGTGGCAATGCAAGGTGTGTAACAGACTGTTCGTGTTTATTTAAGATGTATCTTTTCCCAGAAGATTAAGCACCAGTTCCACTGCAACTCCTGCGGGTATGAATGGTAAAACAGAAAAAGCCGCCATGTTCTTACACATAGCGGCTCATTATCAGTGCCTAAAAATAATATCATTATACTTGGAATCGTTTTTATATCCAACCTCAAATCTGGCAATATTCTTTATTGGCACACATACAATAGTTGCCTTATTTGGCTGTTTCATTACCTGTATCACTTCTTTACAATATACGCAAGCCCTTTCTTCGTCATACAGTTTTTTTGCAATAGCATGATCGCGCAAAGTTATATAATCGTCATCTACGCTCTGTACAGTTCCCAATACAAAATCACCATTGTTTAAACAAAGCGCCACAAACGTATCCTTTTTTAAATCTATGTGCATTTTCCAAAAGTTGTCTGCTGGATCAACATTAAAAATATCAGTAAAGATTTTTCGCACAGCAATACAATTCTTTACCAAATAAAACGCAATTCCAACAATAACAGCAAATGCAATATAAACAACAAAAATCGGAAAATCAGTTTGATAATATTTAATTACTATACCATTTACCCAATCAACAATACATTTTATAATCGCGCCAATTATTACACCAACAACTGTATACGTTTGTAGTGGGTAACGTTTCATTGCAAGTGCGTCGTATACATATATACACGCAACTCCTGGCAGAAATATATTAAGAATTTCTTCAATCGTCATTATTACCCTTATCACCACCATTACTTTCATTCGATTTATTCATTTTTGCAAGAATATCATCAAAGACATTGTTTCCATTACCATCTCCGTTCTCGCAACTGTTTTTCCCTCTGCGATAAGTAGAAAATTCCACATCACGACTGTGCTTAATTTTTTTATCGTCTGACATGATACAACAACCTCCAAAATTTTATTCGGTAGTTCCATCATATCACAAGCATTCGACGAATACAATCATTTTTCTCATCATTGGCGGCGGACGAGAACACGCCTATAATTTTTATAACCTTCTCGTGGCTTTCCCACGATGTTCTGACTGTCTTTCCTCCCATCCGGCCTAAGCCGTAGAATAGGGCTACCCATACAGTCGATGAACCAGAAACCCAGAGGTCACACCCTCCATCTGTGCAGTAAACTGCACGGGTCTCCGGCTGCTGATTAAGCATTGTTTGCGCGACTTAGCACTGCCTGCATATAAACTGACATAAAATATTAAAAGCCCGCCGCCGTAAAGCAGTGGGCTTGTATTGTGTTCCGCAGCTGCCACACTGCGGTTATGTTTTTGTAAAATCAATGCAAATTACTTATTATCGTGAGTTTTGTATGGCCACCACAATTTGTTACGATAAAATCGCACAAACTTAAAATATCCATGCCTATAACGATATCATACTTATCTGTCTTAAACGGGAACTCAACAATTTTGCCAACGGGCAAGTGAATATTATCTCCAATAGTGAGTGCAACCTCGTACATCGAACTATGATAAATGTGATTCGACATATCTCGCATATCTTTCTGTGCGATGGCACGGAGTCCCATTTCTCTTGCAAGCTTTGGAGATACAGATGTTTTATTGCATCCGGTGTCAATGAGCGCCTTTACTGTCCTTTTCTGATCATTTTTATATACTGTCACGTCAATAATCAGCTCCATGATAACACTATCATATTCATGTATAAAACGCTCCATTGTAAAATACTCCTCTGCGTTTTTTACCGGTCAGACAACAAAAATACCATATCACCGGCATCAATGTTTTGCTCTGCATGTTCAAATTCAGCTCCCCAAAAATTAGGGGTTGAATCCACTACCTTACAATGCGAAACAAGAATAATTTGATTGCAATAGTCGGCCAGCAACTCGTCAAAATGCAGCCTTACCCATATTGTATTTTTCCATGCTAAATATTTCTTTCTGATTTTCTTTATCATACCACAAAATTCCTTCCTTATCAATGTCCGTTTCTTGGCTGTGCTCGGACTTACAGCACGTTTAATATTTTATGTCAGTCTACATGCTGGCGGCTTTTCTCTCAGCATATCGCATCCGTGCTGTTTTTTCAGCCTTTCGGCACCTTCACATGGGATTACTCCCTTGTTTTGGTCACACGGCTCTTAGCCTTTCCCAGCAATTTAGGTATTTTGTACACCAAGGTTGCATCCTACGCAGCTATTCCCGTTGCGTAAGCGGGCATATTTACACCGGCCTTGGTATTTGTCATAGATGCAACTGCAGACAACGCCGTAAGAATCGTCGGCATTGCATCTCCCGCTTTAACTAATCCGTCCGCGAAATCAAGCGCGGCCGTCCCAATATCAATAAAACCTTTAACAACTCCACTATCAAGCACATCAGATGAGAAGGACTGGAAGGTGGCTTGGAAGCGCTTGAGTTTACCCTCAATACTTTCCAATACACGCTCATTTTCCTTCATTGCACTCAGTATTTTCAGGGCGTTCATAACGCGCCCCAGCATTAACATATTTTACGGCTGATCAGGCCGCTATAATGCATCTCGTACTTTCATACGATGTTAAGACTATTTCTTCACCCTCTGTATTACAGTAGGGGCATACCTTTTCCATTTAAGGGATTTTCACCCACGCCTTTATTTGCGCCGTACTCCTGTTGCGGTTTCCCGCCAAGGGATAGTCGTTGAACCTTTCACCGATGTAGGTGACTTGGCTGCATGAACACCCATTGTTACGATACTTAGGCTTTTAACCATATACCATCCTTGCGTTATTTCTGCTTTCGCCCCATCATAATGTCGTTACCGCATTATTGTGGTGCAAGGCTTTAGGGATTACCTGCAATTAAATATGTTCTTTACGCACATTTCTGTACATAGAGGCAGTTTTGTTTGCCACTAGAGTTAAGCGATGTTTGTAACACATCTTCTGCCTGAGATGCCTGCTTCAGCAATGCAGCAACACCATTTGCTCTGTTTTTGCCCGCGACCAGTTCGAGAAGACTCGCCTGGTCAACATCCGACATACGGTCATACACCTTCGCAATACCCTGAATTATGTCGTATGTACTTTTGAAAGCACCAGAATCCGTGAGGATGTCGAAGCCACCAGACCCGTCTACATTTGTAAGCGCAGCAATCTGCGCACGCAATTTAGATGTACTCGTAGCAACTCCATCAGTTTCTTCTCCCATACTGGCGAGTTCAGTGCTCGCGCCGCGCAGACGTAGAGCCAAAACTTTCAGGGTTGTGCCTGTAGTATCAGCCGATTGTAGTACACTGTTCATTGCCGTACCGAGTGCAATCGTCTGGTCAAGTGTGTTACCAGCTGCTTCCATAGCTGAGGCCGATCTCTGCAAAATATTACCCAGATCTCCGCTGCTTACGGCGAAATTGTTCGATACAGCGTTTAATTTATCCACCAGACCGATTGCGTCGTCAGCTTCCAGATTGAACGCTTTCATCGTGCCAACGATATTATCTGTCGCAGTGGTGAAACTATCAAGGTCATCACCGACATTGTAATAGACGGCACTTACATCCGCAAGCGTTTTTGCATCATCAAGATTATATCCAAGGCGTGCATAGTCTGCCGTAGCATTGACAATATCACTTACTGTACTACCAACAGTTTTCGCTCTATCTCCGGCCTCACTCAGGAACTTACTGTATGCTCCGCTCGTCTCATCCGTAACCTTCTTCAGCTCGGTCATAGCACTGTCAATGTCCACAACATTCTGATACACCTGACGCAGTCCCTGCTGGAACGCATTGATCACCTGATTCGCCAGCTGGCTTTTGATGTTGACCTCAAACAGCTTCTTGAGCTTGACGCTCAGCTTGTCCGTCTCTAACCCGGCATCTTGAATATACTTCTTTAGTTCAGACCAATCCTTAGACATCTGGTTGGAATTTTCCTGCGTAAACATCTTACTCTTGATCTTCTCATCGTAAGTGTTGAAGAAGTCAACAAACCGAGTATACGCCTCAGTATTCGTAGAGATCTTGCTATTGTTGTTGAAGTACCGCTGCGCAGTGTACATCGTATTCTGCATACTCTTTTCGTATGTGTTGGTGTTACGAGTCTTTTTTGCTTCCGCATTAAATTCTCTGACAGAATGTGTTGCACTTCTTGCATTAGCGCTTAGCACTTTCATCAAATCGTCCAAGCTACTAATTGTGCTATTAACATTCGTGCCTACATACTCAAAATCTTTAAATGCACTATTTAATTCTTCATAATTGCGCACGCCAGTATTTTTTGAAACATCGTTTATTTGCACGAGTCGCTTGTATACAGCTTCATACATCGCCAAAACAGCCTTGACTTCATCAGTCTCAGGGGTGCTTTCTTGCAATGTTTGCATCTGCTTGCCGAGTGCTGTAATCTTGCCAGGCAACGCATCAAATGCTTTGTCAGAACTCCCTTTGGCTTTATTTACATTGCTCGAAAATGCCTGCAAGCTCTGATCCAGCTCATACATCGCATCGTCATACGCTTTAAGATTAGACGTAGACATATCAGCTTCAAAAGCTTCACGTGCCTTCTTCGCTGCTGCCCAAGCAGACTCCAAATTTGTCAAAGACTCCGGGTTCATAAGGCTTGCATACCCAGCATTTTGTGCTGTGGTATTCTTCTTCATGGCCGTATTATACCGGCGCTCAATATTATCAAACCCAGATAGTGCAGACCTCGCCTTCGTCAGCTTTTGTACAAGGTCGTTCAGGCTATCGCCGAGTGCTTTTACAGCCGCATCATACGCATCAACATTTTCTGATGAGAAATTCTTATTCAACGCCGTCCGCGCAGCATCAACGGCTTCAAGTTTTTTGGTATAATCTTCACTGGCCGTTTTGACGGATGTCACATCTGCGAACCGTCCGAAATCGACCCCAGCAAACCGTGTCTGTATGCTTGTTGCTGTATTATCAACAGCCTCAAACCGTTTCAGCAGTTTATCGCTCTCGCCAACAGTTGTGTTAATTGTGCTGTTCAGCTCATTCTGCGTAGATACAAGTGCTTGCAGTGCTTTGTTCGCTGCTTCATATTTTGTCGCGGTAGGATCGTTATTATATTCGCCTATCGCAGTATTAGCCGCAGTAATTTGCTGATTGAACTTCTGTTTGATGGCTTTAATAGCTTCGTCTCCGCCAAGACCCTTGTAATCCGTCTGGCTAAACTTGTCTTTGATGCCGGATAGAGCATTCTCCAGTGACTTCTTCATCGTAGTAGCTTCATCCGAAACCGTTTTCTCAGCCGAAAGCACATCTCCACACTGCTCCGTCAGGCGCGTAAGACCGCTCTGAATACCGGAAAAATCCAAAACGGAAATCTCTCGTCCGGTAAGCATGGTATTGAAATTCGATTTTAGGGCGTCGTAATCTTTCTGCAGCCGGTTCTTTGCACTGGTATCCTTAATCTTCCCAATGTTCAGTCTGATTTTCTCAAGCCCAGAACTCAAAGATGTGACAGTTTTTTCCGTAACCTTAAATCCATCTTTCAACTTGATATTCATAGCCTGCTGGATTTTGTTTGCAGACTCACGTACCGCATTCGAGGATTTTTCAAGTTTGTCAATTAGACCGCTGTCATCATTGACCTTTAAATTCAGTTTAAGTGTCTTCCCAATCCTGTTAAGCTCTTTCTGAATATCTGATGCATCAAGCTTCAATTTTGACGAAAGCTCAATATCCTTGCCATCTAAGTTCGATGCAATAGAATTGAGGTCTACAGTATTATTTAATTTGACATTTACACCAACATCAACAGTTGTGCCAAGTGTCGCAATCTTATTCTTAATGTCTCCAATGTTTGCTAAAGAAATCTTAACAGGGATAGGTGCAACTCCATTTCCAGCGGCCTTTAACTTGTTTGATAGATCGCTTACATCCGGTTCAACCTTTACCTTAATACTTAAATCTTCTGCCATACTATACCTCCTATGGCCCTCGGCCTTTCTCTTCAACAGTTATTTATAGCTAACCGCTCAAGACAAAGGCCGAAGCCTCTGCCCAAACAAATCATTCAGGAAACTGTTTCTTTATAGCTTTTTTTATTTTTGCATTTGCTCGGCTATTTGACCGTGCCACTTCTTCTTTCGCATTTGTAACAAACGGCCGTGGCTTACGCCAATTTGTATAGCGGGATTCCCACGGGTCAGCAATGCCCTTACCATATCCTTCCAACAATTTTGCAAATTCAGTCTGGCTGGCTCGGCTGGCTGTATACCCAGGCACACGTGGCCCTTCCAACGGTGCAACATCCTTAACAGTCAAAACATGGTCACGCACGGTACTTTTGATGTTAGCCTCATCATCAATACCGCCACTGCCGCGCCGTTCATACATTACCGGTTCATAAGCACCAAGCACATCATTTTGCACATGCTTTTTCATGGTGTCCTCAACAACCTGTTTGACCTCACCTTCCAGTGCAATATTGATACGCCGCTGCATTTCTTTTTGTAATGCTGCAATCGAATTTGCGGTTTTCGCCACCCGCAATCACTCCTTCTTCGCAATATTCAGAACCACAGGTTTATGCTGCGAATGATTGATTCTATCCTCAGTCTCAGCATCTGTTTTTGGCTTCCAGTCACCAGTTCGCTCCGGTTCCTTCCCCGTCAACCCTGCCTTCTTAGCAATCTCCACCAGCATATCCGGGTCACTCAAGCTCTTGATGCCGCTGGCGATTTCCTCAAACGCCTCGGCCACGCGGTCCAGCGGGTCAGGGTGGGCCACATTGCGGTAAACAACCATATACTCCTCGCGGCGGTTCTTGATCTCTTCCTGGCAAGCCTCATACAGGCCAGCAGTGACCTCGGCAATGTCCGGGTGCTCTACAATTTCAATGCCATCACGGCTGTACACAAAATCACAAATGTCATCCTGGTCATTGCCAATCTTCTCCCATGCCTCCGGTGCAAAATACTTTACAACGCCAGCACGCCATGCATAATCAAACAGTGCCGGAACATGGCGGTTCTCCACCTCGCAGCTGGCCACAACAAAATTCACAAAGTCCACGCGCTCCTGCACGGTGATATTCTTCTTGATTTCCATATAACAAACTCCCTTCAATCAGCACTCTTTCCAGTGCTTTCCGCTTTTCTTGACCCAGAGCAAATTCTCCTCCGGGTACTTATACAAAAACATCTTGCGTTTCAGTTTGGCCTCCGGTGTTGCCATGCCCTTAACATCAATCACTTCGCTGCGCCCATCCTTATAAATAAGGTAGAAATCGCACACATAAGTAATTGCCCGCACAGCTTTTCCATCGTGCCGGAACCCTGGCTGTAACACAAACGACTTTTGCAGTTCATACTGCACTATCTCCCCCGCCGTAGCCAGCGGCAGCACAACTTCCCGGTAATACTCCATCTCCGCCTTAGAGTCAAACACGATACCATCGTAAGTTCGGTCCTCCCGGGCAGACACATGATATTTAGACCACACCGAGAATGACCTTCCCGTCAACGATCATAAAGTCGATAGGATCGCCGACATTGTAGTTCAGTCCATCATCGGGGATCTGATAGCCTCGGCCTTCATACTCAAAACCCAGCACTCCGGTATGCTCGTTGTGGTACACGACTACACCACACTTCATTTCGGGCAGTCTCACAACCGGGGCGTTGACCGGTTCAGCATCAAAACTATCGACGGCAACAGGCTCAATCTTAGCCTTCTTGCTTTTGCGTTTGGGTACTGCCACAGCAGCAGCCTCAGCCGCCGCGGCCTCAACAAACTTTACTTCGTCCATTCTTCTCATCTCCAAATCTAAAAATAAACAAGGGAGCCTTTTAGCTCCCCTGCTTATATTCGGGTTTCTTAAACGGTCAAGGAATTACTCCTCGCCGGTGCCGTCCTCAAAGGTCATATCGTAGATTTCACCATTCTGGTTGGCATAGCAGTCAAAGGTGATGGACACAGTGGTCGGATCGCCAGTGTTCTGGAACGCCAGGTTGAAGGTGGCCTGCGGCTGTGCTTTGTAGTAGGCCAGATCACACATGACCTCCTCCTCGTCCTCGGTCTTGAAGGGCATCTCGCCACGGATCTCGAAAGCCTTGGGGAAGGTGTCAGCATCGAACTTAACGCTCTGGACACCCTTGGCCTTCTCCAGGTAATAGTAAGCAATGTAGTTCTTGTTCTCAGTAATACCGGTAGCAGTAACCTTCTTCTCGGCAACATTGATATCGGAGATCGGGGTGCCGCAGTCATCGCCAGCAGCAAAAACCTGAACAGTGCCGGTCTTGGGGGTCTCGGACAGCGTAATGCCATCGGTGGTAGCAGTCAGCTCTTCACGCTTCAGCACGGTAGCGGTCTTGGCAATCTCCTTGCCGGACAGCAGCGCAAACAGCTTGACAGGCATGATCTGGGTATCGATCTGCAGCGTGCCGGTGCGCTCGCCGTCAAAGCCAACGCGGTTCGGGGCACCCCAGCCGCCCTTGGCATACACACGGTTTGCCTGGAAGTTGGTGGTAGAAACATTGGCAAAATCAATTTTCATAAAGGGGACTTTAGTCTTATAGTCCAGCAGAACAAGGTTCATAACCTCACGGTTTGCCATATTAGGATTCATCTTAGCCATAATAGTAGCCTCCTGTTTAATTTGTTTGTCTTTATCAATCACGACATCTTCTTAAACCAGCTGTCTACCTGGTGGTCCTTCCCACCCCACACGCTGTAGTTAAAATCAGAAATGTCGTTGACTTGTTTGATTCGTTGGCGGTTAAAAGTGTCATGCACCTGGTACACCGTCAAATCCCAGATGTTGGCCATATTCAAACTGTCGTGATATGTTGCCAAAGCCGAAATAATATTCGCAAGCTCATAGTCAGGGTCAGCTTTCTTTCCGCCGCGCTGGTTTTTTTCGTACTCCGCTTTTTTACGGTAGAACTCTTCAAACTTTTTGCGCGTTCTCTCGTCCTTGTACTTGTGTTCTTTCTTTTCTTTCGGCGGGTCTATGTAAGCGCACTGCAAACAAACATCACATACCAGCGTCCAGTTTTTGGCGTTTATAACACCATCCACTGTAAAAGCCCCGGCCTCATCCTTTGCCGGATTCACAAGAAAACACTGGTGCGTTGGCTCATACTCCAATGGCTCTGAAATAAAAAAGCCCAGAGCCGAGATCACATCAGCTCTGGTTCTTTCTTCCAATGTCAGCAGGGTAAAAATGTCCAACTGGTCAATTTCTTCCGGCGTGATATTTGGCATTTCCTGCCCGCCGTGTTTCAGCAGCAATTTCAAGCGCTCTACAAAATCCTTCGGCGTCATCAACAACAGCGATAATGCGTATTGGTAAGTGTTATACCCCTTTATGCAGATGTCTCTAAGGTGTGGGGAATGGATACGCCCAACTGTTTCTACTTGGAACCCGATTGGGTTTAAAAGCTCAAAGTATGGTACTTTCATTTGCCATTCCTCCGGTTAAAATCCACAGCCTCATAGCAAATGCAGCGTCCGTAATATTTGTTGTTTGGCTTGTAAACATCATCACTGACAAGGTTCAGCTTACCAATGCCAAAATCTTTACTTCCGTTCAACAGCTTATCCACGTCGGCGGCCAGTATATCCACTCTGGTGCCAACCGTCCCCTCTCGTTTATAGCTCTGCATAATTTTTTTGTGGCAATACGCAAATATGTACAGGTACACCCGGTATGCAGTTGTTGTGGGCGCTTTTGCCACCACAGTCTCCATACACAGGTATGTATCTGTCGTTTCGTTCGTGTCATCAACGTACTCGTACTCAAAAATATGGCCGCAAGAGTCCGGATCGTCGCCCAACAACATTTCATCGGTATCAGCATCCTCATCCACAGGGCCAAGTAACACGTCGATAATATCGGGATCATTTGCAAAAATCGACGCTACTTTGTGCTTATATGCACCAAGTTCGTTCAAATTCATGCATCCACCACCTTTATTACAACGCTGTCCTGGCTATTCCCGTCAGGTGCTCGCACCGTAAGTGTAACTGTGTGCCCATTCAAGGTCTTATCATCAACAGCCGAAACACGGCAGCTGTCTCCATCCACGCGGTTCCACATCGTCGAATTGGCAAAATATACCTTTTCATTTAACGTGCTCTTGTCTGGCTGAATGGTCCAAACACATCCGGCATAAGGCTTTCCGTCGCATGTCGCGTGGAACACCTTACCGCGCCCACAAATGCGCACTTTTGCATCCCCTGTGTACTTGATAGCCACATCGCCCGTGTCCGGTACTTTTTTCGGCTCATCATAGTCACAAAGCATCTTGTCACCATTATCTGTGTTTGGGTTGTACTGGTCTTGTTCAAGGTTCAGAACCAAGAAACCAGTTTGCTGGTTGTCGCGGTCATAGCGCTCTGTCATACCATCCACACAGGTAATACGGTATGTCTTTGGCTGACCGTTGATTTCTTCCAGCATAAGCCGCTTATCTACATCCAAAAGTGCAGACTCCTCATCGTAGGGAATCTTCACCTGGAACTCACGGCTGGAAAGTGTCATCAGCTTATTCTCTGACAAATTCGAGAAATACGGCTTATCTACAACGGCCCAACGGGTCACGATCTCGCCGGTCTCTACGTCCTGCCACTGAATACTGCGGTTACACAGCTCAATTTTGCCACGCACCGTAATCTCATCATCAGCATCGCGCTCCGTAATCAGCCAATGGCTCTTACTCCACAGCATAATGTGCCCGATTTCAAAATCATCACCCGGCATGGTCCTAATGACCTTCTGGTTCGTTACAGTGCTGGAGATAATCTCCATATGGTGCTTGATTCCGTCAATCTCCACCTCTTTGTATGCTGGCGAGTCTGGTCCCATTTTGAGCGTGTCGTGCTTTGATTTTTGAATAATACGATCGCGGCGGCTCGTACCGGGTCTGCCCAACATGGCGGCATACATGTCATAGTTCATGTGTACCACCTCACTGTGTCAATCCGGCAATCTCACCGTTTCTAAAGGAATACAAGTTGATCTCGCCGCGCAGGCGGTGCTCCGTCGTAGTCATCAAATCTGTCATTTTTTCCAGCAGGTTCGCCGGGCTGTATAAGCTGAAATCCTTGGTGTTCAAAGCATTCTGCAAGGCATCCGTGTTGTACACAAACGGCTCAACGAAATGAAGTACCATTCCCAGTGCCAAAATATCTTTCTCACGATTTGTCAGTGTGATATTAAACGCCAGGATATCGTCTTCCCTATCCGTTAAGTCTTGCTTGCAAATTTCCTCAAAATCGCCAATCGCCAGCGTCAGCAAATCTTTCTGGTATTCCAACCGTGTGATTGCGTCAAAGTCCAAGAATTCGTAGTTGCGAACCCGGGCACGATAACGCTCAAAAATTTCCTCGTATTTGGTGCCCATAGGTCACACCTCCGTTACTTAATGGTCGTCACTTCCACGGTTTTCTTGGCGGGCTTTTTGGTGTCGAGCTGTACCTCTTCCTCAAGGTCACAGTTCAGAACCTCGTTCAGTGCCTTGATGACATTGCGGCTGTCGATCTTGTCCGCCTTGATAAGCTCTTTTGCTCTCATGCGGATAGAATCTTTCATGCCGTCACTCATTTTTGCTACGTCGCTGCGGATCTTTGCAGCATCCCAACTGAACACATCATCAAAGTTTTCTGTCGTGAGGGCGTTGCGGTAATGCTGTGCGACACCCAGCGCCTTCAGGACATCTGCATCCTCGATCAGGATCCAGTTGTCGCGGAAGAAGCGCGGCTGTGAACCGCGCATGGCAACCAGCTCGCCATACTCGATCTCCTGAACCTCGCCAAACTCCTCCCACTCGATCATATATCCTGCCGTGCGGCTGGAAATATAAATCAGGGGACCATGTACACCGTTTTTGCATTCGACCATAGTGCTATTCGTAATCTTTTTAACTGCCAAAACAATACCTCCAAATATTCACATTAAAAATTCCGGCCAGTTGCCCAGCCGGTTTATATCAGATTCTCTATCTATCAAGAGAACTTGTAAGCGCCAAAGTCACGATCCATGATAATGCCAATGCCGGTGCGCTTCATCAGCAGGAACTCCTGGCTCAGGTCGGCATTCTTCATCGGATCGCCCTGCAGCATGGTAACACTGCCCTCAGTAACACGCTTGATGGGCTTGGTGTTGCCAGCAACAACATACAGGGTGTCGTCAGGCAGGATGAACTTGGTAGAGCCAACCTCGTGACGCTGCTTCATAGCAATCAGCGGGGTGCCAGCCAGCTTGCCAGCATAGCCCATAGCGTACAGGCTCTCCTTGTGGCTGTCAGAACCATCAATGTCAGGGATCTTGCGCAGTGCCTTCTTGGTGCCGATAATCATAGCGGACTCACCGGTAGAAGACTCAACATGCTCGACCAGATCCAGCAGCTTGTCAGCATCCATCGTGCCGGTCTGCATGTACGGGGCCTGCAGGCCAGTGATCATGCTGCCAAAAGCGGCATAAGCACCGTCCAGGTCATGGCGGGTAAAGCTCTGAGAGCACAGACGGATCATGTCATTGAAGTCAACACGGCCAGCCAGCACGCGGTTGATTTCCTCGTAAACCTTGATAGCCTGCAGCTGGGTAGCGATCATGACATCAGAGCCGCTTTCCAGGCGCTGACGGCGAATACCCTGCGTACCCTCGGCAACGTCAGCAACGGTCAGCAGGCAATCCTTCTTCGTGTGGAAGATGTTGCTGTCACCCAGCGCCAGATTGCGATCCTCAATAAACTGGGTGAAGAACTCGTCGCCCTTCAGGCCCTCCTCGCTGACCTTCTCAACGACGACCTCGATGATGCTGAACAGGTTGCTGCACTTGCCATCGCGAATTGCCTTCAGGTCGATGGTGGACTTGCCGTTGTTGGCCTCCAGCAGAGCCTTGCGCAGAACTTCCTGGCTGTCAGCAACGCTGTATTCCTTGCCCAGTCGGCCAAAATAGCTATCGACTGCAAGGTTGATGAGCTTGTTATCAATCTCCATAGTAAAACCCTCCTAAATGGAAAGCGCCGCCCAAACAAAATGGACAGCGCATAAATGTCATGTATTAGTTATTCCTAACCCGCGATTAGAAAGAAACACGGATCTCGAAATACTCGTAGGCACCGTTGCCCCAGCCAGTCTTCTCGACGCTCTCGATCTTACCAAAGGTCTTGTCGTCAGCAGCTTCCTGAACTGCAATCTTGGTAGAATCAGCGGCAAAGCCAACAAACTTGCCCTTTTCAGGAGCCTTGTCGAAAGCCTCAGCAGTAGCGCTAAAATCGTCGCCGTTGTGCAGGACATAACTGCGGCAAACCTTACCAGCCTCATTGACCCACTCAGTCAGATAGTGGGTGCGGGTCTCATCATAAAACAGCTCCTCGCTGGCAATCAGGACCAGATCCTTCGGCTTGGACTCAGCGGTGGGGGCAGTGGCCTTATAGACCTCGCGACCCTCGCGCTCACCCAGAACAACCAGCTGCGCATTGTCGATCGCAACAGGGCTGTCATTCTTGTAAACCTTGACACTCTTCAGCAGAGAGCCATCAGTAGTGCCGGACATAAGATCCAGACGCACAACAGCATGCTTTTCATTAGCCATAGTTAAATTCCTCCGTTTATCATATTATTTATAGCGTTCAAACAGGTCACCGTATTTGTCCGAGACGGACTGCATCTGGACCCCGCTCACGCCAAAGCGTGCTTTTTCGATTTCACCCTTCTTCTCTTTGGGTGCAACATAACTGAACTCGGCAGTAGCCTTCTTACCCAGCAGCTTATAGCATTCATCCTGCAGAGCAGTAAACTCCATATCCTCATTCTTCTTCAGCTCGGCGTACTCATCGACACCGTCCAGCTGCTTGTCCATAATGGCAAACAGCTTTTCGCGCTTCTCGTTCTCCTCGGCCTTCTTAGCCTTGGCCTCAGCAGCAACATAAGCATCATACTTGGGCTGCATCTCGTCGAACTGTGCCTTGACCTCGGAATACTGCGTGCTGAACTTTTCAGCCTCCTCTTTGGCAGTACTTACCTTGTCGCACAGTGCCTCATACAGCACGGGCAGCTCAGGCTCAGCAGCGCCATCTTCCCAGTCCTCGTACACGACCTTCACGCGCTTTTTGCCGTCAAAGTCAACCTTGACATTGTCGCCTTCCATGGCAAACGGCAGCGCATAAGTCTTCCAGTCCTGCGTATCAATCACGATCGCACGATTCTCCTGCACGTCCTGCAGCCAGTAGCGTCTGCACTCATCGCCCCAGCGGTCAATGTACTTCTCGCCGGAAACAGCGTCGCTAATTTCCTGCATGCGCTGGTTGTCCGTCAGGGTAAACTGTTCCGCAGGCTCCTGTGCAGGCGCGGCTTCAGGCTCGTTTTTCGGTTCTGCTGCAGCCGCAGACATCTCCTTGCACTTCTCTTCCAGCTCCTCAATGGTAACTTCCTCCAAAGAGAAATCCAGCGTAGAAGCATCGATGCCGTAGGATGCAAGAATCTCATTTTTCTTCTCCAAAACACCTTCTCCTTTCGCAAAGTTATCTATCTCAGCCTCCTTGGAGGATTGAGAACCTTGTAGTGCTGTGTATTCGTCAAGTTTTTCTTTGATCTGGCTTGCCAGCGTAACAGCGCTGAAATTTGCCACCACATCGCTGCCGACCATCGCCGGTTTAATGCGTGGATCAGTCGTAGACAGAATGCAGCAACCATCAAATGCAAAATTTTTCACGACATAATAGCCGCGGTCATCTACATCTCCCTCCAACGCCGTAATTTCCATGCTCTGCGCCTTTACGCCATCACGCTCAAAGATCTCACAGGAATCATCGAACTTGGTCCACAGCAGACCATCTACGCGCAGATAATCGCGCATCGTTCCTGTTCCGTCATCCCGGCTCACCCACCGGGCATTACAACTCTCCGGAATCACGCCATAAGCGCTGCCGGAGTATACATATTGAATGCCGTCCTCGTCAATTTTCAGCTCGTGCTCGTGTCCCTTAAAATCGAGGTCACCCGCCTTGCTTTCCTCAATGTATCCAAGAATCGGCGTGTTTTTAATGCTTTCCAGTGCCGTGTCCACCACCTCTTTTGAGAAAGTGGAACCATTCAGGTTGTCACCGGTATGCAAAACATCAATCGTTACATTGATAAATCGCGTATCTTTACCGTTGACTTCTCCTGTTTTCTCAAAGGTGACAGGCAGGCGATTCAGTAGGTTTCCCATATCGCACACCCCGCAAATCAAAAAGATGCCCGCGACAAGCACAGGCAATCAGTAGTAGTTTCGTTTTTGCTTTTCTTTTACATATTCCTTCAGCGCGGCAATTTCCTCGTCAGATAAAGCATACACATACACGGTGTGCCCGCTGCAATCTTTTTCCTTTCGCAGCAGCACAGCTTTGCTCAGGCTCAGATGAACCGCCAGTTCACGCCCGCGTATCTTTACCTCTTTCATATATCATCACCCCGCAGAATTTGCATTGCTGTCATGCTCAGCCGTAACCTCGCCTGCGTCGCTCAGGTCTTTGCCCTTGCTGGCATTTGTTGGTCTTCCGCCATCATCATCAGAGTCTTTGCCCTGCGTGTTAGAACTTTTAAGCGGAATTTCCAGCTTATCAAGGCCAAGCATTTCGTTCTCAAGGTACAGCATGTTTTCCATATCACTGGGGCTGTAACCATTGGTGGCCATAATAGCACTGCGCACCGGTAAGCCATACTGACCGTCCTTTACGAACTGGTCATGCATCTCCTGCCGGTTAAAATATGTAACATCCAAAATATTCACTTTGAACTTATATGCCGTCGAAACACTCTTTAATTTGCGGTTGATCCAGCGCTCAATTTGGCGCATCACCGTAAATACAATCATCTGGTCGTTGATAGTTGACCATTTGACCGATGTAGCCGAGTCTTTGTCACCGCCGCCAAACAAAATACTGTTGACACCAGCCTGTGTCCACATGGACGCCTCAGCCTTTTCTACATCATCGCTGCCACTCACAGCGCCGCTCTTTTCAAAATTCCAGCTGGAAACCTTCATGGGTGACATAAACGCACCAATGTTTTCCGGCAGAACATTACACAGCATGTCGTAGAAGTCCCTACACAGATCATAATCGATCAGGAATGTGCCATCGTCGCCGGTCGGTATCTCCAAAGCCAGAGCCTTGTAATTGTTGACCTCGCTTGCATTTTTGCTGATAGCGCGGTAGTCCTCAATATCTGCCAATGCGCTGAACAGGCTCACAAACGGCGGGATAGGAATATGCGTCTGCTCGTTAATTTTGATACAAACGGTGTTGTCGCTGCTCAATTCCTGCCATTTCAAGCTGGAATCTTTTGCGTATGCATTGTACATCGTCGTGAATTCCGGCGGGAAATTCGGCAGCCGTTCACTGTTCGCATCAAAATAACTAAAGTTAAAGGCAAAATTATACACGCCGTCCTCAATGCTGGAAATCTTGCAGTAGTCCGGATCCAGCTGCTGGAATGTATAGCTGTCATTCGTTTCCCACGCATAACCGTAGTACACATCATCACGAAATGCCACAGTCAGTGCTCGCGTAAACTCGTGCCGGATATTCATTTTCTCCAGCTCATTGATGACTGCATAGTACCCCTTCTTGAACTTGTTCAGGTTCACGCTCTTAGTCCTGTCAACGCCATACGGCACAACAATATAGCTGAACGTAGACATACTCGCAAAATACTGGATCAGTCTGCGGTAATAGTTCGATATATTATAAAGGTACTGGCTCATCTGGCGTAGCTGCGTCTCATAGTTCGCCGGGTTGCCAAGATAGGTCACAATCTGGGATTTTGTGTACTTACGATACGTAGGTGCATAGTCCTTGTTGTTTTCAAGGTCTCGGACTTTGATTTGTGACATATTTGCATAGCGGAGCTTGTCCATAAACTCCGTCATAGATACATAGTCGCGCTTGCCATCCGGGGTCATCACAGCCACTTTTTTCTGCGTTGAATCAATAGTCAAATGTACCCCTCCTTCTGGCAGGTGCCCTAAAGTTTATTTCAATTTTCTTTGTCTTAGCGTAATTCTTTGCCATGCTGCGTTCAACCTGCATTGCTATGTAGTAGTTATAACTAACCGAACTGTAACGGTCCTTGCGTGCGCCAGGCTTTTCATGTACACGGATCAGGTTGTTTGTTGCCTCATAATCAAGGTTGACCAACTCATTGACCATCAGCCCTGTATTGATAAACGGCAGCTGTAAAGCGGTGCGTTCTGTCGGCGTCATCTTGTCATAGCCCTTGAACTGCGCACGCAGCAGCTCCTCGCAATCGTACTCGGAATCAAGGAACCGGATACGTCCCTGCTGAATACCGCTTCGCAGTGCGATCGTCACATCATTGTTGAACTGAGCGCTGCCCATAATGGCCCAAATTACCTTTGGCGCGGTCTTATCTGGGCATCTGTCCTGGAAATCGGCGTTATTGCAGCAGTTCAGCGGCGGGAATATCTCTCCACTCTCCGGGTCATAACACTCGTGCATCAACAGGTCCATGATTGGGGCACCAAGGCCCTTGGCGTCAATACCGATGTAGTCGCAGTCAAACCATTTAAAATAACGGCGCAGTTTTAACACAAGGTCCTGCGTAATGATACCTTCACAGTTTTCCGTATATACCATGTTGCTGGTATATCGTCCACTGTTGCTCGGTATCATGTTGTTTAAGAAAATACTCGTTGCATCGTTATCACTGTGTTTAGAACTCATTAGAGCAATATCTACCGTCAAAATACGCTTCTCCACAGGCTTCTTCTTGGGCGGCTCAATGGATCTGCCTGCCAAGATAGTGCCCGGTGCATAAAATGCCTGCTTCAGATTGCGTACTTTATTGATATCTTCAAAGCTGAACAGCCCACCATCGGTCACGCCGATAAACATGGCCTCCATCTCCATACGGAACTTAATGTCGCTGAACGAAGATTCGGACATCTCATCCTCAACCTGCTCCAGCGACAACATACCCTCTTTTACAGGCATCTGATACGGGAACCGGAAGCAGAAATATTTTTTGTCTGTGGCGTACATATTATAGAAATAGTCCTGGCACAGCTGCCACGACCAATGCGATTGAAACCATGCTGAACTCAGGTACATTTCAATCGGTCTCTCCAGCAAATGTTTGTACTGTTTTTTCCGTAAATAACCAGGCTGGCGTGCAACCGTCAGGAAACGACGCAGAACCAGATCGATAACATCCTTGTCGATCATACGGAACTCATCACAAACCAGTATTGTGGCACGGTGTCCGCGGGAAGTATCGCTCGCTGTAACAACTTCGATAAAGCTGCCGTTACGGAATGTAATCTCAGCCTTACTTTGATTGATGACAACATCTTTTATCTCACTGCGCAATAGCGGCGACATTGGCATAAGTTCCTTGGTTATCTTTTCAAGAACCTGCGCACCTTGACTTCGAACCTTTGCGCAAACCACTATTTTGCTGTGCGGATAAAGAATCGCCTTATAAACAATAAATACGGCAGTTAGAAACGTTTTACCGAGGCCACGCGAGCCAATGAAGCAGAAATTTGTCGCCAGATTCATCATAAAAAGCAAGACGACCTGGAACGGATGTAACTCTAAGTTTAAATAGTCCTTGCAGAATCTGTGCGGGTTCGCTCTGTAAAAAGAACACCACTTTGCCACCGCGTTCATGATTTGCGTAGCCTTGTCATTTGCAACTTCTTCTGCAGTTCTTTTCTGAGCCATGACCTACCACCTCACTTTGCAGCTTCGGCGGCCTCATCAGGCCCATCGTCGTTCATGTAATATTCAGGTTTGTGCGCGGTATACCGTTCCATTTCAGCGTCATATTCCTCTTTATAAGGGTTCTTCAGCTTAAACAGTTCGCACAAGGTGCCAAGCACCCAAACCCGGAAGTAGTGTCCTATACCGTCCACGTCCTTCCACGCCGGGTCAGGCTCCGGTATCGGGTCGCTCCGCTCCCATTTTTCAATCAGCGTGCCAAAGGTGTTTGCCTCGGCAAGCGCATTGTCGTTTGTCTGGTTAGGCTTGATGTTAGCAGACCCAAGCAAGCTCTGCAGGTTGTCATTGGCCGTTTTAATGTCCTTGACATCGCCACTCTTGGCCGCACGCTCACAGGCAAGCTCACCAATGCAGATATTCTTGAACAGTACCTCCTGCGCCTTGGTCTTGCATTCATACCGCGTTGTCCAATCTTTGTACTCTCTATCCAGGAATAGATACTCCTGGTCCTTCATGGATGTTCCCCAAAAATCAAGCATACGCTGGCTGACACGCCCCTTGGCATCTACGGCTTGGGAGTTATCATCAACCTCATTGATGATGCGGCCATTAACTTCTTCTAGGTAATCGTCAAAGGTCTTGTTGCGGTACTGTACAATGTTCAACTGCTTGACCCATGCAGCCATGCGGGTAAGATTCGCTGCACGATTTGCCGTTGATCTGAAAATTTTGTCGTTGTAATACATATCAAACCGCATACAAACGCGCTTTGCAGCATCCTCTTCATTGCCAAGAGTTTTGCAATAATGGTCGTACAACTTATCGACACAACTCTTACAACTCGGCATAAAGTGATTGTTTCCTGCCCACAGCTGACTTTGGCTCGGATAAAAGTTATCCTTTTGGCGTGTAAATTTCTTATGACACGTCACACAGAAAAACACTTCCGGCTGGTCCTCCTCCGCCATAATACGCTGGATTCGCGCCTGCGCCTCTGCGTGCTCTCGTAAAATCGTCGCTTTGTTTTTAGCGCCTTTGGGTCGTCCCATTACGGATCACCCACCTTGTTTTCTGTTGGGTTACCGTCCTCGTCAAAATCAGCAAACTGATTACGACCGCCGTTGCTCCAATAGTTCACAATCGCCAGCAGCTTCGGTGTCCGCTTAAACACACAAAACGGTGCGCCGGTAATATCGTTCACCTCGCGCTTCTCGTAGCTAAGTCCATACGCCTTCAAAAAGTTTGTCAGGCGGCTGGAATAGCTACAAAAAAACTCGGGCTGCTTCTTAACATTCTCCTCCAAAAACTCACTTCCCTTCCCTTAAAATTCACCAGCTGGGTTAGTCCAGCTTTACATCATAGGCGCAGTCCAGCCCTAGGTCATTGACGACCAAAACTGTCTGCTCCGGTTTATTCTTCAATCGCTTATCCATACAATAATTGTCGGGGCCATCCACGCAGCCGCTCTCGTAGACCTTCGTGTCGTACACGGTGGTCAGGCCATTGGTATGCCGGTGCCCCATCAAAACAATATCGGGCTTTACACCCGTCATCATCATGATATTATTGACTACTCCTGTGGGAGTATCCTTGTCACCATGCACAGCAAATACCTCCAGCGTGCGCACTCCAAATCGAACCATTGAGCCGTCATAATCTACATCACATACGTGTACGTTGTTAATCTGCGCACATTTTGCCTGTACGTAGTAGCTCACAAGCCTGTCCAGATACTCTCCGTGCTGGTTGTCTTCTTTATTTGGGAATACGCGGCTGTGGTTGCCCGGTACACTGTATACCTCAACGTCGAGGAACAGCTTCGCCATTTCTGCCACAAACCAGCTCACAGCCTCGCTGGCAGAAATAACCTGGTCGATCACGTTTTCGTTGTTTTCCAGGCGACTATTCACATGGATCGCTCCGTTGACCATATCACCGCCCAGCACTACATAGCACTTCTTGGCATTATGCCGCCGCCAGATCTCTGTAACCTTGCCAGCATATTTGCGCAGACGATACATCATAATCTGCTGGTTGTACTGGTTGCAGTAGTTGGAAATCTGGATCCCTGCATGCAGATCAGTTAAATGAACGATCAGGTCACAATCGCCTTGTCCGACACACTGCAGCACATCCAGACGCTCGTACTCAACTGGGTCATAGGCATCAATGCGCCGTGCGATTAGTTCACGCATACTCTCGACACGCGCCTGTACACGCAGCAAACGGCTGACCTCGTTGCGTTCATCGCGCATCTTGACCTTTGCTTTTTCCAACTCCCGTCGTTCTGACTGGAGTTCGTCGATCATGGCCTGTGTATCACCGTTCTCAATATCGCTCACCTGCTGCAGATCCCGATATGCTTTCCACGTCTTACGGTAAGCGCACTCGCCCTTATCCCAGCCAAGCGTTGTGTTAATGACATTTGCAACGTCCGTCCATGTGCCAATTTCGTCTTTGCTGCGGCAAACACGGTACACATACTGCGCGTCCGTCTCACCGCTCAATTTCGGCCAATCGTTCATGCAACCACCTCGTCACCCAAAGTACGGGCTGTACGGCGGCGCTCATCCCGCTCCATCTCCTCCAGTGCCTGCTGCGCGTCAACATTATTAACAAGTGCCTTCAGCACATCTCTAGTCTCGTCAACCATGGTCTTATGTACAGTCGTAACCATGTGCGCACGGGGGAACTTCTCACGGATCATCTTGGCCTCTGCCTTAGAAATAGTAATCATACAAACATCGCTCCTTAAAAACCTTTTAAAATCGGACAAAACAAAAGCCCGCCCAAAGCCGAAGCCCTGGGCGGGATAAAGTCATCAGTCCTTAATCGTTGTAAACCGCCTTATTTTAAAAGCGTTACATCGTAGAATGCCGCTGTCTGTATTTGCGTACTCTTTCTCTTGTCTGTTCTCTTTTTATGATCTTGGCGCAATCATCACAATACTTTGTCATGTTCCCTCTTGCCGTAAACGCACAGCCGCAGCTCATGCAGAACCGTATGTTTTTCAACCCCACCGTTTGATACAGAGCATACAGGTTCAACCGATTTGTGTCCGGCGTAACAACCATCTCGTATACAACTTCATTATTCTTCAAATCATAATTCTCATAGGTATAATAACAGCCAATCTTCTTCGCGGTATGTTCGCTGTCCGTCCGTAGCAGGATGCCGTACTCATCGCTTACCGTCTCCATCCCTATCGGCGCGTGATAAGTCTCGTACCACTTTCCCTTTCTGATGGTGACATCATGCAGGTGCGATTCAAAACAGCTACAGAACTGCTTTATCTTAAATTCGGTCGTCAAATCTATCGTGTCCATATGTAAAATCCTACACATCATCACAACGCCAAACAGGCAAAGTTGCTCTTTCTGCTTCAGATTGTGTGTCTCAATTTGTGTCATGATCCATTCAAGGTCTTGTTTATATACTTTTATACTGTCAATCTGTAATAACTCACATGTCTTCGTTCCGCAAGTCTCAAAATGTCTTACAAGGTCATATCTGTCGTAGCTCAAATTCAAACTGTTATCAAACATCGTAAGGTACATGTCAGCACATTTGTCAGGCGTCATTCCACTGCGCCCAATCACGCGCTTCAACGCACGGTTTCCCAAATCATTCTTCTTGTAATTATCAAGCAGCATCTTCTCGTTGCAGTAAAAATCATAAAACATCGCAGTCACCTCCCGGTACAAGCTCTGCATCGATATACTCTACCGGGATGTCGCTTTCCACAGGGGCCAGCGTATAACGCTTTCCAAGGTACTCGTACTCGCCGTCATCGCACTCCTGCGGAAGGCAGATGTTTACCTGTTTGATGTTCTCTACTACACCCTTACCGGCCATCTGCCACATGAACTTTTTGTTGCGGCTCTTATACTTGTCATAGCACAACACCACACAAATGTTTGCAAGCTCACGCACATCCGGCACGATCTGCTGGCATCGGCTGCGATAAATGTTGTAGTAATACTGCCAGTTCACCTCAAAATTCGTAGCGATCTCTTTCGTAATGTTCTGTTCTCTTAAAATGTCTTTGTACGTTTCGTAGTGTCTGCACTGGTGATTCAGCTCCGCCAAATCCCTGCACAGCTTGTAAAATTCGCAAAATATCAACTCAATAGCGTCAAAGTGTTCCTTGTCATACCCGATCTCTTTATCAAACATGATCCTCCAGTCGAACTTTTTCATGCGCCGTTTGCGGATCGTGTTTTCCCAGCGCTCAAGCTCAAAGCACAGCATGTTCATGTTGGAGTGGGCACAACTCAGTTTTTTCATCCGCTTGTAGTACGGGCTTGCGTACTTCATAAAATACGGCAGCGGACGACCGTATTTCGCAATATTGCGGGGCACCGGGTAAAGCACTCCCGTCTTCGCGAAATCTATGGCCTTTAGTAATATCCTATGTCACCACAGGGCTTAGACTATCTCTTCCGCATTTCTGCGGCCGTGCGCTTCGACCGGGCTACCAACTCCGGCCTACATAGCTACATTCATCGCTATTAGTCGTTACGCCTTCCTCTTGCGAGGCTTGGCACGGTATTGTCTCCTACCCAAGAGAGTTTCACCGTTAGCCGCCATAAAGACGACACCGCTGGTAAGGCGTTCACACGGTTTTACAACGGCAAGGCTGTTTACCGTTGACCACCGAGAGCAGATCAACATACCCCTCGTATCGCTTTTTCTGCTCCTGTGTTTTTGGCGCTTTGTTGTGGTATGCACTTGCATAGTTGCTTATCTCTCCAATGGAGCTGCGCAAGCTGCGAATAATACAGTTTGTTCTGTTCTGGATGCTGTATTCTTCCTTCAATGCAGTGACCTTGTCCTCAACATCAATGACTACAGAAGCGTTGCGATCAACACCGCTCATAATTACAGGGTCATTAACGATCAATGTAAGATCACCGTCATACGTACCTACGTTATATTTTGCGTAGGTGCTGACTATATCTTCTGCCGTTTTCGGCAGCGGTGCGCTCCCAGCCGCGTATCAATAGCGGCTGTTCTCCGGTACACTCATCCCGGATAGTCGATGCACTCCTTGCGAAGCACAGGATTCTCCCATGCGGGCATTCCCTGTTAGCAGCCGTTAGGCCACACCCCTGATGAAGGGTTCACACCGTTCCAAATGCTGTGTTGCCACAGCCCCGAACCATGACTGATCCGCGCCATTTAGTCGCTGCGGCGTGATACTCTTGCAGTTCACAATCGCCGTGTTGACCAAATGTCCACAATACTTCTCCAGAAGTTCGTTCGTTGTTGCTTTTAAAATAACATGTTCACTTTTGCAGATATGTGGATTGCGCTCCAGCAGCCGCTCCCCCTGCATAATTCCAGTCCTGTCGAAGCTGAAGAACTCATCAGCCTCCAACGCGCCTTTCAACGGCAGTCCGCCGATATGTTCCATCAGCATAATCAGGTCGGGTGTCAAAAATTTGAAAGTTGCCAAACACCAGAGCTTACCACACTTCATCTCATCGCGGTACTTTCCCAGCAAATTCACGATATAGTTCCGCACGCCATCCTCATTCATCATCTCCGGGTTTTTAAGGATTGCAGCGCAGTAGTCATTCAACGCCTTATGCTTATCAGCGTACATGCCAAGAAAGCAATATGTATAAATCTTATCTCCGTCTGTGATCTTTTCAAACCAGTTGATGCTGTCATCTGCGATGGAGCGGAACTTGTCATACGGCAGGTCCAAATCCTGCAAAATCTGGTAGTTTGCCCGCGTCATAAGCGGCTCCGTATCGGCATCGAAGTTCCACTTGGCAATACCAAAACAATGGTTGTACTTCTTGAACTGATACCAATACTCCTCCCAGTCCGCAATCGTGCCGGTCTTGTTGAAGTAGGAGTATCCCTTGTATTGCCCCTCCGTCAAAATCATCAGCGGTTCTGCGCCAGGACTTACATCATGCTGCACGCCCCAGATATCTGTAATGAACCGCACGCCGCGCTCTGCAAAAAAAGTCTCATAGTCAACACTATGAACCACGCCCTTCCTGTTGTGTTACTCTCACAGATCGCTACTCTGTAAGAGACAAAAATTTCTTACTGTATTACATTTGTAGCAAAGTCGTACCTGACGATATTTTTCCCGGCATCAAGTTCTGCCTTGCAATTTTTTATTGCGCATTGTACTTTTTCTTTATCGTAGAGTTCTCTATCATGCGCATTGATAAAGCGAATAATCTTATATCCAGATTCGATTATCGCATCTTCTCTACATTTTTCTTTTTTGTCGAATTCTTCTTGCGTAATATTTCCAAGTTGTACACAAATATCATGCCCGCCACCGTCATACTCAATTACAACATTATCATTAGTTACAATATCAACGTTATATTTTCCAATTTTTTGATTTAATTTTCCGTTTACGACATCATTTAAGTCTTGCTGAGCTTTACTTGTTCTAACTTTTCCACGCGAACCAAACGTTTCATAAATTTTATTTTTTACATCATCAACCATAAAGGGGTTTTCTACACCATATTTCTTCCTAAATGTTTCTTTTCTTGCAGCATTTATCTCTGGCACTTCTGAAGGCGTTCTATACCCATATCTTTCTAACATAGTGTTTTCTCTTTTATTACGCACACATTCTGCTTGCCCTGCCCATTCAACTCCATATTTTTTCATATTAGTTTCTTTTGCCTTACGTTGTCCATCTTCAGTTTGTAGAATATTCACAACACCATATCTCTCCAGCATAGTGTTCTTCTGTTTTTCTCTTACTTCTTTTAATTGTGCCGTAGATTTTACACCATATACAAGCATGTTAGACTCAGCTTGCTTTTTACGGCTGCAATCTATGCACGCAACTTTCTTTATAATTCCACCTAAAACATCTTTCTGATAATGTCCATTTTTCATCATAAATTCTTTACCACAATAATCACACTTTACTTTTATTTTTACATTCTGTTTCGCTCTTAAATCCTCAAATTTTACCATAAATGGAACGCCAAGTTCACACTCATAGCCTTTTGTCCTATACTCATCTAAAATATAATTTTTATGATATATACAAATCTCGATTTCTTGTGGTAAAACTACCATTATGTCCTTTCCGTAAGAAATTTTTGTTTTCTCATGCTTTCGCATAAGCACTGACTATATCATCATCTGTCACCAGATGTCTCCCAACTTCCACCGCTTGGTGTACATAAATAGTCGATGAACCTTCCGGTCTCCCGGCTTGGCTGCTGATAACCCATTGCTAAAGTGTTTAGGATTTAACCATGCACCATATCAGTTCGTTTTTTCTACTTTCGTCGCCGCTGGATACGGCCAACTGATCTTTAGGGCTTCCCAGCAATTCAAGGAGATTCAACAGCACATCACTGTACTGAGGGGCTTATCAGCAAACCATTGGTGCTCGTATTACCGCGCTCGTAATCGGCGTATCACTGCCAATCCTACGGCGAACTTCCTCCATGATCTTTGGGTGTGCAATGCCGCAGCCGTCAAATGCGTTGATGGTAATATCGCGGACGCCTTCCGTGATGTCCTTCTGTGTCCAATCACGCTCTGCACCGGTGTTCTTATCCTTGAACTTGATCTTTTTATCATACACATACTTGATGTGCTGATCCTTAATGGTCAAAAAACAGTCAGGTACAACGACAATATTCGGCACCCAGCCCTCAATGCAGTGGCAACTGGAGAAGCACAATCCCCTATAGCCAGAAAATTTCGATATAACGCATTTATCAAAAGTTATTCCCATCGTGATACGCTTATCCAACTCCTTGGCGATCCGTCTGTCCACAAAACTCAGGATACCCTGCCGTACCATGCTGGCACTGCGCTCACTCACCACAAATTCCTGCTTGCCAACCTTGAACCCATGGTGGATCAACCGCGTCATCTCTTTCTTTTTGTTCTGCCCGCCTACGCAGTTCACAAACACCACAAAGCGGTTGAACTTATCGGTCTCATATGTAATCAGCCGTACCTGCCGGAAAAGCATATTGTCTCCCTGCTTTACCTGAAAGCGCTTTTCCTCATCCGGGTCAAGCTGGATGTTAAAGTTGTTGCTTATAATAAAGGAAAGCGGAAACTTCCGCACTACATACAACGGGGGTGCAAACATTACTCGTCCCCCTTTCCATTGTCGTTCTCGTCCGGGTCTACCTGCTCCAGCTTCAGCGCTCCATTGTCAAAGCACCAGCGGTACACAACAGCCCACGCAAGACCTGTTACCAACGGCACACCAACAAACAACGCCAGCGCAAACAGCCAATTCACCCCCAATCCCACTACCGCGACCGCTGCAATCGCACATATAGCCCACACGATCTTCTTGAACATGTCCCACGCATCCAGTGCGGCCTGCATCAAAATCAATTTCGTCTCTGCACGCTTAATATCCAAACAGCGTACCTCCTTCATTTTGTACAATTTGTAATAGTGCTCATGCGGTGCGCACCATCTCATGCCAACACGGCAGCTGCTTTACCCAAGGCCGTCCGATTGCACATAACCGCCAAAAATATTCTTCGTCGCTAAAACTGTCCCTCTCTGGATACTGATGCGTAAAGAGATATACTTTCGCCCCCAGTACGTTGTAAAAAGCGTCTCTGGCAAAAATGTACCCATTATACATTCTGTATTTATGACGAAGAACCTCACTGTTACTGGCGTTGCACTTATCTGGAGTGCCCCACTTCAAGACCGTTTCACCCGTTTTTATATCAACAAGCTCAATTTCCATATCGTATCACCTGCCTTTCCTGCCCGCCGCAGCGGTTCTGTTTATATCATCGCCCCGTTGGGCGTTAGTTCGTTAAAAAATATCTTCGTCTTCATCATTTTTGTCATCAGCAATGCTCTGACTATTTTGTTCTGTAGCTTCGTCAATATCAGCGATTGTAATATCTGCTGTAGCAGTGCTCAATTCTTCTGGCTTATCTTTCTTTAAAACACGGTATCCAGGTTTATACCAAGTACATCCACTTAATCCCTTTTTGTCTCTAACACGCACTTCTATCAACATTGTAATATGCGTCAAGTTTACATTGCCTGCCAAAAATGGAAATACAACGATTGTATCACTGCGCTTTCCAAAGCCATCAATACCAACCATTTGTGCTCCATAAGTCACAAACAGTAAATCGTTATCTTGCATATCAGACATAAATCTGCTAAATGTTCTCTGCGACATTCCAAGCCAGTTTAACACACTGTCTAATCTTCCAACCCACGCCGGATATTTTTTATCATAAGTACGCTGCCAAATATTCATATAAAATCTAAAGCAACAATAGATTCTCCATGCCGTGTCCTTTTTAACGTTTGAAGAATCGTATTTAGAAATAACATCCGCAACATAAAAATACTCATCAACGGGGAGAAGAAAATACTTATCTTTATCAGTATTGATACCTTTAATGCAATAACTGAATGGCGCTTTGTGGTCTTCTTTATCGAGGCCGATTGTTTTTATGTACCCCAGATCCTCCAAAGCCTCTATCGCATCATATAGTCCCTTATAGTGTGTGCCACGAAATCGTGTGTTTTCATAGACGCCTGAAAGTACAGCAAGCTGTTTTACTGTAAGACTTTCCCAAAAGCTCTCATTCTCTATGTGGTTTGCTTTTAAATACAGAGTTAAATAAATAGGAAGGATGTTTTTGTGTTCTCTATCATAAATAAGTTTCTGAGGGACTATGATGTCTACATTGTGAAATAATTTTGTGTTGATGTACAAAACTTACATCTCCTTTATTTTTGTCTAAGTTTAGACATTGTGTTCGGTTTTTCTTTTAACAGACGTTTTACTGCAAAATATGGCGTCGATTTCTTGCTAACCCCGAATTCTGCCTTTTATAGCTGGATTTACTACAAAATATGGCGTCTGTATAATGGTGTGATTTTCTGCAGAAAACGGCGCAGTAGAACAGCATTTTTCACGCTTTTTTTTAGCATGCGCTCATAACGTGCCTAAAAGTGCTTGTTTTTACAAGACGGTACGGTATCGTTACGGTTGTTTTTGCGTACAATTTGGCACAATATATAAATAGTATGTATAGTTAATAGTAAGAAGGGCCAAGTTTTTTCGAGGAAGTGTCCTCTCAAAAACTCGTCCCTCGCATGGTTGCTTGGCCCGGGCTTGTGAATGGACTGGTTTTCTTGTTTGGCATGGTTGTGGGCGTTGTCTTACTTGCTTGTTTGCGCTGGTAAACCTAACCCTGTTATAGGTCGTCCTTGCTTGCATCTGCCCCTTTCCCTCATGTTCGGTCCTGCGCATCGTTCTCTCTGGTCGCGATGCTTGTCCCGGCGTCGTCCTTGTGCTTTATAAATTGTGGCACAAGCACTCCGCACACAGGTGATCTTGTCAGGGCTGAAATGTGGGGCTTGTTCCCGCCTTTGCATGGATTGTTGCCTTGCCCTTAATACACAATAACTACATCTGTCATACCTCTTCTAAAGCGCCCGATCTGTGCCCCTGGAACCTGTGTTGTCCAGATATCTGCGGCTTCTATGATGTCATGGTTCTTGTCATACACGCACATGATGTCGTCCTTGTGCTCGTCTGGCACAGTCTCATAAAATTCTCGAACAGTCATGTTGTTACCTCCTTCTTCCACGCTCAGTCCCCTAATTGACGACCAAGCTACTTTCAAACTGAAAGGCACTCACCGTTTGAATCAAGGGGTCCTCAAAATGAAACCCCCTTTATACGTCACCCAACTGTACCCAATCTGGTACTACTTCAGCCCTTGATACAGCCCCTCTGCGGCGTTCTTATCGCACCTGCCACAAAGTTATCGTCCCGTCCACAAACAGGCTCTGACTGTACTCCTCGCCGTCCAGCACGATGTATTTCTTCCCATCAATATCCTTGTGCGACCCAAGGCACGGCACAACACGCTTGTCCAGGCCATCAATAGTTGGTGCTGATACGATCACACAATCCCCATGCAAACCGCAAATTTCAACTTCCGTCAACTCATGCAGCTGGAACGGAAGCGCTTTGATCTTTTCTACACTCGAAATATCTTCATTGATTTGTGTAAAATGCGCAACTTCTTCTATCCCATCAAGTGTGTCGGAATCGTAAAACGCAGCTTGTTCGTACAGCGCCTCCAGAGTGTCTGTGCGGCGAATAATTTCATCATTTGACATAGTTATCATATCTCCTTAAAAAGGTTCACAGGCGGCTCTACGGGTGCGCTGTTACGCCTGAGCATGTTGGCATCAAACCAAAAATTCAACAGTTCATCATATGTATCACAAGGCCAGCACCCACGGTGGGCCAGTTTGTGCTTCTTCATACGGTCGCTCAAAACTTGCCCTTGTTCAGTTTTTCCAAAACTGAGTATATGTTCCGCCTCGTTCCTGCCAAACCCAGCTGCCATTATCAACTTGATAAATCTCTTGCGTGTCATCATTATCCTCTCTTTAAAAATCGTCTCTGATGCCCTCTCCTGGCTTGTCACTTGGGTACAACTCTCGGAGATGCATCATGTTATCATACGCTTTTACATATGTGCTATATGGCCAGCAACCACGATGCGACACAATTTTCTTCCAGCGCCGCTCATCAAATGTCTTACTCGACCTGTTTGGTTTGCATTCGTCAATCCCAAGCCCGGCAGTATTTTCAGCGTTGTTGCGGCTCCAACCATTTGCCATCAATAGTTTGATATATCTCTTCCGCGTCATCGTTATCTCTCCTTATTACAGTTTGTATATTTCTTGCTGTTCCTTCTGCCAGGCATTGATCTCGGCAATCTCTTTGTCAAGGATAGCTTCTGTCTCAGCCTCTTCCAAAAAGAACGGGTCGCGGTCCAGCGGGATGCTCTGTAGCAGCTGCCAGAAGCGGTAGTCCGGTTTCAACTCCCACAGCTCCGCCAGTTTACTCAAAAACGGCCAGATTCTCTTAGGGTCACGCATTGTTGTCCTCCTCTAGCTCATATACATCGGTAATATCTAAATCATCGTCACCAGCACACGACGGGTCATCCAAGTATCTATCCACTGCTTCTTTCTCGCTGTCTGCTTCTACATCAGCATAGCCGCGATACCAAATTCGATAAAATTTCATCAGTCTGTCTCCCTGTTAGCGATTTTTGTCAGTGAGTATTTGCCTGTCGACGTGATGCTTGGGAACAGGTTTATAGAAATCACACGAAAATTTGTGTATGTGCCGTCTTGCTCACTTTTACATGCGTACAGTTGGGTACCGTTGTAATCGATAGTATCTACGCCGTAATTGAGCAGGGCCTTCGCCAAGGCTGCTTCCTTCGCTGTCCACTCAAATCCGTCAAGGTCCCAAGAGCATGGTAAGGATAATGTTGTAATGCAGTCTCCACTCCTATAAAAGTCGCAGAATTCACAGCCGGACTCTTCGTTGCAGTATTGCTTGATAAGTCTCATCGCATCAAGCACCTGTTTTTTCTCGATTTTATCGTTCATCAATATTTTGCACCTCTAGCGCATCAGCATATGTCTCAACCGCGCAGTTTATAGGATTGTAAATATGACGCAGATACATTTTTATTTTAAGTACGGCATAATCACAATTCCCATCTTTGTCTGCATCAACGCAGCACTCAGAGATGACCTTTATAAGCCTATCCTCTTCTTTGATGATATCTATGAGCTTATCTTTCGGGAAGTCCTTCAGCTTCTCATATTCAGCTCTTGTCATCTTCACACGCCTCCAGCCATACATCGATCTCGCTGCGTAGGTTTTTCATGCAGGCAACGACCGCCTCATGTACGCGGGCACAGCTGGCGTATTGCAGCCCGGCATCAATGGCGTCTTCACCGGTCAGCTCAAGAGATCCGATCATGGCCGTTGCAAGGTAGTCGTAAAAATCAACGCAGGCAAGGCAATTTTTATCGTAAGCTTCATCGGAGATTGGTTTGCTCCCCGGCAGAAACGCCGACGCCATGTCCATGAAGGAATTTGCAAATTCATGTGTGCGGAGCCGCCGCTCTGTAGGAACCATCATAAAGTATGGTCGGATATCGATTCTATCGTTCATAATAATCTCCTTACTGTTTGCTTATTAGTGACAAAGTGCCGCAGTTTGTTTATGATAGTGGACATTAGGCGCTGCCGGTTATTCACCAACAAAAATGTACTGATTAACATAATCCCGGTTTTCACATTTCAAGATTGGCATTTCAGTATCAAGTACCCACTGCCCATCCTTGTTGATACAGGCTGTGCCACGCTTGCATGTGGTAGGATAATTATTCCAGTTGACGCCAAATTGCTCCACAAGCATGTCCTGAATGTCGTTGCATTTCTTCCCCTCAAGCTGCTTGTGTGAGAAATATGCTTGCCCCACCATCTGGATGGAATTGCGTGTCGCATCAAGCTGACGCCAGTAGATAAGGTTACAAACTTCTTCCTTTGGGATATTGAAGCAACGGGCGTCGAACATAGCACCTTTATTGGCGGCAGTCGTCATCTTTGCAATATACTCGTTATGAGCAATTTGTACATCCATAGATTGTGGCGTAAGACTACTTTTCCATGCAGAATCTTTGTCCCAGATAGACATTCTGAAGAATTTATTGAACGCCATCGTTGCCATACTGGCGGAGACACTACATAGCTTCTGAACTTCGTAATCGAACCAAGCATCCGTGGTAAGTGTCTGGTAGTCAATCAGGATCAGCGTGATTTCATCGGACTGTGTATAGCCAAACACGCAGCCTTGGATATTCTTACACAGGTAATTCATGGTTTCCTGCATAGATTTCATCAGGATCATGTCAAAAGGCTTCTGAAAGCCACGAGTAAAGGTGTGGAAGCTTTTTCCATCAATTCTCAGTGCAACCGGCGTTCGGCGCATTAACTTTGTTTTAGGAACTGCCTCGTAATACTCTTTCATACGGGTGCCAATGGAATCATTAAAGCTCATAATAATCTCCTTGTCTGTTTACTTATTAGAGATGTATTCCGTTGCTTGTGCCAATATTAGAATTGCGCACTTGCAGTTGATCTCATCGTACCAAGCGCACCTTTTATCACATTCGTAGTCTGTTGATGCTTTGACCGCTGCTTTTAATGGGCATCTTTTCTCTTCATAATACATTTGGTTTCTCTGGCTCCTTCCCTACTCTGGCGCAGAAATCGAGATAGTCATCGATTGCATCACGCGCCACTTCGTCAATATTTATAAATTTCTTCGTATGAAAGTTCACAAGGTCGCTGATGTCGTCAATTTTTCCGTACCAGATGTGGTCCTTTGGATCATATTTGACAGTGCAACCGTATCCTTTATAGATGTAAAAATATTGGCTATACCAATCCAATAGGTCGTTGTAGCTTGTAAAGAGTGCTCCGTCAATCATGTATTTGCGTTTGGAGAACATTTCGCCACAAATTTCGTATGTGACAATTTTGTTAAAGACATTGCGTTTATAACCAATGCTCATCATAAGCTTCTTGTATCGTTTACGGGTCATATACATCACTCCTTGGTTGGCGGCGCTGGTAGTTCTGTCCATGCGAGGACTTTTGCGCTAGTTCTATGTGTAGGTTCACCGCTCCATTGGCCATTGAAAAAATATCCACGATCTATTGTGCGGTACATGCAGTTATAGTTACCATAACGGAAGTATTCGTAGTAACACAGGTATTCGCCGTTTTCTGTTGGCGGGTCATTCTGTGCATCGTGCCAAACGGTTGCCTCAGACGCTTCGATAGCGTCCAGCTTCTCTAACGCATCGCGGATCACCTTTACGGCGCTCTGGTAGCAATCGCATTCGTGGCAGTGACCCTTGTCGAGATCCTGCACGCAATCACTGCAAAAGCCGTATTTTATGGCGATGTTAAAGGCTCGTTCGTAGGCTTTGTTAGTCATTATGTGTCTCCTTTGGCGGTTTTGGCAGCGGCATCCAGTGTGTGACGGATTCAAGCGTTCTCATAATAACTTATCCAGTATCCGGTTTCTCTTTCAAATTCTCTATTGCAAGCCTTGCATTTGTACTTTATCCGTGTCGGATCGTCCAAAACACCAAACACTGCATCGTAAAGACACATCCTTCCGCAAGACGGACATTCCTGTACGGCATAAAATTCTGGGTGCTTTTGATGAAATCTGGTCATTGCATCGTTTGCAAGTTGGGATGCTTTTTCTATTTTTCCGTTCACATCATCTAGGACATTAGTTTCGCTGTTTTCTTTAGTTAATGCCTGTTCAACAGCGTTTTCGATGACTGACTCTTTCTGCTTGTCGATTTCAGACAGAATTGAACGAAGAATCTGAAGTTCTCGCTCCGCTGCACTGTCTCGATATGTTACGCGATTCGTATTCATGGCTTCACCTCCTGGAGTTCTTTGTTTTCATTTCTTTGCTTGTAGTTCCGGCAATATTCCGGCGATTTATAAAAACTCACAAGTTCAAATTCGCATTTGTATTTTCCTGACTCTATATCTCCGCCCTTGCGTACAAGGTTCTCGCAAGTATCGCATAGCGTCTCTTTCTTTGGCTCTTGCGGTATCTTCTGCGCGATAACCTTTGCCACGCGAAAAACTAAATATACCGCACAGGTCAGCAAAATAAAAATTTCAAAAAATGCAACGATTTTAGTCATCTGCGTTCACCATCCTTTTGCCACAGTGGGGGCAATATTTGTACTGTGATGCTGCCCATCTGGATTCCCATGCACAGCAAGAGCAAGCTTCCCAGCTTCCGTCTGCACCTTCATCCGGTGCTTCAATCCATTCTGCCGTAGGCCGCAGGGATTCCGGGTCAACAGTTGGTGTATCGTCCACCAATCCGCGCCCATACTCTGCGCCGCTCTTATATGCTTGGTACTAGCCACCCTCATAAGCGCACCCGATCATATCAGATAGTTGCGGTACTTTATCTGCGTCAATCAGTCGCATTGGTATCCCTCACTTTCTCAAAGCGGGATCTCCGCAATGTATCGTCTAAATGTTTCAAGGTCGTGGGCGCGTTTGTAATGGTTGCACATACGGCAGGACGGCATAAGGTTTTCAATGTCGTCCGTGCCGGAATCCTCTGGGTTCCACGCCCTCTGCGGCTTGAAGTGGTCTACCTGCATATTATTGTAGGCAATGTGGCGGCCACAGTAAGCGCAATGACCGTCAAATTTCTTGTACACCGCAACGCTGGTCTTTTTACTGATTGCCATTTATTCATCCTCGCTGTACTTATAGTCATAAAAAGTTCCGTCAGGTTCAACGAAAAATTCTTCTTCTTCCCATCGTGCATCACAGGTTTTATAATTTTCGCAAGAAGCAAGGCTCACGTCCATAGCCCCATCATCACCGCGCTTATACTGTTTGCCAATTTTGCCATCCTTGCGCATTGTATAATCCAGCGAGTATTGATACAGATTGCTTACAACAATGCGTCCGCCGCAAAGCGGACAGCATTTTATAACTGTTCCAATGTGCATTCTATGTCCTCCGTATTCGCCGGGGCGCAGGGTTGTGATGTTAGTCATTATTTGTTACCTCCGTTCTGTGATTCCACAACTCAATCGCGTCCTGTTCGTTTTTTGTGAGGTCAGTTCCGATGCGGCAGTAGTTGCACCGCACTGCATACCTGCCTTCATAGCTTAAATATAACCCGGCTGTAGTACCACAGAACGGGCAAGGCTTTAGTTCGATATCATCATCATCAATAAACGTTACCATTGTCGGTTACCTCCGTGAGCCAGTAGTCTTTTCTGCAATCGTTACACGCCCTGTCCCCGCAGTATCTTTTCATTTCCTTCTCCATTTTGCAGGGTGTTATATTTATAACATCGTCAAGAAGATCTGCATTCGGGAACTTTTTCAAGAACTCACTCTGGCGTGTCTTAACGGGGTGCTCTTTCGCCCATTGCTCAACGATGCTTTTAACTCTGGAAGCCTTCTCATCTTCGATGTGCAATAGTACATCACAAACACTTCCCATTTCGCTGAAATTATTATACAGCGGGCATTTTTCACACATTTCACCACTGTAACACATGCGCTTCATTGATTTGTAAAATTCAACTGCGTCCATTAGTTGTCAACCTCCTCGTTCCAGTATGCATAGCGGCATTCATCACAGCAGCCATTCGGTCCAAAATCCGCATACTTCCCGCACCACATTGGGCGTTTGTCTTTCTCAATCATGCAAGGCTGCAAACGAGTTAAATCCGCCTTCGGAAACCGCTTCAAGAACTCGCTCTGGCGGGTCTTGACTGGATTGTCTTTTGCCCATTGCTCGACAATCTGCACAGCATTTTCTGTTTTTTCGATTATATCCGCAGCGCATATATCTGCGGTTGCGGTGCAGTGTCCATTTTCGTCTAGCAATGGGCATTTACTAGAAACACTTCTACAAACACCTCGGCTTTTACAAATGCGCTTTGCTTCCTTTATGTATTCAACTGCGTCCATTAGGACCTACCTCCTCTAACCAATAATCTCTGCGGCAGACGTCGCAGTTTCTTTTATACTGCTCACAACGTTCTGTACCAGAACTGTATAATGGAAAACTTGGGCATGTGTCGATAATGCCATCTTTGTCGAGTTTGACATTTGGGAATTTTGCAAGCACAACATCGTTACGTGTTTTCCTGTGTTGAATAGGATGATCCTTGGCCCATTGCTCAATAGAGGAGACGATGTCTTCCGATGACGTCGATAAAAGAAACGTTTTATCAAGTGGGCAGGCTCCATTTTTCTTGAAATCGCAGTTGTCGCAGAAGCAATCTGTAGAGCATATGCGACGCAGAGTGTCTATGTATTGTTTAGCGTCCATAGTCTTCCTCCCAATACTTATCCCAATATGCTGGCCCATGTGGCTCTTCTGACCAGTATTCGTGTTTGCAGGTGGCACAATCGCTGTTAAAAATCTCACAAGGGAACAATCCGTTATCGTAATAATTATCTTCACCGTAATCATCTGGACAGAGGTCCGGGTCACCATTGGCGTTAATGGGCGAATTTGGAAGGGAGCGCAGCAGACGGTCTTTGCGGGTTTCTTTGGCGGGATGGTCTTTGTTGTATTGTTCAACAGCATTTATTGTGTCAAGGAACAAAGCATCTGAGCATTCGTAAAAGTCATTATTGCAAAAATCGTGTATTTGGCAGCAGGTGCATTGACCGCGCTTGTTGCACATGCGCTTGGCCGTTTTTAAGAATTTCAGGGCGTCCATCAGTCGAGCACCTCCTCTATATAATGTTTTCTTTCTTCTTTAAGCTCGTCCAATGTGACAATGAGGTAACAATAGAATTTTTCTTGCGGACGAAATGACCGATTTTGCACATATCGTTTGTATGGAATATAACTACAATCTGCCAAAATTGATAGCGGGCATTCATTGCAGTTACAAGGACGCTCGTCTAATACAATCCGTGCCATCAGTGTGTCTCCTTTATCAATCTGTTGGCTATCTCGTTAATGTTATCGGTCGATGTCTTGATCTTGTCGTAGGCATCGGTCTTTTGCTTTTCTATGGCGGCAAGGTCACTGGCAAGGTCATCGCGCATCATGGCGTAAAGCTTTGCCTGCTCTTCTTTTATCCTGACCCGCTTGGCCTTTTCACGTGCTAAGTCATTTTCTGTTATATGCTCATCGACCAGGCTTAGTGCCCGTATAAAGTCAAGAAAGTTTAGAGAGAACCTCTTATCGCGATATTCAAAACTGTAAAAAGTAATGTAATTCTGTGGATCGATAAACTTAAAATTCTCAGGGTGCAGCTTGTACATCTTTTTAAATGTACTGTATGGAATACGCGGAGTGTTGTCGAAGGCACTGTCTACCTGTTTGTGGCATTCCAGTAGACTTACGAGCGGAAAAGTGTCGTGATATGCTGTAAGAAAGCAAAGAGTGAAACAAACAATAGTCATGCATGCGACAATCGCAAAGAAGAACATGCCATATTCCTCTTTACCCTCGGATGTAAAGAGTTCGTTAGCCATACGATATTCTGTATATGTACAAGCCATGGAGCCTATATTTACATAAATGATACACGCTGCAGACAGTATTGATGGTATTAAAAGTCCTGGCAATTTATAGATTTCATGTATCTGGTATGACGTCCGCACAAATACTATGGCTGCGACAATAAATATCAGGATATTGGTCAGTATTGTTGTCACTTTTTTAACCTCGCTTTCCAGTCGTCACAGTAACAATCACCATCTACGAAGTCTGCGACATAGGGGCTGTCGGCTCCGCAGCACGCGCCTGTATAAGGTTCCCAGTGTTTGCAGGTAGAGCAGATGTGGTGCTCGGTGTGTCTGTCAAGAAAATTAAGGTAATCATGGACAATACCGTAGAACAGGCTCGGCTCGTTTACCTTAGCCCACTCTATAGCATCATCAACGACTGATTTGTATTCTGCAGCTTCTTCAAGCCGCATAGTAGCGACAAAGTTATGGGCAAATTGGCGTGTGATTTCTCTTGCATGTGTGATGGTCATATTAGTCTCCCCAGTCGATAGGCCAGCCGCAGTTGCCGCAGAACTGATTGTGGCCACCTTCCATATCTAATACTCCGTCAATAGAACCACAATGCCCGCAGCAGTTATAGCTTCCGTTGGTGCTGATTGTGGCCGGGGCTGGTCCCGGTATTCTATCGGCCACATAGTCCAGCACTTCATATGCGACGAAATATGTATCATTGTCTTTTGGGGCATCATGTCTCAGGTCTTTGGCAATGTGGTGTAGATCGCTGCGTGAGATAAAATCAGTCATTGGTTGTAGCCTCCTTTGGCTTAGTGGCGAGGATGTCATCAATGTTAATGCAGCAATGACAATATAGTTCCGCGAAGAGATGGTCGGGCAGACTGAACGCGGACTTTCTATTACTAGACATTGCATAAACAGTATGTCTTGTCCCAACATTGATTGTGCTATAGCCAAGTGCCTTGCAGAACTCGGCAGCCTGATAATCAATGGCAGTATATGTAACCTGCAAATCGTCCCAGTTGAGCGGCGTCCTGTTGTTAAGTATACATGTGCTGGTCTTGTCACCGCTATAAAAAAGGCATCTGCTGCAGTCTGAAAATTCGTCGCAATACTCACGCAGGGTACTGATTGCGGAGTTTAACTTGCTTTTGTCACTCATTGACGCTGCTCTCCTCTCCCACGATATCCTCCAGCTTGATGGCCTCGTCATATTCAAGCGACGGGAAAGAATCTTGCGTGATTTCGTCAACGTATAACTTTCTTCCGTCAGCATCGAGCTTTATTACTGTGATACTTGTATGCCCGTCGTCAGACCGCATCGTTTTTGTCGCGGTGGCATATCCCATCATGATAAGAGCCTTGGCAAGGGTAATGTCAGCGGCTGTCCAGCGTTGCTCCCTGAAATGTGGCCATGCCGAGGGAAATACGTAATTTGTCAAATAACATGTGTGCTCGTTTTTGGCATAAAAAAGACACTGTTCGCATTTTGTCCCGTGACAATAGTCTTTGATTTTATTCGCGGCATCATAGATTTCCCGCGGGCTATATGTATTACTCATAAAATATTTCCTTTATGTTCTTTTTTGAATTTTCTGTACGCACGAGTATAGTCATACGCAGGAGAAAAAATATGTTCAACAGCATTTGCGAGTTTTGGCTCGTATTGATGAAGCATTGCTAATTCATCTTCAAAATGCCCAGCAAATGGGCAACCTGCGCAACCAGTCCTTTTACACCCGTATAACATATAAGCATCACTGTGTTTGATGTCGTAAACTTTTTCAAAAGCACCTTTATCTTCTGCCTTCCACCAAAATAGTGGGTAGTATTGTTTTCCATGAACTCCGTTAGCCATACAACTTTTAACCCCTGTCGAACGTGCGCCGCCTTCTGCCTTACGTATCCCAATCAGTTGAACGTCTCCACCATATTTTTTTCGCACAGCGTCTCCAACTTTCTTTTTAGACTCGTTACAACACCGATTAGAAATATTAAATGTTGGTGGATTTTCAATCATAAATTCTTTTAAAAACTTTGCAGATGCAATTTCGGTCTGGAGTGGTTTATGCGGTTCGTCTTTCCAAGCGTTACACCACCAGCGAAGGGCAGCCTTACAATTCGGGTATTTGGCGCACAGGATATCAAACGGTTCATCTTCCCATTGGAAATTGTGTTTCTGTAGGCGTCCAATGTACTCGGCAAATTGCTTACTATAAAACGGATAACCAACATTACGAACTGCTCCGGCTACCTGCATTTTCCCGCGCTCACGATGGATTTTAATGTTGTATTTTTCTTCAAGAAATGATAAATGCCGCTTTGTGGCATCCATTTCAACACCCGTATCAAACCAAACATAAGTCACATCATGCTCACCGTCTCTTGGGATAAGGTTTTCAACAATATCAATCATACAGTCACTATCGGCACCACCTGATACCGAAACAAGAATGTTTTTATATTGTTCTAAAACAGATTGAGCTTTCACTAATCCATCATAAATTGTCAATGTAGGGGCTTTTGTAATGTATTCATCTTGTGTCACAGCGGCAGGTCCCCCTTGTCAAAGTCTCGCTGGATGGCGTGTCCGGTTTCAGGCGGAACAGGCCGGTACTTGTTCATGTCAGCATAGCCAGGGATCATGCGCAGGCTTTGGCTGACCTCCAGCATCGTCTGTTCGCGGTCTACGAAATGCCGGTCTGAGAAGTTCACGATGTCCTCGATGAAGTCTGCGATCATGTGCCTCATCTCCTCGCGGTAGTCCGCGGTGTTGCGGTTGATAAAATCAGTGTAGCGGTCAGAATCATTCATGGTGGTGTTCTCCTTGTATGTAAATTATTTAATTTTTTGCCCCCTACATGTGCCACTGGAACATTGGGGTTATACTTTTTCAAGCTGCAGTTAGCGGTAATATTGCTAACCACATCAGCAAAGCCTTCCAGCGCGGAGTCCCGGTCTTTGCCGTGGGCGTCTGCAATCAGAACGATCTGGTGGATAGTGTCTGCGGTAAGCTGTGCCATTGCCAGTGTGTACGGGCTGTATTCTTCGTAGTTCATGCGGCTGTCTCCCATACTTTGTCAAACGGTAAATTTGTGGTCTATGTAATCGCTCATAGCGGCCTTTAGGACTGGCGTGTCAAAAAACGCGAAGCAGTTCTTGTCAGGCCGCTTTTTGTTTTGCTCAATCCGAATCAGGTAGAAGCCCCGCATCATCAGGTAGCCCGCCATGCGCGGCGAGTAGATCATAATCACATCACGCTTGACGCTGTTAGCTGCGGGGGCGGTCATAGTTGGTGTCTTGTCCATTGGTAAACTCCTTAATATATATATAGGTAGGTAGTCGTGCTGGTGTGCTGGCAGGCAGCGCTCAACAGAACTCCCGTGTGCTAAAACGGTATCCGTCAGCGTCTGCGTACTCGCCGTCCCAGTGCTTGTAGAGTTCGCAGTCGTTATCGCTCTCGCACCGCCAGTTCCCGGTGTACATCCCGATCTCTGGGTCAAATACCTTAGGTGTTCCGTGCTTGATGACGCGCTCCTCGAACTCCGGCCAGCTGTACTTTTGTTCGTACTCGTCAAATATGGTCAGGTAGTGCATGTTGTCATGATAAAACTTGTCAAGGTCACGCACGCTGTGAATTTGCTCGTGCTCCTCAAATACAGGTTTCCACCCACAGCTGGTCTTGGCGATGTGCAGCTCCCAGCCGAGTTCCGGGATGTCAGTCACCTCGCGCTTTGATCCCATCAGGTCTGCAACGGCACGATTCTGCGTAAAAAAGTAAAAATTAGTTCCCATTGGTGTCCTCCTTATAACTTGAAATGTGTGTTATGAAACGTGAAAAAATAATCACCGGGTATCGAGAATCCGGCTTGCTTTATCTAATAGCTGCGTCAACGCACATGGCCATCGCGTCAACCTGATCCTGCCCTACACCGATATAACGCATGGTTGTTGCCTGATCACTATGCCGATATTTGTACTGCAAAGCTTCGTTGATTTGGTTAGTCGTAAGCCCGCCTTTGTCAGCTGCCGTTACGGCAATTAGACCATATGTTTTACGCATACTGTGGGTGCTGATATGCCCCTCTACCGCGCACGCCTTTGCGGCATCTGTAATAATGTGGTATACCTGTGTCTTGCTTACCGGCTTGGTGATATATCCGGCGCGTACCCATTTCTGACTCTGGAACAACGGCCACTCTGGGTCAAGGACACCAGACTGTTGGGTGCGAATCTCGTCAACTAATTTTGTGATAGCTTGCGCCGCATGTGGCGTGATGAGATCGTTTGTGCGCTTGTGGTTTTTTCTGTTGATGATTTGGGCATGTTTCAAAACGGAGTTAGTAGAGACATCAAAAACATCACCAATTTTTAGCTGCCGTATGTCTCCAGCGCGAAGGCCGAGCGTGATGCCACATATATATAAGGTATAGTTGCGCTGGCGGTTGCGGGCGTTTCCATGGGTTAGAAGATAATCTCCGATAGCTTTAATGTCTTCTACGCTGTGTAGAGGTTCTGCTGGTCTTGCTTTTAGTTTTCCATTTTCCTTTTTATTAGAGACGGTTTTGCAGTAGTCCTTGCGACGTTTTGGTGTTGTCTTCTTGGTCGGAACTAGCTGATAGCCAGTGGCTTGGGCGAGAGCTTCCATTACCGGATTGGTACCATCAGGTGCTTTTGCGTTGACAATAGCTTGTGCGAGGGCGGTTACGAGATCGGGCTGAGTGTTTGTGGTCGTGAGGGTGGTGTTTTGGCGTTTCATGGTGGTGTCTCCTTTGAATGATGGGTAATTTTGGTGTTGGCAAGATTCTTTATTAGTATTATAGCACTTCACACCACATATTTCAAGCACTTATCAAAAATAATGCCCTGATCGCCGAAGAAAGTGACGGTCAGGGGCTTAAATGGTGGCGTTTCGGAATGTTTTTGTGTGGTGGATATGAAAAATAACGAAAATACGTTAAAAATACGATAGTTTGAGCAGGAATTAGGTTGTTTGTGTGTGTTTTGTGCTAAAAATCTGCAAAAATAGCACGTTTTTTGATGCACGAAAATGAGGCGGAAATGGCGTAGGTACAAGGTTTGTCCGATGGGGTGGATCGAAGAAAGGGAACGGATATGGAGCAGTGTGTGATAGTCGGGGGTGCTGTGAGCCGAGAGTGTGAATGGATGACTTACTATTATAGTGGAAACGGATTTTGCCTTCCGTTTTTAACCTGCCCCCGGTGTATGTTTTGTGGGATTATCGACGTTGTAGCGTCAAAAAGTGCATAGTGGATACTCCATGTAAAAGAGTCTATTTTTTCAGCCCTTTACATTGCTGTGTTGCTATGCCGTGGGCCCGCTCTGATCCACGCGGTCTATAGTTATAGACCGGCTATAACTGTACATATACGTTATATACAGTTCGCTTTTATGCTATATAGGTATTATTATAATTATAATACATTATATAGCAAAAAATCAACTTTTTACAGCCGCAAAAAAACATTGACGATACAGCGTTATATTTCAAGTTTTTAAAAATATTTTGTAAAAAAGTATTGACATGCCGGTATACCTGCGTTATACTATGGGCACAACAAAAAAAAAGACACGGCGACGCGCGGCGGCCATAATCCGCGCGGGTTATAAATTCCCCAAAATTTATCGTTTCCGCGTATGCGTGAATTGCGACGGGTGAAAATGCCAAAACACAAAAAATACACGGCGCTTAAAAGTTAGTAAAGCATTGCATTTCAAGTTATTGCAGTTTGGAAATAAGACTTTTGAGGACATAAGAGACGACGCGCACAAACAAAAACAGTCAACAGGTACAGAAACGGAGAAAAAAACAATTAGCACATGGGAATGTGTTCAAACCTGTTTTGTAGCGTGGTTTTTCGCCGACGCGGTACAAAGAACGGAACTAGCCGCTATATAGTTATATTCTATATAGGCCCGCGTAAACAAAACCTTTTGTTTGCATAATTTATTAGTGATAGTGCAAATAGCAAATTATAAACTAATCATAGTCAAGTTGTACAAAAAAGTAGTATCCACACGCCCCGCCTGAAATTTCAGTGGAAACGGTGGTAAAAAGTAGACACGGTATTTTGTATAGTATGCAAAAATTGTCAATAGAACGCAGTTTTCAGCGGTAAACTATATAATTATAAACCCGCGCAACGCTTTTGTAAAATTGTGAAACAACGTGAAATTTTGGAATACTTGACGCAGGCGCACAAAACAATAAACCGCAAAAAAAGTGTATCCGATTAGGCGCTAACTATCGCTAATTGGTTAAGCGCTGTTTTGTTATGACGGGTTAGCTAACCGATAACACACAAAAAACAACGCTATTATTGTACACTTGCGCAGCAAAAAATAAAGGGGGATAGTTTAAACGTGACAGAATTTTATTGTAATGTGCCAATATGAGCAAATACTACATAAACACGCAAGCCTAGCAAACTTGCGTGTTACTTCATGGGCGCAAGCTGTTTGTTTACGCTCATAAAGTAGCACGCAAAAGCTACATAAACACCACAACAGCCCTAACCGGGCAACACACAAAAAAGGAAGGTATCACTATGTCTAACACTACCAACGCCGCCACTTCTCTTCTCGGTTTTCGTTCCATGCTCGAATCCCACTATTCCCAGGGCCTAACCACTGCCGTTTCCAAAGACGAGTTCATCGCTAAGGGCCTTCAAAAGGTGAACTATGACAACTGGCGCAAGGACTGCGCAGCCCTGCTACTCGTTGTGGGCGACCACGTTGCCGCCTGCCGCAATAACACGGCGTCCGAGAAGGGCAGTCTAATCCCTCGCCCTATCTATGAAGCATACAAGAAGTGCCTGTCTTACCTCGAACTGGGCGAGTCCGAGACTCGGCTCAAAGTAGGCCGCAACGACTTTGAGACTCTGCTGACCCTCGTGACAAAAACCGGCAAGGTGCGTGAAGTCTCCGAAATCACGTTCCGTAAAGAGTTTGAGCGCTTCATCTATGGCCGTCTGACCGGGGAGTGTGTCCTGACCCGTGCCGAGTACAATGCCAAGAAGGAAGCCGAACGCAAGGCAAAAGCCGAGGAACGCAAGGCAAAGAAGGCTGCCGAGAAGGAAGCCCAGGCCACTGCTGAAACTGCTACGACTGAAACCGTTAAGACTGCCGCCTAACAAGCAAGCAATGCCCGGAGTTGGTAGGCCGGGGGAAGGAAGCATCCTACCACCATGACTAAAAAGTCAATTCCACCCGAAAAGTGTACCCATTTGAAAATGAAAGGAAGTGCCACCATGTCTAACACTTGCACTATCGACGAGCCGCTGTTCTTCATTGACGAGTATGTAGCCAATGGGGCTATCCGTTGCCATGCCTACTGGGACGCCGATGAAGCATTCCACGACTGGGCCGACTTCAAGGCCGACAGCACTGTCCCCTATGCCGAACTATACAAGCGCGTGAACGGTATCGCCACGTTGAGCGAGACTGTTTCTCATTGACAAGAAAGGACAATCCAAGATGAAAACCACTTCCAAACCACGCCGCCAAGCAAGGCCACGCCAAGCTCCACTCCCCTATGTCGTTTACCAAGATGAAACCGGGCTGTTCTATGTTGCCCACCACACCAGGGAACTATGCCGCGTGGCAGACAGCACCGGAGCAAAAGGCCGGGCCATCCAAATCGCCGCCAGAATGAACGGCCTGACCATGACCGAACTCGTTAAAGATCGGCGGTTTAAGATTCACCTTTACCATCCTGCCCGCATCAAAGAATACACCGGATTCACCGACACGATACAATGAAAGCCAGCCCTGGCATAAAGGCAGTTAGCAACTCTGCCGCAAGGCTGGCTTTTGCGTATGTGCAAATACTACATAAACACAATCTTATTATACCATGAGTAAAACGAAAGTCAAGAGGTATGCCTTAACAAAATGCTGAAATTTAACCTCGATTAGATCGCTCTGTTCCGTGGAGCCGGTTTGCAAAAGTATTCCGGGTTGCAAGCGGACATAGAACGAAATCACTTGAAAATGTCCCTTCATTTGTGGTAGACTAAATCCATACTACATACTACTATGGATGGAGGGGCAACCTTTGGCACAAACAAAAGAGGAACGTGAAGCCATAAAAGAAAAATCAAAAAAAAGATATAATGTCGTTTTGACATTAGAAGAAGGCGAAGCGTTTGACGGTCTATTACAAGATTACGGTTGTCAAAACGCATCACAGTTTATAAAAAAACTATGTAGTGGAGAATTGACTATAAAACAAGATTGGTAACAAACTTCACAAAAGCAAACTAAATATTATTCCAAAAGCGTCCAGCTCCCAGCTGCGGCGCTATTTTTATACCAATTTTTTAAGAAAGGAAGTCCACCATGAAACCGATTCTGAAAATCCTTCTCACCATCACCCTCGTCACTGCCACCGTTCTCGCCACCGCCTACCTCACCTACCGCACCACCATGCAGAACATTCAGGTGGAAGTTGCCCGCGACACCGTTTACCTCACCGTGTTCGGCCAGACCGACGAATATGTGATTGGAGAGTGAACTGCCATGAATGAGTTTGAGAAAGTCCTCATCACCATCCAGATGAAAAACGATTCCAAAGCCGCCGAGACATGCTTCACAGTCACGATGACCGAAACAAAAGCATACGCTCTGCTCAATGAAATCGGCAGCTGGCATACGAACCTCGGGGAAGCTATCCTGTCGATTGTTCAAGACATCGCAAATGGATATGCCTACCTCATGGGATATTATGCCGCAACCGTCGCCAGCGCTGAAATCCTGCATTGATTCCGAATCAGCGTTGATTTTCCCATGCCGCTATGCTATACTAATAGCAAATGCAGCACGATTTGAAAACGAAAGGCTCAGTGATTGTAATGACATACGACGAATACCTCAACGCCTGTCTCAAGTTTGCCAAGGACACCGAAAACTGGTCCTGGCTCGATAGAAGTCGCTGGTTCACCACGAACGGCGGCGGTGACTATGAGGAATCCTGCGACAATGCAAACGGCGGCATCGACGTCGCCTGGGCTTATAAAATGAATCCCGATAAGGTGCGCAAGTATGCCCCGCAGGAATTCATGGACCGCTGTGTTGAGTTCCTCGACATGGCACTGAACGATCCCAGCGCCGCAAATGATTTCGTCAAGATGGCCTACGACCTGTTTAGCTGACCACAACTGAATACACCCGTCAAGCATCCCAGCGCCACACCGCGCCAGGGTGCTTTTTTATTTGCCAATACAATCAATAAATACTTCATGAGGTGAATTATAAATGAAAACAAAACTCCTTATAAAAGTCCTGCTCGGTTTCATCCCCTGCGTCCTGTTCCTGGCTTTCATCAATATCACGCTGTTGGCCGCAACCTATATGCCAATCTGGGCAGCACTGCCGCTGTTCGTTTTTGTCGTCTGCGTCATGTGGAAGGAGCTGAAATAAATGCCAACCGCACCGTTTAGCAAGCAGATCGTCCTCTGGGGCGATTCCCGCATCACCGCAAATATCACCGAGGCCGAAGCTTTCCACACCTGGGCCGAGAACGAAGGCATTTCCTATCGCTTTGATGTGGATATGGATAAACTCTGGCTCACCGTCTACGCCACCAGCCCCGCACAGATCGAATCCTGCAATGATTGGATGAGCGCCCACCGCACCGGCTGCTTCACCGCTTAGAAAGGAACATGAGTATGAAATTCAATGCCGTTACCCAAACCCTGCTGCATGAGAATCCCAAGGCGCTGCAATTTCTGCACTATGCCTCCGGGTTTGATTTTAATTCCCCATTCCATGTCTCCAGTGGCACGGGACGATTCACTTTCAATAGGGTCATGGCCCAGGTATCCTCCATCATCAAAGGCCCTGTCAATGTAGCGCTGTTCGTCAAAGTGAACAGCCGCTATCTGCCGCAAATGTATTATGTTCCTGTGGGAAACTCCGGCTTCAAGCCTACAAAGTCCGGTCTGCGGAACACCTACTACTACAACGTAAATGAATTCAATACGCAGCGCAGCTTTGAGGAAGTCCGTAAAAACGAGACTGACCACTATTACATCGTGATCCAGTCAAAATCCTACAGCAAACCGTGGCATGAAAAGCAGTTTGATTACAATGCCCGCTATGAAGTTCTCAAAACTTATCCTGGCAGTATCAACGGCACGTATTATATCTACGATCTCGATATCATTGATAAAGGCACTATGCCCCGCTATGTCAGTATCACACCGAATAAATTTCTTTACCCTCGTGAACTGGAAGCCGCCGGAACCGATGTTCACAACTACATTGACAAATCCGGTTACTATATCAGCTACTTCCGCCATGAATTGCATGAGCGTCTGCGTGACTATAAAAAGAACAATGCTCGCCAGCTTGTCTTGCAATCCGACTTCACGGCCACACTGCACGACCTTGATTCCAAAACGAAAGAGATCAAGCAAGCATTTGTCGCCGCAGCCGATGCTATGCAGACCTATGAGGATTGCCGCAAAGTGGAACGAACCGCCTACAACCTTGGCTGTATGTTCCACGGTGCTAATTCCATTCGCCGCAAGATCGACGAAAAAGCGTACTGGTCTTTGGACAGCGTTCAGTATGACCTTGAATATTTCACCACGCACTATAAGGATGCCTTGAAAAAACTTGGGAAGGGAGCATGACCCATGACAACCGCACACAGACCACGCAAAATGACCATCTACGACTACGAAACCCTCAAAGCCAAGAAAAACAAGACCGACCAGGATTATATGCGCATCAACTTTTTCGAAGAAAAATTTTACAACAAATCCGGCGAGCTTGCGAATGAATTCCGTTCCTCTCAGCTTCCGAAACTCCTGGAAGAATACGCCGATTATATCGAATCCACTGACGCCGTCCGCGCCATTTATGCAAGGGTAGACAAACTCGACTACCACAAAGGTGAACTCGTCATGACTGATAAATGGCCGCATCGCAACCACACCGTCACGGTAAACGGAATCGATTTTGAATTCCATACCGGAATTGCCCTTGACTACAGCCGCGCCGAGTGCATCTTCAACGCCATTGACAGCGTTCTTCATGAGTGTGAGGATGCCGAGAATTACACGCTGGAAGAGTTCCTGGAGGAATTTTGTTACCTTGACTCCGGTGAATCTGCACTCCGCGGCATCAATGCCTACCGCGTCATAAAAGAAAATAGCCGCAAGGCCCTGCAAATCTGGAAGCAAGACGAAATCGCAGACTATTGTGCAAATGTCAATTTGTAAAGGAGAATCATACCATGACCTATACCGTAAACAAATCTCTGTCCGAATTTCACTTCTGGTCCGGTGCTTGCTACCGCGCCGAGCAGCTCACCATCGAACAGCTTGACCGGCTCGATGATGTCATCCAGGAATGGATGCAGTGGGGCGAATACAGCCCGGATGGTCATATCCCCAGCGATACCGAAATCAATAACCTGTTCTGGTTTGATGAAGACCTGATCGCCAATATGCTCGGTTTTGGCAACTGGGAAGCTCTTGAGCGCCACAACTCCGGTGAAGATGACGACGACACCGAAGATGACGAGGAGGAAGACGACGATGAAGATGAAACTTGATCCGGTCTACCCGGAAATCGTTGCCCGCATGACCTATTTCAAAAATAAAACGAAGGACAGCTATCCTGCTTACCTCGCAAGGGTCAAAGCAAAGCATGAATATCATGACCTTTTGACTCGTGTGTCTTGGGATGTTCTGCGCTGCTGCTTTACTCCGGCACAGCTCTGCGACTGGTATGAAAAGTACAACTGCAATGACACCCACATGACCACCGCTGCCCGCAAGGCATATCTTGAAGTATTCGGCAACCCTGAAAACGAGGTGGTTTGAAAATGAAATGCCGCCACTTGTATCTTGACCCAAGCCACTTGCAAGAGTTCTGCGAAAAGAACCAGGTCGGCGAACAGATCGATTCCTTTGAAGGTACTCTGCTCGACGGCTTTATTGCCGCCTTCCCCGGTGGTTATGCCGCCTTCTACCCGCACTACCTCAATGAGTGGTCCAGCGACTATTACGTCGAGTATGGTTACGGCGACGCCCGCAACGTCTGGTACAACTGGAACAAATTTATGGAACAGTACAATGCTGAAAACGAAACAGATGAAGCAATCTAGTACATAAGAAAGGAACTTCAAAATGAAAACCACATTCACACCCTTCCACACCGACACCTTCCGCCACGACTTCCGCATCTCCCCGCTGGATGACGGGGATGACTCCTACATGAAAGACTACCGCCTGTTCCAGGCCATGGCACACGAGGCAGATGTACTTCAGTTCTATCTGGCCGATATCATGATCGATGTTTCCATCATCACCGAGGCCGAACCGGACACACGCTTTATCTGGATGGTCCGCGACATGGGAACGCACCTTGCCGTCATCGGGAAAGAAAACTGTGATGAATACGTAGATGCCGTCCGCAACTCGTGGGGCAATGTCAAGATGTACCTCATCCATAAGCGCAAACTCACCGGAGACGGCCAGACCTACACAATCCACCGCCTGACCGAAAAGAGCATTCGCCCCGTTCAAATCAAGCGCCAGGACAAAATCGATATGCTGAAAGCGCTGGCTCTGTATGCCCGCAACAGCATCGACTGCATCAGAGCGAACAAAGAACTGATGAACACCGACACGAAGGAATATTTACAGGAACTCGACAAGACCCTGCAAGAGCTGCCGATCCGCGACAGCAAGAAATGTACGATTGCGTGATGAAAGGAGTCTCCACCCATGTTAAAGAAGCGATTCCTATTCGCTTATTCCTGGATATTCGGCACCACCAAAAAGGAAGCTGAACATGTATACCGCACCGCTGACGACGGTTATATCAAGTCTGTCATCGACAGCTTTGAGCATAACGCCGCCATTACATTCTATGAGGATTGATTCCAGAAAGGAGCGACCCATGGCACGCCGCAAGCCTATCGTATTTGTCACATACAATCGTGATAAAGACTGGTATGAAATCCAGAACCGAGACCGCGAACTCATCGTCGCCTATCCGTTCAAACGCTGTGAAGCCGACATCTCCCCTACCAAGCAGTACATCCACTACGCCATCGTCACAAAGCTGGCCGAACTGCAACGTCAGGGCTACGACATCAAGTTTGACCTGTAAGCAATAAGGAGTCAATATGAATTATAATGACAGCAGCTAGACAGTACATATATTGTCATGACGATTTCCCCCTATTGACAGAACCATGATGACGCAGTACAATCATAACAACGTTCACATAGCATATTTCAAGAAGTGAACGGCGCTTTAAACCTTTTCCACAACACATAATTCAAGTTGATACAAAGGAGTGGTTCCTATCTTCCACTTAAAACATATCGGCGGCGAAAGCGGCCACTACGAAATCTACTACGGCAATACTTTCCTCTGCTCTGCCGACACCCTCGGCGAAGCGTGGAATGAACTGCTCTCCATCCGTGACGAATTAGTTTAGTCAGTCATAACCGTTCCGGGATATTGCCGGGCGTTCTGGTTTCTTCCTTTCTTGCCGGTTCGTCCGACCACCGGGCATGGTTTGTGGTGATTCCATGTCCATCTGGTCATTATCTTCCTTTCTCCGGCGCTCTGGGTCATCCGCTCAGAGCGTCCGGCAATGTCCCGGAACCCATTTTGAAATGAGGTACATACCATGAAAACTTATTCCGAATCCGATATCAAAGCAGCAATCACCAATCTGCTTTCCGAAAATGAAACACAGTACGGTTCCCGCACAGACCTCTACGGTGTTGGTTTTTACAACGGTTCGACAGAATCCCTCTATGACGTCCTTGACCGCCTCAGTATCAAGGAAGACCATGAATACTTCAATGATTGATTGAAAGGAGACCTTAAGGAGGACTGACGATGAAAACAATGACTTACACCCTCGCCTTTATCGATGGCAAGGTTTGCTATGAGTGTCTGCCCGATACGAAGGGCGCTTTCCTTTTCCATGGCGGATGGTTCATGCCGTTCTGCGATGAGGATGATTTCTTTCAGAGCAATAAGAAAGGATGTGTTCCCGCATGAGTAAATTTGATCTTGGCTGTATCAACATCACGGCAGATGTTGCCAATAAGATGGATGCCGATAAGGATTTCTGTCATTACGTAGCCGTGAGTCTTGCACGTCACGAGAACGGTGACTGGGGCGACCTTTGCGACAGTGATAAGCGTCAGAATGATGAAGCTGTCCGCACCGGCGATGACCGTATCTTTTCCGCTTACGAACCGGCTGACCATCCCGACTGGCACATCTGGATCATCACAGAATGGGATCGCTCCGCGACAACCGTTCTCTTCCCAGACGAATACTGACATTCAATCAAGAAAGGAAATGATTTTAAATGACTACTGCTCTTACACTCGCCACCCAGAAGCCCTTCGGCAGCCTGACCTGCGACTTTTACAAGAACGATTCTAATGAGTTCTATATGACTCGTACTCAGATTGGACAGGCATTGGAATATGCTAAGGTTGACGATGCAATCCAACAGATTCATGCAAGAAATGCAGATCGTCTGGACCCGTTGAGCTCGACCCTCATTTTGGGGGTTGAGGTCTCAAATGGAGAAACGACTTACACGCGACCGCAGAATGTGTTTGTCTACACCCTCCGCGGTGTTATGGAAATCTGCCGTTTCTCTCGCCAGCCCAAGGCCGACAAGTTCATGGACTTCGTTTGGGATGTCATGGAGTCTCTGTACGCCGGACGCAATGTCCTTGCCACGCCTGACCAGCAGACCGCCCTTGCCCCGCAGACCATGCAGCTCATGATGGATTCTTTTTTGAAATCACAGACCACCATGGCTCAGTACATCAACAGCACATCCTCCAACATGACAAAGCTGACCGAGACGATTGCCGCTCTTGCCAACCATGTTCTCACAATGCAGACCCAGCCCGTCGCTGTATCCGCCCCGGTGGAACTCAAAACGAATCCCACTGCACAGGCTGATATGATTTCCGAAACCACCCGTAAGCCAGCCTCTACTCCCCAGCCCAAACCCGTTAAGCACCACGGCGTCACCAGTACATGGCGGCGCAATGTCTATGACACGGTCGATAAGATCAGAACGAATCAGCCCGACAAATACCAGAAGAACACCACCGTCCTCAACGCGATCTATGAAAAGATGCGCACGGACTACGGCTTTGTCATCGATCAGGAAAAGCGCGAATACATCCGCCGCCATCCCCGCCAGAACAGCCCGGCCGTTATCACCATCATTGAGGATAACACCACCTGGCGTGAAATCTTCGACAGCATCCTCAACGATATCTACAACAGCTCCATCGTGAACTGCGTCCGCAAGAACGATACCGCAAACGAACCTGGCGTTGTCGTCAAGAATGGCCTTGTCGAGTTCAAAGCCCCGCATCCTCAGCAGGATTCCATCACCGACAACAGCGCTGCCATCCTGGATGCTGTTGACCGTCTGGCCGAGGCCAAGGGCGATAAGTCTCCCAAACACGCCGTCGTCTACCGCATGATTTTCTCCCGCATGTCCTTTGACTGGAATAATGCTAAGGAAAAACACCGCGCAAAGTTTGGTGTCTACCCCATCAACAAGACCGAAATGGTGCGCCGGTCTGATATGATCTGCGCCAAGTTCGTAGACACCGCAGATACCCTCATTCAGAGAATGGAGAATGAAAAATGAAAACCAAAACGGAAACGATTTTAAAATATCTGCCGCAGTATGACGAAATCATGCAGGAAACAAACGCTCCGTCGAGTCAGGCTACCACCTACACAACCTATTGCGTCGGCTGGCTTTCCGGTGCCAAGGCCGCGATTGATGCTATCCTGGATGATTCCAGTATCGGTCTTATGGTTTATAACGCCATTCAGGAACAGCTCCGAGCCGAGGATGTCAAGGAACATCTCGTTGGCTTCTATTCCTATGAACTCTGTCTGAAAGATGAAGATGTTGAGAAAAAGCTGAAAACGGCTGCTCAGGATGGAACCATCGACGCCATTACAAGCGATTTCCTCGATCACTATAACGCTGATATTCCTGAGTATGACCAGATCGATACCGCTATCGAAAACTACTACGCTGATAAAGAGGTGTGACCTATGTCTACATTGACATTGAGAGAAACCAACATCGTTGAAACCGACCTCGATGGCATTTATGTCACAGACGGCGAAAGCCTGTTCTTCATGACCGCAAAACAGGACAATATGCCTCTCAATCCCCGCGAGAATGATTGCAACTGCTGCACCATCTGCTATGTCCGCAACCGCTACCTCGGCAGCTCCAAGTATGATAATGATAGGGATTTTGCCGACAGTGACGACCTCAATGATTACCTTGCCGGACTTAAAGACCGCGGAATTGAATTTGTTTCCGTGCCGCTCTACGCCTATGTTCACAACGGCATTACGATCAGCACCGGATCTTTTGATGACCCATGGGACAGCGGCTGCTTCGGTGTCGCCATCTGCACCAAAGAACAGGTCATTGAGGCTTTTGGCAATGACACCGACTGGCAGCGGCACGCCCAGGATATCATCGAAGGCGAAATTGAAACCTATGACAAGTTCCTCACAGGCGAGACTTATATCTACTCCATCTACTCATACGATAAAGTCACCAAAGAGTGGACGCTGGAGGATACCTGCGGCGGCTTCTACTCCGATGACGAGGATGAAATGTTCTCGTCTTATTTCGGCAAGAATTATCGCATCATTGACGAAAGCGAGGCTGAACAATATTTATGAGCGACGATTATAAAGTGAACGGCAAAGAATACAGCCTGATGTCCCCTGCCAACAACCGTATCCTGAACAAACTTGTCGATAACGAGGTTTACTGCAACATGACGCAGGAAATCGAATTCATTATTAACGCCCTGCTTGAGGGTGCAAATGACAGCAGTGCCCCCTTCGATGTGGATGACTACGATGCTGCCATCGAGAACGGTATGGAACATGTCTGTGAGGACTGCGGTACCTGCGATGATTTCGAGGACTACGACCCGCTGACCGCAGATGAAACCGATTTCCATGGCGAGGATTGGGATCCAGAGGAACCTGTGTATACCTGCCCTGTCTGCGGTTTGGAGTACAAAACCCTGCAGGAAGCCCGTGAGTGTTGCAGCCATGAGGACTGCCGACGTTGCCGCAACTGCGGTCATGTCTACGGCGAATATGATTTCGGAGAGCTGGACAAGACACAGCCCGAAATCTATGAGTGGTATGCTGTCTCCGACTGGCTCGGCAAAAAGCTCAGTCAATACGGCGAGGTCGTCATCGACGCCTGGGGTAAATCCTACTGGGGTCGCCAGGGCACCGGCCAAAGTATCATCTGCGACTATGTCATCGAACAGATCGCCTATGACCTCGAAATCCTTGAAGGCCAGCGGTATAGTTGGGAGGACAGGGTCGCATGAAATACCTTGTCGTACATACCTATCTTGAAGAGGATGCCTATCCTAAAATTCTGGAACAGGCACTCTGCGATGATTTCGAGTCTGCCAGGCATCTGGTTACGGACCAAGTCAACAGTGAACGTTGTACGCTTTTGTTCGATGAACACCTGCAATCCTACGCATACGAGAATGATAATGACACCTATGTCTGGACGCTTGAAAAGGACGCTTACGACTGGTGGCACATCTACTTTATTGAGGAGTGAATTACTATGAATAATGATCTCTGGTATGTCCTTGTCCAGCATTGGGACGAAGATTGTTGCGATTACAGTGAAGTTGATTTTTTTACATCCGCAAAAGTTGCCGTTGATTATGCTACGAAGCTTTCTAATGACTTCCGTTCCAGCTATGAAGCAGACCACTATGAAATTAAAGAAACCTCTGGTGGTGGTTGTGGCTGGCGTTTGGAAACCTATACAGAGATCAAGGCCACTTATCACAACAGTGAGGATGTTGTCGCTTGCGAGTTGTACAAAATCGGGAAAGTAATTCCGACTTCAGAAGTATGAAAAATCAACGCTACAGCAAAAAGCAGTTCGACAGCAAAATCAAATTCGCCGCGATGAATTACTACGATGCCCGCTTCCGCAATATGTCCACACAATTTGATGCAGGATACTGCAAGGGAGTCCTTGATACGATCTTCCTCATGCTAAATATCCTCAACGTCCAATGTACAAAAGAATTCATTTTCAACCAACAAAGGAGCGCATAATGTTTTCTAATGCTTTACTTAATGCCATCCAAGGAAAAGGTTGGCTTTATAGTGTCGATTTTGATAACGATACAAATCCCATTGGTCTTGAACTTGAAACATGCTCTCCCGCCGGTGAGGATTTCCTCGTTTATCTTTATGGCAGCAACGATGACGAAATTTTACATAGCCTGTATGAATACGCTGAGGATTTCGACCCAGAAGAACACGCTCTCTCCTGCGTCGATATGCGTGAGGCACCGGGTATCCGCACCTTGCTTCGTGACGCGGATGAAATGGCCGATGAGCTTAATTCCCTGTATGAACATTTGTCGAATGCTGTAAAAAAAAGTAAGTTAAGGTGAACCTGTATGAGCAAAATCAAAATCGTATCTGCGGCAGAAATGTCAAATATCATTGATAAACCGCACGACAGCATCGGCCTTTACCTGTCTCTGGAATCTGACGGAACCGATATCGTCCTCGTTGCCTGCGACAACAGCACCGGAGACGCATGGGTGGAAGAGTTCTACAGTACAAAAGACGCCATGAGATGGCTGGAAAGAGCGTAAAAGAATGGTTTTAAGAAAGGACAACAATCATGCTTATTTATGTAAAAGACTCGGTAGCCAACGAGAGCTATCTCATTATGCTGCAACAGGGTACGGGTGATAACCTCTTTGGCAAAGACATTAAGAACGGATATGTTGGATATGTGAACTATTATGTCGATAGGTTCACCGGTCATTACGGAGACGATAACGGATTCCGTTTTTATGATTGTGGAATGTATCGTTGCACACAAGAAGAGTTCCGCCATATAGAGCAGGGGAACATGGAGTACCTGCTCGATGAAATTATTCCCTATATTTTTGCAAGCGGTTTGCGTAACATCAAACTGCCCGATGGCGTCACCTACAAAATTGTCGATAAAGGATTAGAGGAATAATCATAGATTGGCAAGGGTATAAAAAAGAGTGATTTTATGAAATTCAGGTGATGACACAATGAGCAAACTATATTACAAAATCAATCTTGAGGAGTTTTTTGATAGCGATGATGATTATCGCGAGTACCATAATCATCTACCACACTTCAAACAGTTAAAAGATTGGCTTCCTAAAAAATGGGCCGAATGTCATATAGAACAGACCTTCAGTATGAAAGAGATTCGTGAAAACATAGAGTCTTGTATATTGACGGTACGACAAGGGAAAGATGGTGAAGCCTATGCAATGATAACAATCAATTTCAAACCGGGTTTTCGTTTATCTGCACGCCGTCTGGAATCTGTTTGGGATGATCTTGATGCTCAAATGTCTGACGGATTCGGTGAATGCGTGGATCACAATCAAATTCCGGGTGCGCCGGATGGGTATATGTTGTATTTGTAAAATTTATAAATCGAGGTGGAAGCATGAATTGGTACAAAGTTGTTGGTGTTATGGATGACGGCGCAAGAATTTATGGTGAAGAAGTTATTCTTGCCGCCAACTCCAAACAGGAAGCCAGTGAAAAAGCAAAACGAGTTTTGCATAACAACGCCGAAGAAGTGTTCCACACAGACCACGTTTTTGATCTTGACCCTGAGCTGGCTTACGTTTTTTCTCTCAGAAAAAATATCCAAATTCGCTAAGAAATCGTTTTATGAATTGAGGTAACATTTATGACCAAGAAAGATTTGGAAGTAATGGTTGAGGAACACGAAAACAAAGCTGCTACCTATTTTCACAATGAAAACAACAACAGCGGTTATTTTGAGAAAGGTCTTGCCACTGCGCTCGCTTTTATTGTGGAACATTTTGATGAACTCTGTGAAGACGTCCATCAAGACAAACTCATGCGGCGTGCTACTGAAGAAGCCAAGTATTGCATCCGTGAATACTTCCAAAGCAAATACGATTGCGAGTGGTCCAAAGATGAAATCGAAGATCGTATCCAGCGTGCTATCGATGAAGGCGACGCAGAAACACTTGCCAACTCTTTCATCGACAGCGCCGATGACGGCATCCCGAATGATGAATGGTGCGAAAGTATTGTAAGAGATTTCTACGATTAAACAGCGATGCTACGACAAATACAAATCCATAAAATTTATGTTTGATGGAGGTGCTGTATGACTTTTCAAACCTTGCAACGAATCTACAAGGCTCTTTCTGATGAGCAGGAACACGCAAATGAAACATTGCGATATACAGAAGAAGCAATCGCAAGATGCAATAGGACTGGCATGGTTATCACGTCTACTTTATTGGACACCCAAAAACGTTCTTTAAACGATTGTGATGAACTTTCCCGTGCAATCGAAGATTTTGAATCTTACGACTGGCATTGACGGAGGTGCAACATGACAGACCATTCCTACGAGGACGCAATCCTCGAAGCCCAAGACGGCATATTCGACAAATGCCACTATTGCGAGTACAAAGGCAGCGCCTGCCACAATCAGTGCATGGAGCTGAAACCTATCTACAATCCGAACTTGAGGTGAAAACAACATGAGACATCTGTATGACTGCCGTGTTTATAATACAAAGCGCAAATTCGCCGACGCCTACCTTGTTACGGCAGAAGATAAAAATGATGCGATGAAAGAGCTGATTCGCCGCCTTGATGATGAAACAGACGACGGATCCAGTGTATATGATCTGCTCGAAATGGTAGAGGTTGAATAAAACGGAGCTTTGATGGAGGTAACAGATATGGAACCAAGCTTTGTTTACATTGACCGTTACGGTAATTGCCGCTGCGGTCGGTGCTGTGAACCGCTTTTCTGTGATGAAAACGGCGATATGCCAGTCACCTGCCCGCGCTGCGACTCCGAACTCGACTATGGTAATCTCGATCAATCATCACTTATGTGATAATGGAACTTTTATGGAGGCACAGTATGCAATATACATATACACCTACAGGTCGTTTGTGGGTTTGCCGTTTTATCCACGAGTGTGAGGCTAAACGCAAAGAAATTCTGGACGCTGGTATTGACACTGCCGACAAAACTGATCTTCCAACCGCACAGGACATTTTGGATGATGTGAATGTTGGTATTGGCTTGGATGAAGAAAACGAATACATCAACAGCTGGGGCATTACGGACCATTTTGGTTCTCAACCGCTCTTGCTAATCGTTGGCGAAGATATCATTTTAGCGGACGAATAAAATAAGGCTTTGATAGAGGTGCAATCATATGGAAACAATTTATATCGTAGCATACGACAGCTATGAAGGCCCTGATTATTACGCATTCCGCAACAAGGACACAGCGATCAGGGATGTTGACGCAGATTTTCACAACACAATTTCTATCCTGAAGGCGCAGGGATATCAGGCCACTGTAGCCTGTGATGAACCGTTCCGGAAGGAGCTTTGCGTTCCTGACACAGGAATCTATCACGAATGGAGCATCACAGAGTCAACACTGGAATGAGTTGTCGAATGTAAATAAAACGGAGGTTTTGCAAATGGAAAATGCCTACACGTCGTCACAAATCCGCAGTGCCGCTGCCGCTCTTATCAAAGACAATGACAACAATCTTGAAATTTCTGACCCTGGTTATGATACCGGTTATGTTGAAGGTGTCCATGATGGCCTGATCGATCTTCTGAATAAGCTCGGTATTGTTCACGACTTTCAATATATGAATTACTGATAGGAGACTTTGCAAATGGTCACTCTCAAAAATGAAATCAATGCCATTGGTCCTGTTCGCTTGCGGGAGGTGGATTATGGAGGGTTCTTTGAATTCGATGACAACATTTATCAAAAATTTTTCTGGAAAGAAACTGAAGAACAGTTTGATTGTCTGGACCCGTCCAGTATGAATTACATCGGAATCCGATTCGATGAATATGTCCGCCCCGTCGATGTCGAAATCACCGTGACCGGATACACAAAGAAAGGCTACTGATGAAATACTTATATCTCTTGCAGCTTTTATCCTGTGAACGTGGTGCTATACCCGTTCTTGCCTCCACCAAGGAATTTGAATCCTTTTCAGTCGCCGCCGACAATGCCGAGAAAGAAGCCAGCGCATTCTTTGCATTCTATCAGAATGACGCCATGGATAACGATAAGCCACTCCCCGTATTCCATCGCAACGATGACCCGTACGACCAAGATACCAACCTGCTCTATTGGGTTACCGGCTATAATTTTTCAGACTATTGGTTCATCACCGAAATTCAAATAGAAAAGTAATGGAGGTTCTAAAAAATGAGAACGATTACACAAACCCACACCGGCAAAATCATTTCCGATACAGATCTTTGCCTTGAGTATCTCTATGTCGGCGACTACGGCAAAGAAAATAATATCAAAGCGGATTTTCTCGGCTACACCAAACGTATCGATAAAGTCGAGCATAAGCCGGTCAATATCAAAGAGAAACTGGTCGTCACAGTCTCCAGCCAGAAGGGATGCCCGATGAATTGCAATTTCTGCGATTGCCCAAAGCTCGGGTTTCACGGCAATGCCACCACGACCGAGCTTTTGTCCGAGATCATGTCCGCCATCTCTCTGTCAGGTATCCATAACGGTGCCAGATTGAATGTTCACTACGCCCGTATGGGTGAACCGACTTTCAATCCCAACGTCATCACATCCGCCAGGCTCATTGCACGGATGCTGCAAGACCGTAATTCCGACATCAAATTCGACACCTATCATCCTGTTGTTTCTACCATGATGCCAAAGGCAAATAAAAATCTTAAAGAGTTCCTACACCAATGGGTCAGCACCGGCGCTGTTTATGGCGGCGAGGATGGCTTCGGCCTGCAGTTCTCCATCAATACATTGGATGAGGCAGCCCGCAATGAAATGTTCCGCGGCCATTCCCTTTCTTTGCAGGAGATCAGTGACATTATCAAAGAATTGCCCGCCCCTAAAAAACGTAAATACACCCTCAACTTCGCCGTCACGTCCCAGAACAATCTCGATGTGGATCTGATGAACAAATACTTCGATAAAGAAAAGTGTATTGTCAAGATCACCCCCATCCACGAAACGGTCGAGGCCGTCAGCGAAGGTTATGAAATCGTTACCGATTTTGATGTTTACGAAAAGTTCGAGCAGCCACTCGTCAAAGACGGTTGGGATGTCATCGTGTTTGTTCCCAGCAAAGAAGAGGACGCCGACCGCATCACCTGCGGCAATTCCCTGATCGCTCTCGCCAATCAGTAAGGAGACACACAATGAAAAAGATCCTATACCATATCACATCGCTTGCACTCATCATTGTCCTGGCGGCATCACTTTCTTCCTGCGCCAATGTAGAAAGCGGCGTTCACGATATGAATGGCAGCATCACAGGCCATACATATAATTGCCAGTTCTATACCAATGACGGCGAAGAATTCATGGATGTCACCGGCTCAAAAATTGATATGAACGCCAATGTCGTTAAGGAATACACCTACACAAGTGATGGCGTCTGGGGCGTCACAAAAACGATGTCGTCCGTCGTTACCATTACGGTAGATGGCAAACAGATCAATAACTGCGGCTCCACCGTTATTTTTGCCGAGGAAGGCTTGGAACCTGATGTTGACTTTCAGGTTCAGGATATTCACAGCACGACTGATGGCAGTCTGGGTGAGAACACCATTATTGCCAAAACCGTCAATTCTTATAAAAACGCTTTCGGTAAGCCCGTTGTTGTCGTTATTCAAAGTCAACTCGGTGATCCCATCTGCGCTTACAGCGGCGAGAACGTCTATTGGGAAGTCTGTCAAAATCTGCCTAAGACAACCAAACTCATGATCGACGGTCGTGCGCTTTATATCCACCGCGCCAATTTCCAAACCATCGATAAGGACTTACTTAACTAATCAGGAGAATATGTATATGACAAACAGCGACAAGCTTGAATTCCTTGGCCAGATCATTGACATCTTTGAGGACTTCCTCGATGAAAAGGGTGTCAAGATCGACAATCCCGACCGCGACAGGGATGCCATTGTGGATGCTGCCTGCGGAGATACAAACATCTACGGCTGTGATTATGGTGACCTTTCTGACCGTATTGAATCAACCATGATCAACTGGGGTTTTTTCAAGGAGGAATCATAATGGATGACATGAAGACGCCGAGCTTTGATATGGATTGGGCAGATCGCGCCGAGGCACTCGCTCGTGACATTTATACCTTGTGTATCGAACATGATTGCTGGCAGGATGTCTACATCTACTATAACGGCAAGCGCATGGGTACGAGCGGTAAGGATAAAACCGGCAAAACCGTGTATCGCTACGGCGGCACGCCATTCATCGAAGACGATATGGATCCGCGTAACTACTTTGAATATGTCCGTGAGCCGAATATTTTGAGCATGAGTTTCGAAGGCACTCTGTATGACATTCTTAACAATCATGACATGTTTGCCTTGCAGGACCTGTTCAGCAAATATGGCCTTTATTACGAGCTTGGTAATGCGTGGAATCTGAGCGCATATCCAATCAATGAATAACCTATCTAAGGAGCTGAACCGTCCATGACTACCACATCCATACTCCGGTTCGAGATCCGTCAGGTTGACGCCTATGAGGACGAGGAATCCTGCTGGTGCTGGAATGAATCCATTCACCTGAGCGACTTTACCGTTGCAAGCACGACCAATATCCCCCGCAAATTTGTCCGGGAGCTTCATAAACTCGGCGTACATTTCGCACCAAACCGTATCCTTGTTTACGATGACGGCGACCTGCTCGAAATCGTTGACCGCAAAACAAAACAACCACTTTTCGCCGCACTGATGCTGTAATACCAACCGCCAAGGGTGAGATATAAAAACTGAATATTGTATCCGCTCTTGTGCGCTGCCAAGAAAGGATACATAACATGAAAAAAGATCGTGTCATAGAACAGATTTTTATCTCTCACCCGCAGGGCAAAATGAACGGCATCCCAACTATCACCACCAGTATGCTCTGCAACCCCATTTGTGAACAGCGTGCTAAGGATGAAACCAGCGTATGCGCACACTGCTATGCCAAGCGTGGTCTGGCCATCTATCCCGCCGCACGAAACCGCTATGCAGAAAACACCAAGATCCTTTCCAGTCATGACCTTGAGGTTTACGAACTGCCTGTTTTGAACAGCAGTATTGCCCGGTTTGAAAGCCACGGTGATCTTGTCAATGTGACACACGCTAAGAACTACATCCGCATCGCCAGAGCAAATCCGTGGTGTACGATTGCTATCTGGACAAAGAACGCCGCCTTCATGGATAAGGCCATTAAGGAGCTTGGCAAGCCGGACAACCTGATTTGCGTATACAGCTCCGACCACCTCAATCAAGTCTCGCAGGATTTCTCCAACTACAGCTGGATCGATAAGGTGTTCACCGTCTATGATAAGGCATACAGCAAGCAGCACAATGTCGAGATCAACTGTGGTGCCCGCAACTGCCTGACATGTCATAAATGCTACGAACACAACGACATCTTTTTCGTAAATGAAACGCTCAAATAAGGAGGTTCTGCACCATGTCAAAGAATTACGACCAATATGAAGTCAAGATCACCCCCATGCAGGAGACCAGCTTTGATGACGGTACCTGGTTCTATTTTGTCAATATCTATTACCATGAAGCACCACTGTTTACATATGAATATGATGATCCCGGTAAGATCAAGCATCTCTATGCCCTGCGCATGATTGAAAGCGGTATGGACATGGCCGCAAAATACGCAGACAACATCATCCGTCAAGACATGAATGGCAACCACTTTCTGCCGAAACTGTCAGACCTGAATCCCCACCTTGCAGATTGGATCGAATCCTGTTGGCAAAGTGAAAACGATATGTGGTTTGTCGAGCATGATGACCCAGAGGTTGCCGAAATGACCAAACAGGACTGGCAGGAAATCGGCGAACAAGTCGAAAAATACTTCGGCTATGATGTCATCGAGTTTGAGGAACCGGACCAGTGGACGCCTGACTCTGACTATCTCGTCTGCTGTTATGGTTCCTGCATCAATTTCGTCAACTGGCTTTAAATAAGGAGAATCACAATGAATGTATACGAACTTCCCAGCAATGTCGGCAGCTGGTTTCTGACAGATTCCGACTGTGCCCAGTATTGCCACAAGCTCTCGCCTACCAGGTATGAATTCACCCAGATCGTCTGGCTGGACACCACAGAAGACACGGATAAAACCTATTGCGTCACGCAATCCGTTGAAGATGTCGGCGACATGACTCTTGATGAGATCTCAGGCCATATCAGCAGCTACTATAAAACACTGTTCGGAATGGTGGAAAGCTACGGCGGCATCCATGACACCGGCAAGAATGCGCTCACGGTCGCAGACTATTGCCAGCTCATTGCCGAGTGCGCCTTTGAAAATGAAGTCGGAGACAATTCCATCTCTGAAGTCATGGACTGGAATCACTGCGTAGACTTTCAGCGCGGTTATATGCTCTCACAGTAAGGAGGATGTTTGATTATGAATTTTACCACTCAGGACCTTCACCAACTCTGCAACGGCCTTCCCGACAAAAAGAACATTCCGCTTCTCATCAATAATAAGCCTGTTGCTGAAATTCAAATCAGGATCGTGAATGATGCAGAAAACAAGTTCGTTTTGAACCTGATTTCATCAGAAGAGGAGTTTTAACCATGTTCTACCAACACAGCCTTCGCGTCTATAACGACGAAACGCTTGCCCCATACTATATGGACAAGGAAACCGTCGAGCAGGTCACCCGCTACCTGTACGACAACGAAATCACCGGTGATGTATATAACGGTATTTCCTGCTATCCATTGTGCGGCAAGCCTACCGTCGATACTCCGTTCTATGCCACATCCAGCCTTTCCTTTGACACCGGCGAGGATGTCGAGTTCTCCATTGAAAACGATATTCGTGAAGCCTCCTACAAATTTCCCACCATAATTTTCGAGCTGACCATCCGCTGCTGCGACACCAATGAGTACACCAGGTACTATTTCAGAAATGGCAATGTGAAATGTTTTCCTGGTGCTGTCACTGTTTCCTACCCTCCCTTTGATTCCATCGAATGGATAAATTCTTAAATAAAGGAAGTATCTGTACTATGATTTCTCAAAAAATTTTAGATGCTCTGGCTGACAATAATTGGAAGTCCTATATCGATACCGACGATAAATCTATTGACCTTGAATGGCATTCCCCCGCAGGTGAGGATTTTATGCTGTCATTCAGTGTAAAGGACGACGACGATTTTCTCTCCCAGCTTTTTGATGCCTATATGAATTTTGATACGGAACAGCACGCCATCGAAAACTACGGTATGAGCGGTGCTCCCGGCTTACGTGTCCTGCTTGACGACGCTGATGCTATCGAAGGTGAGTTGCAACGTCTGTGGTGCGAACTCAGTAAAGTAAAAGAGACGGTATAACCTGCGCCCTTATTATGAAGGAGTGATTTTATGAACAACATCAATCCCAAATTCATCCTCACCTGCCCCAACTGCGGTACAAAACAAATCTATGTCGGCACCGGCCTCACCTCTCAGTCCATCTGCTATCGCTGCGCTGCAGACCTCGAACCCAACACAGACCAGACCACTGCGGAAAAAATCAATACGATTTATAGCAGTCTTGACCTGCGTGATGAGTTCGGCGGATCCATCAATCGGACGCTTGAAGACGTTTGCACAGCCGATGAAGACCTCGCCGCTTTTGTATGTGAGGCATATAAACGCAATAACATTTCTGAAATGTTCAGTGCTATTGTCGGCCGCGACATCGATGACATCATTGACCGCATGAATTCTATCCCGGTTGAAACAGAAATGGAGGCGACAGAATGAACCGCGTTGTCGTCGGCGCATACCCGATCTGCAATACCGCCAGTCTGAATATCTACGAGTACGATGACGCCAACGGCCGTGTTCTCGCTGGCATCAATAACAATCGACCTTATTGGTACAGAATGTGTGTGGTATATTCCCTGAACACCGGTGTAACAGATTTCGGCTTCAACTTTGGCGGCGATTTTATCTCATTTTCGTCGGTGCTGCGCAGATAATTTCTGGTAATATTTACCGCTTGTTTTTCCGCACAAAAGGAGTATTTTAAAAATAAGGAGGTCATCCAAATCTTGCCAAATTCAAAAGATGCTGATTTGCGAAATCTCTATCGCCGTAAAAATTACCGCCAGACTCCTGGCTACCCATACCGCTCATGGACACAGCATGAAATCGATCTGGTTCTTGCGCACAATATGCCTGACCGGGAGTTATCCGCACAAATCCAACGCAGCGTGATGTCCATCCAGCTTATGCGCTGCCGCGCCAAGAAAGGGTCTCCACTATGATTTTATTACAGCTTCTCTTTTGCGCCGCGTTCGTATTTATTATCGTTGCTATAGTTGGTGGTGCGTGTCTCGGTCTCGGCTGTATGATCTTGCCGCCTATTGAAAAGGCCATTGATGATACAGCCGAAAAAATTGCCCCCACGCCAGACCGCTACAAAAAGCAGCAGGAGGTTTGGGATTCCTATCAATACATAAAGTTCCACCACAAAAATCTGCGCGGTACGACCACCGAAGAAATGTGCAAGCGTGAAAATTGTACCGAAAAAGAAGCCCAGATGTATATGATTTTCGAGGACTGTCAGGATATGGGCATCAAAATGAACATTGCCTACGCTGACCGCCTGACCGGTGCCAGCGATGAGCGAGAGCAGATGGCCAGACTTGAAAAGCAATTCCCCACGCAGCAGGCCACCTATCAGACCGAAACGCTTCCAGGTCACACTCGTCTCACCCGTGAAGAAGTTGCCGCCAAATACGCGGCTCAAAAATAAGGAGGAATTTATCATGCGTAACAACAACAACAGCGATCTCGGCATCATCCTTCAGGTAATCTTTTGGGGCTTACTTATTCTTCAGGTTTATACTGCCTTTTTCTGCAACTATTGATTGGAAGGAACCGTGCTATGTTGGGTCTTTTATTTCTCAGCGCATTGATTGTCGCTGTCTGTTTAGCACCGTTCTTCTGGTTCTGTTACAAGTTCGGCCCCGGCATACAAAAAGGGTATGATGATGCCGTTGACAGTCTAGCCGAGAAAATCGCCCCGCCCCTGCCAATGCACGCAAGCAGCAGGAGGTTTACGATTTCTACATGAACATACTTTACACCGGTCAGAATACCTGCGGTGAATATACCCTTCTTGTGCAGCAAAAAATAAAATGCACTCGCCCTATGGCACTTATGTATATGCTGGAGCATGATTGTCAGCACGCCGGTATTGAGATGAATCGTGCTTGCGCAATGGATCTCTGTGGCTTGTATTGATAAAGAAAAATTTTACAGTGGATAAGGATTTTCTGATGAAGTTTTTCTGGATCACTTGGATCAGTTTGATGATTTTGCAAGGATATGTCAAGCTCGCAGGGTATTGAATCTTATAACGAAACACTATTTCAAGTAAAGGAGCAATTTATGATCCGATCCAGTTACGCTATTACCGATTTCCCTGATGGTACACATCTCATCAAGTTCGATATGCATGACGAACAGCACACAGCACCAAATGCAATCACATGGTTGTATGAATCCATGTCTGAATTTGCAGACATCGCCATGATCGCCTCCAATATTTCTGAGAATAGGGGAAAGTCTCCTATGCTTACTATGCCATACATTCCCAACGCCCGTATGGACAGGACAAAGAATGGAGAGGTTTTTACCCTCAAGTATTTCTGCCAAATGCTGAACGCCATGAATTTTTCCGAGGTTAATGTTTTCGACCCGCATTCCGATGTATCTGTTGCACTGCTTAACCATGTCTATGTAATGCGCCCGCAGCTAAAACAAGTTATTTACAAGGCTATATATCAGTTTAAGCCTGATATGCTCTATTTCCCCGATGTCGGCGCACTCAAGCGCTACGCTGATTTTGTGCCAAAGGATACTACCGTTCTCTACGGTAACAAGCTCCGCGACTGGAACACCGGCACGATTCTCGGTCTGGATGTGGTTGGCGATGTTAAGCCAGACGCACGAATCCTCATGATCGATGACATCTGCTCCTACGGCGGTACGATGTACTACTCCGCCAAAAAGCTGAAGGAGCTTGGCGCAGGCGATACCGCGATGTATGTTTCCCACTGCGAGAACTCTATCCTCGACCCGGAGCATGGCAAAATTTTTTCAGAACCCGGCCTTATCTCTAAGGTCTATACTACCAATAGTATCTTCACCGGCCATGATGACCGTATTGAAATCATCTATGAATTTTAAAGGAGGTTATAAATGAGCATCAATCCTATGCTTCTCTGTGATTTCTACAAAACCACACATTCCCGCCAGTTCCCCAAGGGCACGACCGAGCTGACCAGCTACTTTACCCCGCGCATGTCCCGCTTGAATGGTATTAACAGCGTTGTCGTCTTCGGCATCCAAGCTTTTTGTCAGGACTATTTGATCGACTATTTCAACAAGAATTTCTTCTTTCTTGGCAAAAACGAAGCCTGCGACGAAATCTTTCGCGTTCTGGACAATACCATCGGCGCAGCCAACTACGATAAAGAAAAGTTCTGCGCTCTTCATGACCTCGGCTACCTGCCCGTCGAGATCAACGCCATGCCGGAGGGTACGCTCTGCCCCATCCATGTTCCCTTCCTCGAAATGAAAAACACCCACCCGGATTTTGCGTGGGTACCGCAGTTTCTGGAATCTCTTATCAGCGCCGAGCTTTGGCATCCCATGATCTCCGCCACGGTCGGCCATCTCTACCGTCAAATCGTGGATGAATATTATGACAAAACCTGCGATGATTCCACTCCACGCGGCAAAGCGCTCGGCGATTTCTCCTTCCGTGGGCAGGAATGTCTGCAATCCGCTGTCAAATCCAGCGCTGGTTGGTGTCTGTCTTTCCTTAACACTGCCACCGTGCCCGCCATTCCCTACCTTGAAAAGAACTACTACTGTGACGCAAGCCTTGAGCCGGTTGCTTACGGCTCTGTCTCGACCGAACACAGCGTCATGTGTTCCAACTTCGCCGTCGATGGCGATGAAATCACAATGCTTCGCCGCCTGTTGACCGATCTGTATCCACATTCCAGCTTCTCTGTCGTATCGGATTCCTACGACTACTGGAATCTTGTCGACAATATTCTACCGCAGCTCCACGATGAAATCATGGCACATGACGGCTGCCTGCTCATTCGCGGTGACTCTGGCAACCCGGTTGAAATTGTAACACAGACCGTTTACCATCTGTGGGAGCAGTTCGGCGGCACGATTAACTCAAAGGGCTATAAGGTACTTGATCCGCACGTCAAGGCTATCTATGGCGACTCTATCACGATCCAGCGCTGTGAGGCCATCTATAAGGAGCTGGAAGCCCACGACTTTGCCGCCTGTAATGTTGCGCTCGGCGTCGGCAGCTTTTCCATGCAATGCATCGAACAGGATGGTATTTTGAAACCGTTCACTCGCGACACCTTCGGCATGGCCGTCAAGGCAACGCATGGCGTTATCGACGGCAAGGAGGTCAATATCTTCAAGGATCCGAAAACCGATGCAGACCATTTCAAAAAGAGCCTCAAGGGTTTGTGTGTTGTCTTTGACGATCAGCAGGATGGCCGCATCCGCGTGCAGGATGAAATGGATCAGAAAACAAAGAACTTCTATCGTAGCGTCGATATGCTGCAGCCGGTGTTCCGCAACGGCAAGATGATGCGCCGCCAGACCCTTTCCGACATCCGCAACCGACTGAATCTGGAGGGGATCTGATATGTCTATTAAAATCATCGACGGTAATCTTTTTGACTCCAAGGCTAAGATCATTGCCCATCAGGTCAACTGCCAAGGCAAAATGAACTCCGGCGTCGCCAAAGAAGTTCGGCAGCGCTACCCGCATGTGTACGATGAATATGCGCGAAAGGTCAAAGAATGTCGCAAAATCAATAAAGAAATGCTTGGTATCACACAGTTTGTCCCAACTGATGCGAATTTCATCGGCATTGAACCCGGTGTAATCGGCTACAACGGACAGTATATAGCAAACTTGTTCGCACAAAAAAGCTATGGATATGACGGCAAATGCTATACAGATATTCTTGCATTGCAGAACTGCTTTACCATTCTTGCTAACGCTCCGTTTCGTAAAAACAATTTCTGTGGATGCACCATCGCCATGCCCTACAAAATCGGCTGTGTGCGCGGCGGTGCAAACTGGGATGAAGTGTATTCCATGATCGAAAAGACGTTCAAAAATGTAGCCGTCGAACTTTGGCGTCTCGATAAAGGCTAAGGAGGCCATTATGAATCAGAAAAATAGTAACGCTGTAAATCCCAAACCATATACTTTCGACGCTGTCAAAATCAAAAACGAAATCATCGGCTGGATCCGTGAGTATTTCCGCCAGAATGGTCCCGATTGCAACGCCGTCATCGGCATCTCTGGCGGCAAGGATTCCAGTGTCGTCGCTGCGCTCTGTGTCGAAGCGCTCGGTGAGGATCGCGTCATTGGTGTTCTCATGCCGGACGGGTATCAGAAGGATATTGGAGATGCCGAACAGCTGTGTGAACACCTTGGTATTAAAAGCTATGAAATCAATATCGGCAATGCGACTGAGGCAATCAGGGTCGCTATGATTGCCTGTGGCTTGGTTCCTTCTGTCCAGACCAAAACGAATCTACCTCCCCGCATCCGCATGGTAACTCTTTTTGCGGTAGCGCAGACATGCAACGGAAGAGTCGCTAATACCTGCAATTTTTCGGAGGATTTTTTAGGTTGGAATACCCTGTTCGGTGACAGCGCCGGTCAGTTCGCCCCTCTCGCTAAACTTACCGCTACCGAGGTTATCAAGATTGCGGAAGTCTTAAACCTGCCTGAAAATCTCGTTCATAAGGCTCCCGCCGATGGCCTGACCGATAAGAGTGATGAGGATAATTTCGGTTTTACCTATGATTTCCTTGATATCTATATCCGCACCGGCTACTATGGTGTCGACACCGCCACTGCCGCAAAGATCGATTCTATGCATGATCGCAACAAATTCAAGCTTGCTCCCATGCCGCACTTTGATTATTACCCGGAAGACCCTTACCGCTTTTAAGGAGGTTTTATGACCCAAAACGAACTCCACACTCTCATCAACACAAAGCCCTATGAATTTCTCTATACCGATCCGCACCTCGGCGAGCGCATCATGTTCCTCACCCTCGGCGGTTCTCACGCCTACGGCACAAATATCGAAGGCTCGGATGTGGATATCCGTGGCTGTGCTTTGAACTCCCCTGCTGAAATTCTTGGCTTTTCTCATTTTGAGCAGCGCGTTGATGAAGCAACCGACACCACAATCTACAGTTTCAACAAGTTAATTTCACTTCTCATCGGCTGTAATCCAAACACGATCGAGCTTCTAGGCTGCAAGCCGGAGCATTATTTCTATATCAATACCATCGGCAAACGTTTGATAGATAATAAGAATCTTTTTCTTTCTCAGCGTGCCGTTCATGCCTTTGGCGGCTATGCCAATCAGCAGCTCCGCCGTTTGCAGAACGCTTTGGCGCATGACCACTATCCGCAGGATGAAAAGGAAAAGCATATTCTCGGCACCTGCAAATCTGTATTTGAGGATTTCCGCCTTCAGCATAAGGATGTTCCCGGCGATGCGGTGCGTCTCTATATCGATAAAGGCGTCACGGAAGGAATGGATACCGAAATCTTCATCGACTGTGATCTCAAGCATTATCCGCTGCGCAGCTTCAAGCAGATGAATTCCGATCTCGGCACGGTCATCGGTCAGTACGCAAAGCTTGGCAAGCGCAACTCTAAAAAAGACGACATGCATCTCAATAAGCACGCCATGCACCTCGTCCGGCTCTACCTCATGTGCTTTGATATTCTCGAAAAAGGTGAAATCAACACCTGTCGTGAGCATGACCGCGATTTTCTCTTGGAGATTCGTGGCGGTAAATTCCAAAAGCCGGACGGCACCTATTATCAGGAGTTTTTCGACCTCATCAACGACTATGAAAAGCGGCTTGAATATGATAAGAAAAACACTTCTCTGCCGCCCAACCCTGACTATAAGCGCATCGAGAAATTTGTCATGGAGGTGAATGCCGATGCCTGCTATCTTAACACGTGTCCCGCTGCCGCCTGACCTCGTCGTCCTTATGGACGTTCTCAATGCACGCGGCTATGAATCCTATTTGGTTGGTGGCTGCGTGCGCGACATCCTTCTTGGCAAAACGCCGCACGATTACGATGTCACCACGCAAGCAACACCGGAGCAAGTTAAGGAGCTTTTTCCTAAGACCATAGACACCGGCATCCAGCACGGTACAGTCACGGTCGTTATGTCCAGCAGTCAATATGAAGTAACGACGATGCGTACAGACGGTACATACTCCGACAGCCGCCACCCAGACTCCGTAGTCTTCACCTCTGACATTGAAAAGGATCTCTCCCGCCGCGACTTCACCATGAATGCCATCGCCGCTAAGGTTGGTTCCGTCGACAAGGATGCTGTCAACCTGTCCTTGGTCGACCCCTTCAACGGTCGCCACGACATCAAGCGCAAGGCTATTGTTTGCGTCGGAGATGCCAAAACCCGCTTTCAAGAAGACCCTCTTCGCCTGCTCCGCGCAATCCGCTTCAGTGTTCAGTTGAAATTCCATGTTGGCATTGAAACCGAAACGCTTATTAACCAGATGGCTCCATCGCTTGTCAATATCTCAGCCGAGCGCATTCAGGATGAACTCCGCAAGATATTTCTTGCCGGTGAAAGTAACCTACACATGTTGTACTGTACACTTCATGCATATCGCCCAGTGTTCTGTCAAATCATCCCGGAGCTGAAATCTTGCATTGATTTCAACCAGCACTCATCCTATCACGCCTATACAGTTTGCGACCATATCTTCAAAGCTGTTGGCAAACTTTGTAACGCAGTTTCGTATGAATCTGAATTTGCCGCAACTGCACATGCCCACTGGTTTGAACTCTGCATGACGATGCTTCTACACGACATTGGCAAACCGCAGTGCTTCACACAGGATGAAAATGACATTGGTCATTTCTACGGTCACGCCAAGGTTAGCGCCGATATGGCCGACAGTATTCTCCGCCGTCTCAAGTTTTCCAATGCGGAGCGGGAGCGCATTGTAACCCTGATCGAGTATCACGATTACCAGTTTGAACCAAGCGCTCGCTGCGCCAATCGTCTGATTGCCAAACTCGGCGCAGAAAACGCCCAACTGCTTACGATCGTCCGCTTTGCCGATCTTTACGCCCATGGTGTAAACTATGCGAACTTCGGTGAAATGAATCCGCTTCGCAAAGCACAAATCACATACCTGTATCTTGCCACCGCTGTATTTGAAAAGCGAAAGTTTTCTCTCAAAGACCTTAATATAGGCGGTGTAGATTTGATCCACTGTGGTTATACGCCTGGGCCAGATTTCAAGCGCTGTCTGAATTATCTCCTCGATGAAGTCGTCAACGGAAATCTTACCAATACGCGCACCACACTTATCTCTGCAGCTAAAGATTATATGGAGGAATACCATGCATAAAATTCTCGTCGTTGTAGATATGCAAAACGACTTCATCACCGGCTCCCTCGGTACTAAGGAAGCACAAGCCATCGTGCCAAATGTCGTCGCTAAGATAAAACAGGCGCAGGCAGAAGGCACTCACATCATTGTCACGCAGGATACGCACGGCAAAGATTATCTCAGTACAAACGAAGGTAAGCACTTGCCTATCGTGCATTGCGTAAAAGGCTCCAATGGTTGGCATATTGAACCTTCTGTCTATGCGGCTGTAGATGCTGCCTATAAGGCTGAAGATAAGAATAAAAGCGTAGAACTATGGAGTGTCCGAAAGTGGTCTTTCGGTAGCTATGAGGTGCCAACTGAAATTGGCGTGTATGCAGGTCTCGCCTATGACCATAAAGAAGAAGTCGAAATCGAATTTATCGGTCTCTGCACAGGTATTTGTGTCCTCTCTAACGCTATCCTCACCAAGGCTAAATTCCCAGATGCCACCATCTCTGTCGATGCCTCCTGCTGTGCCTGTGTCACTCCGCAGTCCCATGATATTGCTCTCGACGCTATGCAGCTCTGCCAAATCGAGATTAAAAACCGCGGTCAGGAACCCTGGCGTAAATAACCACACTATATAATAAGGTAGGAGAAATCACCATGAACAACGCACGCCGTAAAGCCATCAGCACTATTATCCACAGTATCAATGACCTAAATGAAAAGTTCTCCGCCAGCGTGGACGAGCTGCACAATAAAATCGAAGCGGTGCAGGACGACGAACAGGAAGCTCTCGACAACATGCCGGAAAGCATGGAAGGCTCCGAGCGTTACTCAACTATGGAATCTGCAATCGAATCCCTGCAATCCGCCATGGACTCGCTGGATTATGCCATCGCAGACTTGGATGAATCCGTGTCGGAGGCCGTCTCTGCCCTTGAGGAAGCCAGTGCCTGACCGATAATCTGTGTGTCTGTCAGCCCCAACAGCCAATCAGCTGATACATTCATCGCCCGGCACAATTCCGCTAACGCCTCACATCCAGGTGACCGTCTACCTGTCTCCCAGCACTGTAAGGTGTTACGCGGGCAACCAATTTTATCGGCAAGCTGCTGTTGGGTTACATAATGATCATAGCGCCACTGTTTTATGCGTTTGATTAAAATATCCATCTGAAACCGCTCCTATGGTGACATTTGTAGACTTGAATACAACCCTATGGTGTCATATAATTATTTCAACAACATAAAGATGTGTGTGCTTTCTAGGTCTGTACTTTTATTGTAGCATAAGATATGTCCTATAATTTGGACTTTGAATCTAAAAAGGAGAAAAAATGGCAAACGATATTTCTAAAACGATTTCTTTGCAAGAGTTGTATGCAATGATGCAGCCGTATAAAGAAGCCTTTATCTCTCTGTTCTCCGGGGATGAATCAACCGGTCTCTGTGCCACCATCCCTGTTAAAGCAATTAGCCTTTTTAATAACGCTACAAATGTCCCTTGTCTGCTGTGTTCCGGCGGTTCTGGCTTTGTTCTACAGGCAGCATCCGTCAAGGTTTCTGCACCAGCTTTTTCCAGGGATTCCTGCTCTTTCACCCTGTCAAGCGCCGGTTTTCAGTATAAAATCGTTCTATTGTGAACATTTCATTAACATTTCGGATTTTCCCTTGAAATGTGTGTTGCGGTGTGGTATAGTATAGTCACAGCAAAAGAATACCGCAAAACCACACAACTGCTGAATACCTAAAAAGGAGTTGAACCCACACCATGTTTACACCCAGTAAAACCACTCCCAAATTCGGGGAGATCCGCTGGGGGTATTTTACGACCGATACCGTCTTCCCCAGCGACGTTCACAAGTATGTCGGTGTCCATCCGTATCTCATCATCAGCAATGACCGTTATAATCAAGTCAGCGGCCAATGCGAAGCAATCGCCTTCACCACAAAACGATTTGAAAAACGCAATCCGGTTCACGTTGATTTTCAAATCGGTGAGGTCGAGGGTCTGGATATGCCGTCTACTCTTGCAGTCGAAAGCCGCATCACAGCCCGCAATATTCATTTTTCTGATCCTATCGGTACTTTTACCACAGAAAACTGGCAAAAGGCTGTCCCGGCTATTCTTCGTCAAAATCCCATTTTGCGCTATATGCAGCCGATCAATATGAAATCGGAACAAGTTTTGGCGTAAGGGCTTGCAAAAGCCTGTCTACATAGTGTACAATAAAACCACTAGAAAGGCAGGCTTACTATGTCTCACTCTTATGTTGCCGAATATAAATCCACCCTGAAATCCTCATCCGCAATGTTCACCGTCCAGCAGCTAGAACAGGAAACCGGGGTCAGCTTTCAGGATTGGAAAGTCGATACGGTCAATGATCTTGTAAAACGTCTGCAGGCCGATAATTACTATCTCAACCGCGGCAAACTTACCGAGATCAAAGGTTATCTTGATTATCTTTTAAATAAAAATGTCATCACGCCGCAGCAGCACGCGACTCACCCCTTCTTCTTTGTCGTCTGCAACGATGATAAAGAAATCAAGCGAACCTACGCAGAAGTATCCGATGATAAAATTCTTCGCAAGTTCTTTTTCTCTGAACAGGAATTTGCCGATTATCTGGATGCACTCTGCCCCGGTGTCTCTTACTCAATGAGCCGCGCCATTATGATTTTAGCCTGGGTCGGGTTGGATAAAGGTCAAATCCTCAATGTAAAAAAGAAGGACTATCACCAAAGCAGTGACAATTCTTCCGCTTATATTGAATTCCTTGCCAAGGACGGTATGAAACAACTTCTTATTCCAAAACGATTTGTATCAGATATCGAACGAGCTGTAAAGAGTGATCAAGAAACCGTATACAATGGCGCTTGTGACGGGCTTAGACAATTAAATTATAATCCAGAGGACGATGATTTCCTGATTCGTGCTACTGTTACAGGTGCTCGTGCCACTAAGAAACGATTTGACCCCGTAACAGGTGATCGCATCTATTGTTCCTCTGTTCAGAATATATCCAGGTTTATTACCAACCAATGCAAAAAACTCACTTACGATAATCCCTTTAAGCAAAAAGACCTCGTAACCCTTCGTTCTATCACGAACTCGAATGAATTTATCAATAATTCACAGGGCACAGGTGCAAAGATATTGACCAATGCCTATCGTCATCCTGTCTATCAACAATGGCTCCAAGTAAAAGAGCTTGTACTGGCAGAGTGATTTGGTTTTCCGATTCCCGGGGGTGTAACTGCCCCCATTTCCTAAAGACTTTCACAACACACATTTCAAGCTTTAAATTTTAAGGAGGCAATCCCCATGACTAAAGAAAGCATGACCGTCCACCGCGCTATGGTGGAGCTTAAAACCATCGACAAGCGCATCGCCAAGGAGATCGACAACGCATCCTTCTGCACCAGTGCAAAGGTCAACATGAAAAAGCTGTTCGGCCAGCCAGCCGAGGAGTTCTATCGTCAGGCGCAGAGTGATTTCGATTCCATCACGGGCCTTATCAACCGCGCAGCAGCCATCAAAGCGGCGATTCCCGTCAGTAACGCCAAGACTAAAATCAAAGTCAATGAGCAGGAGATGACCGTGGCCGAAGCTATCAGCCTCAAGCAGAACCTGATCCCGCTGCGCCAGAAGCTGCTCAACGCGCTCAACATCCAGTATTCCGAGGCCATCCATGAGGTCGAGGATAAAAACGCCACGCTTGAAAAGCGCACGGACGCCTACATCGCCAGCATCTACGGCTCTAACGCTGCGGTCAAGGCAGCAGATGCCGAGGAGGTCAATAAGGCACGCGAGGCTTACGCCAACGCACAGACCTTTGAGCTGGTTGACGGCCTCAAGACCAACAAGAATGGCACGGCTGATATCATCAAGGCTATGCAGGACGATATCGTTAAGTTCCAGAACGATCTCGATGCCGCTCTCTCGGTCAGCAACGCGACCACTACCATCGAAATCGACTACTGATATTTCCTGAGTTTTAAACTCTTTTGAATAAATTTTGCCCATGCATTGAAAGCGATCAACCATTGACCGTTCTGTCTTCTTCGGCGGTATCATGACAGAACTAAAACCATAAACAGGAATCCGCCTCATTATAGATTATGAAGATAAGTTTGATTTTTATATACGCGGACGCAAAGATGATTTGTCTGCTGTTTATAAAAATATTCGGGTAGAGACCCAAAGCCGAAAAGCTGAACGCTCAACGCTCAAATCTCAAATCTGAAGCTTCAAAGTTTATATTGATCAAAGTTTATCGCTCAAGGTTCAAAGCACAAATCTTCTTACAAATCCTTGGCGCAAGGTCATACGCATGGTCATGTCGGCGTTTCGCTCACCGCAAGGCTGGTGTATGGGCAGCGTGCGAAGGCGGTAGCACGTAAATACAATCCGCCCTATTACGGAGTGTTCGTATAATGGCAGTACCTCTGTCTTCCAAGCAGATAGCGCCGGATCAGTACCGGCACACTCCTCCAGCTCCACTTCTTCGGCAGCGACCTGATCAGTCGTGCGCTAACTGTGTGGGGTAACGGAACAAAAGCGCAGTGAGCGAGGAACATTCTCGGTGTCTATTTATTAGGTATCGTGGTGTGAAGTTCAATGAATTCATGTTCCGTTTTCGGGACTGGCCGCAAGATCCAGATCCCGCCAAAAGGATGGGGACAGTGCCCCGCCCGGAGTCTACATAAACTCCGTCATCAAATATGTCCGTCAGCGGCTGCGGTTATGGCCGTAAAAATAGCTCGTCTGGCCATGTGCAGAAAGAGTTTCTGGGGTCGTCTTGTAAAACGATTCCTGCCAAACAAGACTCTGGCAATGAAGTCTCAAGGTTCTGCGGCGTAAAGACCACGGTTCCCCATTACAGGCAGTGCGCCCTAGTTGCCAAACCAAAGATGAAAAGAGCGTGTATGCAGATAACCGGCTGCACCAAATGTTTCGCCACTCGCATGTGGTCTGCTTAGAGTACGTAGCCAATGCGGATACACCAACACCCATTTGACAGTTAGCTTCTGTCTGAATCCTGGCTATAATCGTGGGAGCCAAGAAGTAGAACACTTTTCATCTTTTCTATCGAGCAGTAGTTCAGCTGGCAGAACGCTTGCTTTGGGAGCAAGAGGCCGCGAATTCGAATTTCGCCTGTTCGACCACCGGGTTTGACATGCCCGCATTTCTCCTATTCAGTATCCTATCTGCTTCCGAAACCGTCACAGGATAATTGACGGAACGATTCTTATCACCGCGTAGCTCAGTGCAGAGCGCCGCAATAATGTGGGTGCGGAGGTCGCTGGCTCATACCCAGCCGTGGTGACTAGTGGGAGTCATGACCCATGCATTTACGGAAACCGTTTTAGCATAATGAAACGGAACCAATTTTGTGGAACGATAGCACAACTGGTCAGTGCGCTCGGCTCATAACCGAGATTATGATTTTTGGGTTCGATCCCCTCTCGTTCCATCCGGGTTTCCAAACGAGCAAACGAATTTTGCGGCACAGAAACCCCATTATTATGGCGTAGTGGCAGAGTGGTTGAATGCAGCGGTCTTGAAAACCGTAGGCAACGTAATGTTGTCCCTGGGTCCGAATCCCAGTTTCGCCGCCAGGGGTACTGCAGCCCTATGATAAGAATATCGTCATACCGGATCCTTTGCAATGATTTATGTAAGTGTACATAGCATAGATTGGCGCATTGTTTGAACTATGAAATGATTCTGAAAGTACAAGCAGAAAAGCAGTTGTGTAACGGCAACATGCGACTGGCTACCAAAGGTCGTTTCTTTGGGTAAATGGAGATAACCAGTATAAAACTCCATGCCATGTCCGAGTGTTGGAATAGGCAGACAAAACAGGCTTAAATCCTGTTGGCGGTAACGTCGTGCGGGTTCAATCCCCGCCTCGGATATTTATATGGCCCTGTGGCGGAACTGGCAGACGCGGCAGATTCAAACTCTGTTTCTTTGTGGATTCGACTTCCACCGGGGCTACTCAGCAATAATGGCTAACGGCAGTTGCGTCATGAAAATGACAGGACGGGTCGGGGTTGGCATCGAAAGGCCAACAGGTAGTGCAGCGGAAGGTAAGAAAACCGTCACGCGAAACTAAGTCGGGAAAACCGAATGATACGCAAGGGATACTTCCCATCATAAGATGGTCTGACGCAGGACTCCAAGGGGCGGGTAACGACCGCAGGACGTGCGTCTATAAAGTCACTGTGAAACTCAGTCATAGCTACCACATTATTGCTTTTATCATGCTGGATTAGTTCATTTGGTAGAACCCCGGTTTTGTACTCCGGTAAGGCGGGATTGTAGCCTGCATCCAGCACCATTTTTTGTACCCATTTTTAAATCCACACAGAAAGGACTGACGCAACCCTTGGATGACCCTAATATGAAAACGCTTTCCGGTACGCTCTCCATCATGCAAAATCTGGAAATGCGCTATCAGGCAAACTTTTCCGGTGTGCATGAGCAAGACCTCATCACGCAAGACCTTTTACATAAGTTAGAGCTTGAACAGAACAACGCCGTTCAGCTCGTCCAACTCGCCAAACAACTCAAAGAATGCCGCAAGACGCGCCGTATGATGAAGGATGAAATCGAACTTATGCAGCCTCTTATGGACTTTATGCAGGACGGCCAAAACAGACGCTGCGTTCACCAGTTGCAAGAAGCTCTCGGCAAAATGCGCGATGTATCCAAACACCATGAAAATCGCCGCTATTACCCAAGAGTATTATAAACTACACAATTTTTCAAAGGAGACCGCTTATGACTATTATGCCATTCTATGACTTTCACAAAAAGTTCCTGGCTCATTTCAACTCGATGACCAAGAACGCTGCCGCACTTTACCGTGTCGATTTCGACCCGGATGAACTTTGGAACCTTTACCTCGATTCCTTCCCTGCCGGTACAAACCCCGTTTATCGTGTCCGGCGCGAATTTGACTGCTCCTGCTGCCGCCATTTTATCAAAATGATGGGCGGTGTGGTCGCTATCCGTGATAACCGAGTCGAAACCATCTGGGACTTTGACACTACCTCGCCGGAATGTTATCAGCCTGTTGTTGACGCTCTTTCCGCCTATGTCAAGTCCAAGCCCATCAAGGACGTTTTCCTAACTCATGAGCCTACCGTCGGCACCGCCCGCAGCTATGAGCGGGATGAAAATGGCTACAAAGTTCTGACATGGAACCATTTCTTCGTCAACACGCCGCGCTGTGCTTACACCACCGGAGATATCAACACGGAGACCGCCCGTATACGGGATGACCGCAATGTATTCCTTCGCTCCATGAGTGAACTGACGCTCGACGCAACGCAGACCGTGCTGGAACTCATTGCACAGAACAGTCTCTACCGTGGTGCCGAGTGGAAAGATAAACTGGCAAAGTTGCTGACCTATCAGAAAGACTACGCCAAAATGAATCCGGAACAGCAGTCTCTCCGCTCCTGGCAAACCGTCATCGGTATGGACCCGGCCATCGCTCGCATCCGCAATACCAGCATCGGCACACTGCTCATTGACCTGTCGGAAGGCAAAGATGTCAACACTGCCGTTACTTCCTATGAGCGCGTGGTCGCTCCCGCCAACTATAAACGTCCCAAGGCTATTTTTACAAAACGAATGCTGGACGACGCCAAGAAAACCGTCACGGAACTCGGCTATATGGATTCCCTGCCCCGCCGCTTTGCCCGTCTCGATGACATCAGCGTCAACAATATCCTCTTTGCCAACCGTGACGCCGTGTCCCGTATGAACGGTGCAACCGCAGATCCCTTTGCCGCTATGGAACAGCAGGTTGCCATTGACCCTAAACGATTCTCCCATGTCGAGGAGATCGGTATTGATAAATTCATCTCGGATGTCCTGCCCATCGCCAGGGAGCTGGAATTGTTCATGGAAAACCGCTTTTCCAAGAACATGGTCTCGTTGACCGCCCCTGTCAATCCCGACGCCAAAACGATGTTCAAATGGGATAACGCTTTCGCATGGGCCTACACGGGCAATCTGGCTGATTCCGATATCCGTGAGAACGTCAAGCATGCAGGCGGCAAGGTCGATGGTGTGCTCCGCTTCTCCATCCAGTGGAACGATGAACCCGGCAAATGGGATAAGTCTGACGAGGACGCGCACTGCAAAGGCCCTTGCGGTCATATCTGGTTTAGTGAAAAACGTGGCTTTGCAGACGGCGGCAATCTGGATGTCGATATTATCAATCCCAACCATGGTAAACCTGCCGTCGAAAATATCACATGGCCTAATCTTTCCAGAATGAAAGACGGCCAGTATAAGTTTTACGTTCATTGCTACAGATGTGACTCCGGAAACAACGGCTTTATCGCTGAGATCGAAGCCAACGGTGAGGTCCATCAGTATGAATACCGCCACCCAATTTCTTCCAGCACGATTGTCCCTGTGGCCACCGTCACTCTCAAGGACGGCAAGTTCACCATCAAGGATGAACTCAAGTCCGCCATCTCCAGCCGCAATATTTGGAACATCAGTACGAATCAGTTTGTCCCTGTCAATGTTGCCATGTACTCCCCCAACTATTGGGACGCGCAGACCGGCATCGGCAACCGCCACTATTTCTTCATGCTCAAGGGCTGCCAGAACCCGGACAAGCTCAACGGCTTCTACAATGAATTCATCAAGCAGGAGCTGCTGACCCACAAGCGCGTCTTTGAAGCCCTCGGCGCTCAGATGTCTGTACAGCCTGTCGATGATCAGCTCTCCGGTGTTGGCTTCTCCTCCACCCGCCACGATTCCTTTATCGTCAAAGTAAAAGGCCAGACCGAGCGCGTGCTCAAGGTCGTAATTTAAATCACAGAAAGAGGTAACTACTATGGAACTGTTTGAAATCGCAACCCGCAATAAGTATCGCTTCCCCTTCAAGGGCTGGATTAGTACCGAGGATCTCTGGGATCTGAGCGTTCAGAACCTTGACAGCATCTTTAAGACCCTCAATAAAGAGTTCAAGACCACCGGCGAGGAATCTCTGCTGGGCACTAAGACCACCGAGCAGAACGAACTTTCTAACAAGATCGAGATCGTCAAGCATATCGTCTCTGTTAAGCTGGCGGATAAGGCCAAGGCACAGACCGCCCGTGAGAATGCCGAGCGCCGACAGCAGTTGCTCGAAGTTCTCGCCAAGAAACAGAATCAGGCACTCTATGATATGTCGGAGGCAGAGATTCAGGCCCAGCTGGCCGCTCTGGATGCTGAATGAGCCGCCTGCACGCTAACTATTACTCCTGTGGCAAGTACCGGTTTGCAACACCAGCACCTGTGGACGAATCCGTTTTGTACAGCAATGGCCGCTATAAGACCAAGATGACAGCCCATGATATGCCGCCGTGGTTTATGCGCGGTCTCTACTACGGCTACGCGCAGGGGTTTCTCAACACAAAAGATGTGGCAAAACTGATCTACAGCCCGAATTTTCACTTCAACCACATGTTCAAGGATGACTTTTTATACATTTCGTATAATTCACCGTCAAAACGCCAAAAAATATTCAACGCAGAGGAATGTTATGACGAATATGTCTGGGGCTTCAACATTCCAAAATTCCTGTATATGGCAGAGCGGTACAGCGGCTACGATGCCGCCCCCATCTGGCAGCAGATCGAAGAAAAGCGCATCTGGTTCCAACACACATACCCCAATGACTACAAACGCGAGGTCGGCGATATAACAGACTATCGCGCTTATACAGAATCGCTTTACGAAACGATTTGATTTTACACATATATCTTTGACTCTCATACACCCTGTAAACTGCCGGAGCACCGCCTCCGGAAGGGTGTATTTTTTGTGCCCATTTTTTCCAACACCCCGGCCAAGTTCACCGTTGGCAAGGCCGTTTTGAATAGATATTTTTATCAAGATTGGAGTGATTTCACAATGAAAAAGATGGGAGTGACCTGAAATGTTTCCGCCTGCTTTCCTGATCCTGATCGGCTTGGCCATGTTTCTGTTCTGGTGTGAATCCAGCGCCCATTTTGATGAGATCGGCCAGAAGATCATCGACTTTTTTACACAATTTAAGGAGAATCAAAAATGAGAAAATCTCTCGGCGGTATTGCAACCGCAGTTATTATCGCGCTCGTTGTCATTGTGCTGTTTGTATGCACGGTACGGATCCCTGCCGGTTATGTCGGCGTTGTCTATAACATGAACGGCGGCATCTCGAACAAAACGCTTACCCAGGGCTTCCATATCATTTCCCCCACGCAGAACGTGACCACATATTCCATCGGCATTGAGCAGTCCTACCTGACAGCCAGCAAAGACGGTGACTCCAGCGGGGATGAAAGCTTTGAAGTCCCCTCCAATGACGGCAAGGGTCTGACTGTTGATATGACCTTCACCTATCGCTATGATGCAGACAGAGTAGCCGATACCTTTACCCGTTTCAAGGGTCAGTCCGGCAAGGATGTAAAGGATTCTTTCATCAAGCCCAATATCATGTCCTGGACTAAGGAAGTCACGGCCAAGTATTCCGTCATCGACCTGCTCGGCGATAAGCGTGCCACCCTCAACAGTGAGCTGACCGACTATCTCAAACAGAAGTTCGAGCCTTACGGTATCGTGATCGAATCCGTTTCCCTTATCAATATTGACCCAGATGAGGAGACCCGCTCTGCCGTTCAGAAAAAGGTCAATGCCCAGCAGGATCTGGAGCTTGCCAAGATCGAGCAGCAGACCGCAAACGTCAACGCTGAAAAGGAAAAGGAGGTTGCTATCACCAAGGCCAATCAGGAAAAAGAGACTGCGCAGATCAATGCCGAGGCAAAGCTGATCGAAGCTCAGGCCCAGGCCGATGCCAACCGTCTGATTTCCCAGTCCCTCACGCCGGAGCTGATCCGCCAGCAGATGTATGACAAGTGGGACGGTAAGCTGCCGACAATTCAGGCCGGGAATGATTCCTCTGTTATCGTGGACACCAGCGATATTCTGCAGCAGGGTGAGTAACATGATCGTGCTTTCCATTCCTGTTTTTCTGCTTAGTTTAGCCGTTTCCGCCTGCTTCGGCTTTTTCATCTGCGCAATCATGTCAAGCGGCAAGTGCTGAAACTGTTATATGCCATCATACACTCAACATGGTTTGGAGGTAACGCACTCAAATGAAAACACTGTCTACTCCCTTGTCCGTCACCCCGGATTCTGTCATTGAGTCCGAGTATAACGAACAGACGCTCAACCGCCGCCGCAAGAAAAAGCAGTATCGCAAGCGTTCCAACCATAAACACTATTATGAGGACGCCTGGGTCGAGCAGTGGCGGTATCGGTATCTCACAAGCACCTATGACCTTGTTGTCAGCCCCATCGGTTACTGTCCTTTGTGCGGCAGGGTGAGCGCCCCAAACTATATCCTTGTCGGACTCGCAAGCTCCAAGGACCCCCGACTCAAATCCTACCGCGACCGCTGTGCGGCGGGGCCTCAACCGGGCGATAAGGTATTCCGTACCCAAAAGCCCGTCGCTGGCTCCGGGTACGTGTTTATAGATGATGTAAATTTGAACGACTATTATATTAAGGAGTGATTTTATTGGCAAAATTCAAACCCGGCGACAAAGTCCGCATTGTGTGCTTTAAATATGGAAATAATCGCAAAGCAAAATATCGGGTTGGCGACATCATTACAATCGACAAGGTGTATTGTGATGGGTTTAGCCCAGTTTATGAAATTGTCGGAGATGATGACTGGATCTTCCACGAGGAAGAACTCGAACTCGTCAAGTCCGACACCTGCAAGCATGATTGCTCAACCTGCACTTGTCACGATGACACAGTCACCATCAGTATCGATATACCGCTGAACGACAAAAAGGAAGCCAACCGCATTGTCCACGCCATGGTTAAAAAGGCATATCAGGATGCTGCCACCGCTAAAGATAAACCACAAAATGCCCCTTGGACGGAGTATGAAATCGAATTCGCACGTGACCTCGTCTCGAATTGGGCTTATAACGTCATCCATAACGGCGGAGACCTGTACTGGCAGATCCAGCCGGAGGACGGTTTGGAAGCTATCGTCTATAAGTCTCTTAAAGCAGACAGCTGTCTTTATGGTTATGCCGCGCCGCATCATTCAAATGAATATAATGTCTGGGTCGGCAAATGCGTCTCCCTCGCCAAAGCACTCGGCAAACCCATCCCGGATTTCATCAAGAACAAAAATATGGAGGACTGACTCATGCGTGTTCTTCTCCTTTTCCGTGGCGCACCTGGCTGCGGCAAATCCACCTACATACATGAAAACGGGTTAGACAGCTATACCCTCAGCGCAGATACCATCCGTATGCAGTATTCCTCCCCCATTCAGACAAAGGATGGCTCTGTACAGATCAGCGCAAAAAATGATTCCGTTGTCTGGAATCTGCTGTTTCAGATGCTGGAACTCCGTATGCAGTCCGGCTGCTTTACCGTGATCGACGCGACCAATTCCAAGACAGAGGAAATGAACCGGTATAAAGCACTGGCCAAGCAGTACCGCTATCGTATCTATCTGATCGATATGACGGACCTTCCTGTCGAGGAATGTAAACGCCGCAACGCCAGCCGTGCCCCGCTCAAACAGGTACCGGAGGAAGCCATTGATAAGATGTATGCCCGTTTTAAGACACAGAAGGTGCCTGGCGGCATCAAGGTGCTCAAGCCGGAGAACGCGCTGGCGGAAATCAGCTATAAGCCCTCTGACATGAATTCGTATCGCAAGGTCTACGCTGTCGGCGATATTCACGGTTGTTACACAGCGTTACAGGACATGCTCGGGGAGCTTGGCGGCCTGCAGGATGACTGTCTGTATATCTTCTGCGGCGATTATATTGACCGCGGCATGGAAAATGCGGATGTCGTCAAATTCCTACTTTCTGTCAAGGATAAGCCCAACATTGTCCTGCTCGAAGGCAACCATGAGCGCTGGTTGTACTGCTGGAGCCATGATAAAAAGACGCCCAGCAAGGAATTTGAACTGCGCACCAGCCGTCAGCTGGATGATTCCGGTCTTGACAAAAAGGAGGTCCGCCGCCTGTATCAGCGTCTGAACCAGTGCTCCTACTTCTCTTTCCGCGGTGCAATGTATTTTATCTGCCATGGCGGCATCGCCGGGATGCAGCAGGACCAGCAGCTTGGCCTCATTACGATTCCTACCTTCCAGATGATCCACGGTGTCGGCGGCTATAATGACTTGCCTGATGTCGTGGAAGCCTGGAATAAAATCGGCATGGTACAAATCGCAGGTCATCGCAATATTCAAAACTATAACATCCTCACGCCTCATTCCAACTATGTCAATCTTGAAGGCAGCGTAGAATTCGGCGGATCCCTTCGTGCGATCGAAATCGATTCTGACGGCAATCTCATTTCTCACAGCGTAAAGAATCATAAGTTCTATAAGCCGGAGGAACAGCCAATCGTTGAGACAAAGGAAGATTCCGTTTATCAGCTCGTCAAGGATCTGCGCCGTGAGCGCAATGTCAAGGAGAAAAGATTCGGCTGTCTGTCCGCATTCAATTTCACCTCGGAGGCTTTCCGCCGCAGCAGCTGGAATGAATTGACCACCGTCGCCCGCGGTCTCTTTATCAATACAGAGGATCATACCATCGTCGCCCGCGGCTATGAGAAGTTCTTCCGCATAGATGAATTGGCCCGCGTCTACCATTGTCCGCACAGTAATCTTGACTACCTCAAGGACAAGCTCAAATTCCCGGTGGATGTCTACCTCAAGGAAAACGGCTATCTCGGTCTTCTCTGTTACGACCCCGAAATTGACGATCTGCGCTTTTGCACCAAGGGCAGTATCAGCGGCGACTATGCCGACCACTTCCGGCAGCTGTTCCAAAAGAATGTCTGCGAAACCGGCTCCCAACGCTGGAATGAAATCAAGCAGTACCTTAAAGAGAATAACTGCACCATGCTGTTTGAGGTCATCGACCAGCAGTTTGACCCGCATATCATCGAATATGACACGCCGCATCTGGTCCTGCTGGACGTCGTCTACAATGAAATCGCGTTCCGAAAGATTCCGTACAGCGCCTGGATCGGGGACGACCTTTTCGGTATCAGCCAGCGGTTTAATTTGAACCTCAAAAAATATGTCAACCAGTTTATGGATTGGCAGAAGTTCTATGATTTCTATATCAAAGCCTCCGCTCCAGGCTATGTGTACGATGGTCACTTTATTGAGGGCTTCGTCTTTGAGGATTCCGCCGGTTTCATGACTAAGCTTAAAACCGACTACTACTCTTTCTGGAAGCACATGCGCAGTGTCGCAGACGGCGTCCGTCGTTTCGGGTCTATCAAGAGCACCGGTCAGCTTACCGACGCACAGTCCAACCTGTTCTACGGTTTCCTGCGCGATAAGTACGCCAGCGATGAAGCGTTCCGCGACTGGCACAATGAAAACGGCTATGACATCATCTCCCTGCGTAAAGCGTTTTTGTCAAGTCAGGAGGGCACACAATGAGCGGCAACTATGACTTTTCTATCCGCATCAATAACTTTATGCAGTGCCAGTGCCTGCAGGCAGTCGCACAGGAATGTGCAGATGTCATCGTAATTGATTGCAACGGAAGTCAGGCCAATGCCAAAAGCCTGCTCAGCCTTATGAGCCTTGACTATTCGCGCAAGGTTCGCATTATCGCATCCACAGCCGAGGAGCTTTTTGCCCTGCGCAACGCTCTTCAGTTGAAATAAATTTCGGAGGTACATAATGTTTATCTGCAACAAGTGTAAAAAAGTGTTCCCTGATCTCGATGGCTATGGTATGCGCATCCAGTACACGTTCGGTTACGGCTCCAAGCGCGACGGCGATTTGTTTGACCTGACCGTCTGTAATGAATGCGCGGACGACATCGCGGATGCTGTATCTAAGATCTGTGCTGTCAACCCTATCGTCTGTGTAGACTACGATGCGCTTTACGGTGATGATTTCGCAGAGCCTGATGATGATTCTGACGGCGATGCAAATATTTTTTCTTAACTTACACAACACATATTTCAAGTATTCTGTAAAGGAGTTTTTCTATGGCCAAAAACAATACGATCCGCTTTTCTTTTATCGGCACGCCCGTAATTTCCAAGGACGGCATTCTGGATGAGGTAGAAACCAAGCGTGGCAAGATGTACCGCCTGCACTTTGGTATCAAGGCTGGCAACGATACGGAGTTTGTCGGCCTGCTGGATGGCCAGCGCGACACGATTCGCACTGTTGATAGTGATTTCAACCAGATGGAAGTCGCGTGGGAAGACCGCGACGATGCCACTGTGCTTGCAAAGGTTGCCCGTCCCCGCCTGTACCGTACCAATGTCGGCTGTGAGGACGGCAAGATCAAGAGCTTTATCTCTGGCTATGATTTCATCAAGTATCTGGTGGATGTTCTGTCCGACAACGATAAGGATCTGACCGTCACGGGCACCTGCAAGGTTCGCTATGACAGCAAGGGTATCCTGCGCCGCAACTATGATATTCAGGCTGTCTGGCTTCGCCGCGACACTGAAAAGCCCCAGCTTGCTATGTCCGTGCCCCTCACCTACTTGAAGGACTGCGTCGATAAGTCCGACCTCAAGGAGACCGGCAAGATCAACATCAACGGCTATGTCCTTCAGTTCGCCACTAAAGAGGAGGGTGATAAGTTCCTGCCGTTCTCTGTCGTATTCGATACGACCAAGTACAACATGGAGATCCCCAAGCACAAGGCACTCTATGAGTACAAGATGGAGTTTGTCGATGTCAAGGACAAGACGCCGCAGACCATGCTGTGGGATATTCGCGTTGTTAATGGGGCGCAGGAGGTCGAGTTTGACGAGAGCCAGCTGACCAAGCTGCAGAAGATGCAGATCGAACTCGGCGAGGCTACGCTGGATGATTTCCGTCCCCGCGGCCAGATCTTCGGCAACCGCCTCTCGGAGCTTCGCCTGAACAAGCCTCTCGCACAGGGCGATTTTGCTGACGGCATGGTGGACACTGGCTATAAGCTCTCCGAGTTTGAAGATATGATCGCCGTTCCCACCAAGGACGAAACCGTTGCCGATATGGAAAAGTCCGCCGCCAAGCCCGATTCCACCAAGCCCCCGTTCGAGGACGAGTTGGAGCTGTTCTGATGCCAGTATTTAAGGATTTGGCAGGACAGCGCTTTGGCATGCTTACTGTTTTATCTGAACATGAAAAAAGGCTGTCTCCAAACGGAAAGAGAACACTCGTAACGTGGCATTGCAAATGTGATTGCGGAAATGATGTATGGGTTCCTGCCAGGTATTTATCTGAAGGGACTAAAACATCATGCGGATGTAGTAAAGGCTCACGTCTTATTGATTTGTCTGGTAAACGTTATGGCTATCTTACGGTGCTCGATCAACATAAAACAGTTGGCACTAATAAAAATGTGCATACAGAATGGCTGTGTCGTTGTGATTGCGGCACTGAAAAATGGGTCAGCTACGGAAACCTTATAAGCGGCGGAGTTAAATCTTGCGGTTGTAAACGCTATGAATTGAACTATCAGCACCAGCATGGGACAAATAAATATGACATGGAGTCGTTTGATTACGGTGTCGGAAAATTAAAAAGTGGTGAGCAATTTATTTTCGACAAAGAAGATTATGACATTATCAAGCAATTCTATTGGCGCAAAAAAGAAAAAACAGACCATGTTTTTTGTGAAGCACCAAAAGGGCTTGGTTATAACCGCGAAACCGTATATCTTCATAGACTCGTTATGGGTATCGGTTTCGAGAAGTTTACATACGACAAAGTAGTAGACCATATCAATGGCAATCCATTAGACAACCGTAAATCAAATTTACGTATCGTGTCACAATTAAATAATATGGCAAATCAGCGTTGCTCTAAAATTACAAAAACAGGTATTCCTGGAATCACTGTTGAGCATAAAACTGGTGGCTATATTGTCCGTGCTGGTCGCGGTATGAAACGTGTGTATGGCGGATTCTTTATGAATCTGGACGACGCAATTAAACGCAATAATGAACTGCGTGAAGAACTTTATGGAGAATACTCCTACACAAACTCTCAGAAAATTTCAAAGGAGAATACATTACATGGGTAAATACGGAAGAAAGAATGAAATTAAACTTGACCCATTGGCCTTCAATCTTGCACTGATGGGCGAATCCGGATGCGGCAAAACCACCATCATCAAGGAGTATTGTGATAAGCTCGCCGGTCCTGATTCTTACCTGTTCCTGGAGTGCGGCAAAGAAGATGGTGCTGATGCTATCAACGGCATCGTTTGGGAGCCTGTCTGGGACTGGGAAAAGTTCGATGAGGTTACCAGCGACATTATTGAGAACCGCTACACAGATTATAAGGATTTGCGCGTTGTTGTCATTGACACCTACGACGAGCTGATGAGCCTTGCCGAACAGGAGGTCATCCGTCTACATAATCGCGACAACCCCGATAAGCGTACCAAGAATTTCCGTTCAGCCTACGGCGGATTTAACGCCCCTTATGACAAGGCCATTGAAATCGTTCTTGATCGTCTGTGGGAACTGAAGCGTGTCGGAGTTTCCTTTATCGTAATTGGGCACACCAAGCGCACTACCTATACAGACCCCGTTTCCAATCAGACGTATAGTATGCTGTCCACCAATTTGGATAAACGCTATTTCGAGGCCCTGAAAACCAAGGTTCACTTCCTCGGTGTCTGCTATGTTGACCGTGAAATTGCCCAGCTCAAGACTGGTCGCAAGAATATTGTCAACGGTAAGGAGGAAGTTCTCGGCAAGGTTCAGAATGAAAGTCGTGTTATCTGTTTCCGCGACGAAGGTTTTAGCGTGGACGCAAAAAGCCGCTTTGCTGATATTACCTCTGACCGTATTCCGATGAATGTTGATGCCATGATCAAGGCTATCACTGACGCTATCAAGAAGGAACACGATAAGGGTTCTACCAGCTATGAGGACGATCTCAAAAAGCAGGCCGCAGAAGCCAAGGCCGAGGAAAAAGTACATCAGGCACGCATTGATAAATTCAAAGCTGATCGTCAGGACGAAGCTGATGAGGGAAATCGCGAAACTTATATCGCCACTATCGCGGCTAAATTCTCCAGTGCATCCGATGATGTTAAGACTCAGGCAAAATCCATGCTGAATGAATCCGGCTACGCAAAGTTCTCTGATCCCAATGTGCCTATTGCCACCCTCAAAAAGATCGCCTCTCTCTTCGCATAAGGCAGGCAGCGCATGGCAAAAACAAACGCACCTAAAGGTCGCCGCGTCAAGTGTCAGGCAACCGGTGTATGGGGCACGACCCTCACCTACTATAAAGCCCCTGACGGCCACTGGTATCAGGACGAAGCAACCTATCAGGATAAGCTCCATAAAGCTGCCATGCATAAGCAGGTCATCGCCGCACTCGCCGATGTTATGATGTTCGATCCATCAATGGCGTTCCCTACCATTATCCCCAAAAAGCTCAAGGAACTCAGCTTCTATGATGATGAAATCATTCTCGCAACGATTGAGCAATGCCGGGATAAGATCGGGTACGCCATGCGCACCAAAGAGTTTTCAAGCGAGTACGGCCGCGCCGCTTATGTCATGGCCATTATCAAAAACCATATCAACGATGTCTATAAGGCGGCAAAATCCAACGCCGCCGTACAGCACAAGCAGGAAGCAAAAGCGCAGCAGGTCCCTATTTTGCAGGATCTCGGGTTTGGGGCAAATACGCAGGATCACCACGCACACAGGGATATTTCAGACTTCCTGTTTGACGATGAGCAGGAATGAGGTGATTTTCTATCGAATTACAAGAAATTTTACATAAAATCAATGCAGACCGTGAACAAGTCGAAGCCCCGTTTGTCTTCTGCCTCTGGAAGGACCCCTACCTTTATGACGAGTACGACCGCGTCAATACTGGTACGGATGAAACCATCCAAACCGATGATTCTAAATTCTACTTTGCTCTTGGCCGCGCTCTGTATGAGCAGGGCTACCGCAACTTCGACGCGATCACGCTTAACGCTTACCTCAAGGATAAGGATGAAACCCGCAAAGAGTTTGATAAACGCGGTGGCTATCGCGAGGTAGAAGCGCTCAAATCTCTTATCAACCCGGATAATGTCGATGGCTATTTTGATAAGGTCGTCAAGCTGAACTTGCTGTCCGACCTCGCCCGCCAGTTCTTCAAAAATTTCTCCAATACGTCGCGGTTCGACAAGATGTCAAATACCGAAGTCTATGACTTCTTTGACTATCAGCTCAACACCATTTCCATCAACACCGCTAAGGATATGAAGGTGGAAGACGTCTGGTTCGATGATGCTTTTGTCGATGAACTCAATAAGGGTGAAGCGGTCGGTCTTAACTACGGCAAAAACTGTCCGCGCCTCAATTACCTGACATTGGGTGTACCGCTGGGCGATCTCACCATGCTTGGCGGTTTCTCCGGCACAGGCAAGACCAGCTTTGTATTTGAAAACATGATCCTTGTTATGGCTGAGGCTGGCATCAAATGCTGCATTATCTCCAATGAGATGCAAGTCCGCGCCTATAAGCAGTTGTTAGCTGTACATATTCTGACCAAAGACCTGGACTATTGGAAGATCACCCGCAAGCACCTCAAGACCGGCAATTTTACCGACGAACAGAACGAAATGCTGCACAAAGCTGCCAAAATCAGCCAGGAAAAGTATAAGAACATCAAGTTCGTCAAGATGTTTGATAACGATACTTCCCGCGTTGTCAAAACGATCCGCAAGTATTCTAAGCTGGGGTTCCAGATGTTCCTTTGGGACACGATGAAATCCGATGATGATGTCAGTATGGAAATGTACCGCCAGCTGCTCGTTGCCTCCCGCAAGGTGTTCCAGGCTGCCAGCCGCGAGAATGTTGCGGTCGTCTGTACTTACCAGTTAGCTCTCTACCTCTTGAATCAGCGGTATCTGGACGCCAACTGTCTGTCCAACGGCAAACAAATCAAGGAAGTCTTTTCCGAAATGATCTATATCCGCCCCCTCTGGGAGGACGAGTATACCGGCGAGCGTTACGACTGCCGCGCCTATACCCGCGGTAAAAACGCCGATGGCACTTGGGAAAAGTTCACCACTCCCATCACACTTGACAAAACCAAAAAGTATATCGTCGCTTTTCTCGATAAGACCCGCAATGATGAAGATAAGCAACAGGTTCTGTACGAAGCTAATCTCACTTGGAATAACTGGCGCGAGGTAGGTTTCTGCACGATCCGCAACGAACACGTTCAAACCACACGCTAAAGGGGGTGCTGCCACTATGAACGCGGCACTTCTGCAGCAGCATCTCTCCGGCAATTCCGACGCTCTTTTCCGCATCTTGGAAACTCTGGAATTTCAGCATATCAATCTCAATAACGCAAAAACACAGTTCCGCTTTTCCCGCCTGGAAGATTCCAACCCCACCAGTATGATGCTGGATGTCAACACCCTGCGCTACTACTGCTTTTCCACAAACGGCAAAGGCAATCTGTTCACCCTCATTATGGATCGTATCCATTGTACCTTTCCGCAAAGTCTGCAATTCGTGGCAAATATCCTGGACCTGGATACCTCTGATTTTAATGTTCAGGTTACTTATCCCTTCCATGGCTTCTATCGTAAGCTCCTGCCAGACCGTGACGATGATTTTACCCTGCCAACGATCCCGGAAAACACACTTGACCCTTACTTAGGTAAATTCAACACGATGTTCTTTCAGGATGGTATCGACTATAAAACACAGGAATTGTTTCAAGTCGGCTACGATGAAGAATCCAGCCGCATCACGATTCCGGAGCGGGACTTTAACGGCAACCTTGTCGGTATCATGGGACGCAGCAACGACCCCACTTGTAAGCACGAGGAACGCTGGCTGCCACTTGTCCCCTGCTCTCGCAGCAAGACACTGTTCGGCTTGCAGCAGAACTATCACAACATCATCGACCGCGGCAATATCTTCCTGTTCGAGAGCGAAAAAGCCCCCATGCAGGCACGGTCATTTGGATGCAGGTTGGCGCTCGGCCTCTGTGGCTGTCATGTCTCCCATGCGCAAGCCACCATGATCGCTTCCATGCAGCCCAAAAATGTGGTGCTGGCTCTGGATGAGGGCTTGGAGGAAGAGGCTGTGCGCGAGGAGGCCAAAAAGCTCGTGCAGGATAACATCATCGTCAAAACTAAGGTCGGATATGTCTGGGACGCCGATAGCGACATCATCCCCAAAGGCAGCAAGCTCAACGCGGCAGACCTCGGCGTAGACGCCTACAAACAAATCATGAGAACGAAAGTGAGGTGGCTGACATAGCACGATATAAAGATTTAACGGGTCAACAATTTGGAGAACTTACAGTAATTAACCTATCCGATAAAAGACAGGGCGGTTCCTGTATGTGGGAGTGCCAATGTTCATGCGGAAATAAAACAACAGTTGTCAGTTCGTCATTAACCAGTGGTAACACAAAATCTTGTGGATCTTCAATTCATAAAAGAAAAGACATGATTGGAAGAACATTTGGAGAATATACAGTCCTTGAATATGTTGGTCCTAAAAAATGCGGCAACAAAACATCAGCAAGCCTGTATTTATGTCAATGTTCATGTGGTAATAAGCGAATTGTTTCCGGTAGTGATTTGAGAAACGGGAGATGTTTGTCGTGCGGGCACACAAGGATGATAAACAATGACGATTATATTGGCCATAAATTTGGAATGTTGACACCTATTAAAAGAATAGGTAATAATCCGCCAAAATTTGACTGCAAATGCGATTGCGGAAAAATTGTTCAAGTATCACAGCCGTTGCTTAGAAGAGGCAGTGCTGTTTCTTGTGGATGCTTAACAAGGAAAAAGATTGGATTGGCAAACAGAGGATTTAATAAAATTGTAAGATTAGACGACTGTGCAGAAATACATGACAGTAATGGAAATATTGCTTTAATTGATATTGATGATATTGAAAAAATTCAAAAATTTTGTTGGTATATGGCTCCTACTGGATACTTTTTTGGAAGAACAGGAACAGATATGGTGTCAAAAAATTATATTGCACTTCATCGTTATTTGTTCGATTTATCGTCAAAAGACAAAGTATTTGTAGATCATATAAATGGTGATATAAAAGACAATCGCCGTAGCAATTTAAGACTTTGCTCTCCACTTGAAAATGTATGGAATGGGAAATTAAAAAAGAATAACAAAACAGGGGTTCCTGGTGTGACGATTGTAAACGGAAAATTTGTTGTAAACGCTATAAATAACGGAAAAAGATACCATCTCGGAACATTTAACAATATAAGAGATGCTGCGGCTGCTCGATACAAGTTTGAAATTGAAAATCGTGGTGATTTTGCAAGATTAACTTGGTACGACAAATTTAAGGAGGACGGTATTAACAATGTCTCAACGTAGTGCAGATGAAAGAATCCAAGCACTAAAAGACGCTGGTGTTGAACTCCTCAGCTACTCCAAAATGTCAACCATCAATTCTTGCTTATATAGCGCGTGGCGAACTTACATACTCCATGATCGCGGTGCTGACAGCTGTTATTCGTGGGCAGGAACTGTCTGTCATGACAGTCTTGAATTACTGGAAAACGACAAGATCACAGAAACGGATTTGCTTCCACGCTTTGAAAAAGGCATTGCAGAGATGGATGCTTTAGGGCTTGAGTTTCCCAAAGATTTTCGCGGAACAGATGGAATCAAGCAGCGTTACATCGCCGACATTTGTCACTTTTGTAAAACTTATTATCGTCCAAAAGGTAAATTCACAACAGAAGAATTGCTGATTTACCAGGTTAATGATAAGCTTGCCATCCGTGGCTATGCTGACCTTTTAAGATGGGGATGCGACAATGAAGTTACGGTCCTGGACTATAAAACCAGCTCGAATTATCAACAGAAAGACCTTCTCGAACATGGCCGTCAGCTTACGATCTACGGCATGGCGTTAGAGCAGGCCGGGTACAAGGTCAAATCCACCGCCTGGATCATGCTCAAGTATGTCGTCATCAAGTACGACTGGTACGCTACACGGCGCAGCAAAAACAAGACCCCACTCACCCGCATCGTCAATCGCTCCAAGATCTATGACACTATCAAAGATGCCGTCGAAGCCGCTTGTCATGAGGCTGGCATGGACGAAATGGATATCGAAATCGCCATGATGGATTTCGCCAAGACGAACATTCTGGGCAATCTGTTCCCGGCTGGTGTCAAGGCAAAGTTCTCCATTAAGCCATACGTGCGGGAATATCCCTACACCAAAGAGCTTCAAGACGAAGCACTGGATTACATCAATAAGACTGCCGACCTCTATGAGAGCCTGCCGCACGACAAAGACCACCCATGGGAGCCATGCGAGATCACGAAGGAGAACCAGTTTTTCTGCAACACCCTCTGCGGACACCGCAAAACCTGCCCCTACATCAAGGACTACAACGAACGCACCATGGCCGGTGCCACACAATCCAAAAAGGACGAGGAGGATCTGTTCTGATGTTCAGTGATATGGACGAAATGTATTTCACCAACCCAAGTGAGGCCGATAGCATCATCGACGAAGCCACAAACCGCCTTCGCGATCTCATCAAGGATGACGTTAAGCGCGTAATCGATGCATACAACAAAGCTCTGCGCGAAAAAGACAATCTGGAAAGCGACATTGCCCGCCTCAACTGGGAAAAACAGCGCATTGAGGATGATATTGAAGCGGTCAAGGCTAAAGCAGAGGATGTGAAGAACAACTATATTCCATCTGCTTACATCAATAAATTTGTCAGCAAGCGTACAGACGGATATGGTCCAGGCGATAAAGTTTGGGCTGTTATACGTGATTTCAATTCGCACCCATGCACATTCTGTGGTGCAACCGGATATATCTCTGCCAAAATGGACGATGGGACAGAATTTAAAGCCATTTGTCCAAAGTGCAATGGCAGGAAAACAGTAGATGATAACAAATATTATGTCTCACCTGACAAAATTGAATGTGTAAATATGAAACTCCATTTTACAAAAAACGAAGTTTCCGAAAACTGCTGGGAGCCTTTGTCAATCGTTTTGGCTAAAGCTGGGGGTATCAACCCTGAGAGAATTTTTAGGACCGAGGCCGAGGCTCAGGCAGAGATGCACGAATTAAATAAAGAACTGTTGGGGCAAACTGATGGCTAAGGTCAAGCGGACGCTCACTCGTCAAGAGTTCATAGATTTGTTCGAGGGCTATGTCCAACACGGAGATTCCACATCGCGGTCGTTCATAAATGCCATGTATCTGCAACTCCAATATGAAGCCATCATGGAATATATCGAGAAATGTCCAGCGGTTGATGATTCTGTATACATACGGTCTGATGGCAAAATCGCCAACGGCTACATACAGGACTTTCGCCACAGCTGGCCGTTTCAAGATGGAGGTGAATTTTATTCAAAACTACCATAAGCACACCTGCTGTTCCAACATCTATACACCAGACTCCCCTGCCACCTACGAACAGTATGCCAAACGTGCTGTCGAACTCAATCAGAAAATCCTCTGTTCTTTGGAGCATGGTTGGCAAGGTAAATATCATGAATGCCGAGAAATCGCTATCAAGTATGGCCTCAAATTCGTCTTCGGCACAGAAGCATACTGGGTAAAGGACAGACATGAAAAAGACCGTACCAACTGTCATATTGTCCTGCTTGCCAAAAACGAGAACGGCCGTGAATGGATCAATGAAGTTCTGTCCACCGCAAACGAGGATGGCTATTACTACCGCCCGCGTCTGGATGAAGAACTTCTGTTCTCGCTGCCACCTGACGATGTATTTGTCACATCCGCCTGTGTTGCTTTCTGGCATTATGAGCCTGAGTATATCGAGCAACTGGTCTGCAAACTGCATGACTATTTCAAGGATAACTTCATGCTTGAAATCCAGGCACACAATACCGACAAGCAAAAGCAACTGAACGCTCGTATACTGAAGCTTTCTAAAAAATACGGCATTCAGATGATTGTCGGCCTTGACAGTCACTACATATATCCCGAGCAGGCAGTTGAGCGTGACGAGCTTCTTGCTGCCAGCGGCACACATTATGATGACGAAGATGGTTGGTATATGGATTACCCAGACAACGACACTATTCGCCAGCGCTTTGCGGAACAGGGTGTTATCCCCGCAGATGAAGTCGAAAAGGCAATGCGGAACACAGACCTGATTTGCGATTTTGAGGACTACCAAAGTGAGGTTTTTGAAACCAACCGTAAGCTCCCCTCCATCTACCCGGATAAAACACCGGAAGAAAAATTCAAAATCTATAATCATCTCATCAGTCAAAAGTTCAAAGAGTATATGAAGCATGTCCCGCCAGAGGATTATCAACGATACTACGACGGTGTCAAAATGGAGGTTTATACCTATAAAGACACAGGCATGGTCGATTATCCTCTGATGGATTACGAGATCGTCAAGCGTGGTATTCAGTATGGTGGCATTATTACCAACACGGGGCGTGGTTCTGCTGTCGGTTATTTTACAAACACTCTTTGTGGGTTCAGCAAAGTTGACCGCTTTAAGTCTCCAATCCCTCTTTATCCTGAGCGTTTTCTTTCAAAAACTCGTATTATCGAAACAAACTCCTTGCCAGATATCGATATGAACATCAGTTCACAGGAGCCATTTGAACGAGCGCAACGTGAAATTCTTGGCAATGACCACGCTTATCCAATGATTGCTTTTGGCACGATGAAAAAGAAAGCTGCATTTAAAATGTACGCCCGCGCTAAGAAACTTGATTTTGATATTGCTAATAAAATCAGCGATCAGATTGATAAATATGATCTAGCCATGAAATATGCAGACGATGACGAAAAAGGCGAAATCAACATTTATGACTTCGTTGATTCGGAATATCAGGACCTTGTAAAAAAGAGTGAGGTTTACTGGGGACTTATTATCTCTAAATCTAAAGCTCCCTGTGCTTATTTGCTTTATCAAGGCAGTATTCGTCGCAAAATCGGTCTCATTAAATGTAAAAGCGATACCACAAAAAAGGAATACATTACCACCGTTATTGATGGTGCTGTAGCCGAAAAATACAAATTCCTCAAAAATGATTGGTTGATTGTTGATACTGTCGCTCTTACAGATGCAATTTTTAAGCGAATCGGTATGAAGCCTTTAACTGTTGATGAATTATCTGAGGCGGTCAAAGATAATCAACAGGTTTGGGATGTTTACGCAAAGGGGCTGACCTGCGGTGTAAATCAATGTGAACGTGCTTCAACAACGCAGAAACTCATGCGGTATAAGCCACAGAACGTATCTGAGCTTTCAGCTTTTGTGGCTGCTATTCGTCCCGGGTTCAAATCGATGTACAGCATTTTTGAAAAGCGTGAACCGTTTAGCTATGGTGTCCCCGCTATTGACAACATAATTCAGACGAAAGAATTTCCCTATTCGTTCCTGTTATATCAAGAGACGATTATGTCTGTTCTGAATTTTGCTGGCTTCCCTATGGATAAATGTTACGGCATTATCAAAGATATCGCCAAAAAGCATCCAGAAAAGGTCAAACCTTTAAAACAGCAGTTTATTGAAGGTCTCTGCGCAAAGCTAAAAAACAACTGTCCCGCAGGTAAAGACCCCCTAGACATCGCAAACCAGATTTGGAAAATAATAAATGACGCTACATCGTACAGTTTTAACTCCGCGCATTCGGCCAGCATGGCCTATGATTCCCTCTATAACGCCTGGCAAAAGAGCACCCATCCATTCGAGTTCTATGAGGTCTGTCTACAACACTTCTCCAACAAGGGCAAAAAGGAAAAAGTCTCCGCCCTCAAGGCTGAAATGCTTCGCGGCTTCAATATTCACGAGGGGCCTATCCAGTGGGGACATGACAACCGCAAATTCACAGCGGATAAAGAGCATCATGCCATTGATCCATCTCTGGTTTCTATCAAGGGTCTGAGCCAAGGCTGCGCTAACGACTTGTACGCCATGTACCAGTCCGGCAAATATCATGATTTCTACACGCTCTGGAAGGATATGTCCCATACGCGCAGTCTGAACTCTGCCAAGATTGAAGCACTGGTGCTGCTGGACTATTTCAAACCATTTGCCGGTGGCAATAAAATCCTTAAATTTATCGCGGCCTGCGATGCTTTGTATGAGCGCACGCAATTTCCCAAGGACACTGACTCTCCGTATATCGAATACATAAAAAAGTGCTCAACAACGACGGATAAGCTCAAGACCTATAAGGATTTTGACTACGATAAAGCTCTGCAAGAGATTTGGGATAGTCTGCCCGATGAACCGCTGACAATTTCTCAACAGCTCAAGGCGCAAAAAGAATATCTCGGCTACCTCCAGTACGCCAACCCACGCCTCGCTACCACCTACCACTACGTCCTTTCCATCGACGGAAAATACAAAAACAAAAACATCACCCTCTATCGCCTGTGCGACGGCGAGACCCTGACCTATAAGATCCGTCCCCGCACCCTCGACGACAACCCTGTCGAACCCGGCGAGATCATCAAGGTGCTCGATACCCATACCGAGGGCAAATGGAGCAAAGACGGCGACCAGTGGGTGCAGTCCACAACAGACTTCAACGACTTTCTTACGAAATATTCCCATGTGAGGTGATTCAAATTTTAAATACCATTTTACTTATCTTGGAATTTTTCTCCATCCCCATCGCTATGCTGGTCAGTTTCCGGACTGAAAGCAAATATGTAGAGATCGGCATGCTCAGCTACCTGTTGTTCTTGCTGTTTATCATGCGCTATCAGCTGGAGAATCTCCACCCCATCATCTGACGGAGGTGATTTTATCGAAGCAAATTTTGTAAAGTCCACGTTGGACACCTTCACGATCCTCGTGGACTCGCGTGAACAGGACACGCTCAAGTATCATCAGCGGCTGGCTCGGTTCAGCTGCCCCATTCTGCGCACCAAGCTTGATTTTGGCGACTATTCCGCGCAGGTCACACTGCCAAGCGGCGTCACCTTCAGCCTCGCCGATAAAGTTAGTATTGAACGCAAATACTCAATAGATGAATGCGCTTCTTGTTGGACTACCAGCCGTGACCGCTTCAAGCGCGAGTTCGAGCGTGCCCGTGCCAAGAACGCTAAAGTCTACCTGCTTATCGAGCAAGCCTCATGGGAAAAAGCCTACCATGGTTACTACCGCAGTCAGATGAAACCCCAGGCTCTTGTTGCCAGTATGACTACATGGATGGCACGCTACGACACCACCATCGTCATGTGTAACGCAGAAACATCAGGGCAGTTAATATACGATATTCTTTACCGCGAAATGAAAGAAGCTCTGATCAATCTATGAGCACACCTTTCAAGCCGCCTAAAGGCCAGCGCGTCTGCCTGCAATACATACAAACAAACCGCGACGGCGAGAAAAAGCCTATCGCCATCGTCACTGAAACCATTATCCCCGGCTCCTTTTCGCTATTCCTACCAGACGGTAAGACCTGGAAAAAGAAGCTGACGAAATCAGAACCGGACTTTGATAAGGAGGTGTGGCCGTCTATATGAACCCGAATGTAAAGGTCGTTGACATGGTCCATATGCTGTCGGACTACCCGGAGCAGAGCCGCTTCCTGCTCAAGAACCATGACTACGAGGTCTGTGTTCATCTGCAAATCGGGTATTTCGTCCTGTTGGCCGGTCGCCTCATCTTCCTGCCTATAGAGCTAAAGGGCTATGACTATACCGTTTATCAAAAAACGTATTGAACCATGAACATAGTTATAAGTAATCTCGTATTGCAGTTTGAACAGATTTACATGGTTTTAAATGAACATTATTACCAAAGTAAATTGCCTTCTGTAAAATTTTTCGTTGCAAAACTGAATCGCAATAAATACAACTATTTTTCTTTGAGCGGCAATAATCTTATGGGTTATAAAATGTCAACCGATATGATAAAGATCAGCGATACAACGCCAAACATTATTGCTGGACTGCTGCACGAAATGGCCCATCTTTACGACTTAGAGAATGGCATAAAAGACTCCAGCGGCACCAATAACGCCTACCATAACAAGCGCTTCAAGGAAACCGCAGAAAGTCACGGCCTTGTTATAGAGCATTCTACCCGCTATGGCTGGATTATCACAAGACCATCCCTTGAACTGCTTGACTTCATAGACCTACAAGGTTGGCAAATTATCCAAATACAAGGTTACGGCAAGCCGCTTAAAGCATCTACCCACATTCGCAAGTATATCTGCCCCTGCTGCAAGAACAGCGTCCGGGCAAGCAAAGCCGTCAACATCCTGTGCGGCGACTGCATGAAGAAAATGGAACCTGATCCAAAGGAGTGATTAAATTTCACATGAATTTTAGTAACCATCGTGAACAGAACCGTAAAGAGCGCGGTGTTAAAGAGCTGAACTTGATGTGCGCCAGTTATGATTCCAAGTGTGCGCCTGTCCGCACCTTTAACTATAACGACCTCTCCCCTGCCCAGCGCCGCGCCTTCGCCCGCCGGGAACCCGCAAAAAACTATCTGGAGGTAACTTGATGATAAAAATTGAAAATGTAGAAGTCGGTGGCCTCAAGCCTGCACTGCGTGGTATGCGGAATCCAAAAAACAGCTGGACCAGAAGTGACAGCGGCCTTGGCTGCACGCATCGTAAGAACTGGAATAAAGAAGAAGATGGTCTGCTTCTTTGCGAAAACTGCGGCCATACATATGACGGCCATGTTATCTGCGCAGGTCATCAACAGTATTGTATGGGTCCCAACGACCATGACCTTGCTACACGCCTGCGCAATGCCGGTACTGACCATAGAAAATACTTACGCATGATCGTTGTTTGGCTTGATGTGACAGCCCCGCTGTATTGGTGGAAAGAAGCTGATACTTACAAAGTTGGCACAGTAGCAAACTCGTGTAGCACCATGCATAAAGTCGCTGATAAAGAATTTACGGTTGACGATTTCAGCTACGAGCATCTAGTGCTATACTCCAGAGAAGTTTTAGATGATATCATTATTCAGCTCAACTTCTGGCGAAGGGTTTATCTGAAAGGCGGTCAAGTTAATAATTATGATGGTACTGATCGTATTTTTGAGCCGAAAGATAAGGACGCCTGGTGGCAGCTTATCCAGCTTCTCCCATCCAGTTATAATCAACGCCGCACGTTCATGGTCAATTATGAAGTTCTTGCCAACATCTATAAATCTCGCCGCGGTCATAAACTCGACGAATGGCGCAGGTTCTGTGATTGGATCGAAACGCTTCCCTATTCTGAACTGATTACCGGCAAAGAGGTGGTCGCATGACCAAACGAAACTCACCCAGCCGTCAGCTCAAACTTAGTCTCGTCTGGCTCCTGGTTGCTATCGCAATGATCCCTGTTCATGGCTTTTGTATCTCAACCATTTGGAACTGGTTTATGCCCATTATCGGCTTGCCTACTCTCACATGGGTGCAAGCATACTGCCTGCTTTTCGCCGTCAAGGCACTCTTTGGCAGTAAAAGCGAAACAGAAACAACAAAGACGATCAAAAGCATTATAGATGGCACCTGCACCGAGTATGACGATTATGACATTCCCGGCGAGGTTATGATCATCCTGCTCACGATCCTCGAAACCGTTATTGTATCAGCTCTCTATCTTATCATCGGCTGGTTTCTCAGCTGTTTTTTGTACCTGTAAGGAGGTTTTTACATGACCGATAGCGAACAGTTCAAGCAGATCGTCTGTACCATGTACGACACATTCCGCAAAAAGAATCACGACTACGGTAACAGCTTTTCCACTACCTGGCAGGAGTTCGGCAGCCTTGGCCTTGTCACTGCCGTAGCTCAGATCAGCCACAAATACCATCGCCTGCTCAACCTGACCAATGGCGCACAGCCCTGGGTTGATGAGAGCGTCCGCGACACGCTTCTTGATATGGCCAATTACTGCATCCTCACCGTCATGGAACTTGATAAAGAAAAGGCTGAGGATCGCTTTTGAAATAAAAACAGCCGCCAAGCAGAGACAGAAAAAAGGAGATCTTTATGGCAAAAACACTTTCTAATGATGTTGATCGAAACGTTCAACACCCCATTTATTACGGCGGTGCCGATGACCCGTATGAGGCCATCAAGGTAATCGAGGCTTGGAATCTCGGCTTCCACCTCGGCAACACCGTCAAGTATATCAGCCGCGCCGGTAAAAAGGACGGTAATTCTGCTACACAGGATCTTAAAAAGGCACTATTCTATTTGAATCGTGAAATTGAACTTCTGGAAAAGCAGAACCAGGTCATTGATGTATCCGACGCAATGGTAGCCGATACCGCATCCGCCGGGACGAAGTAAGGAGGGGCTATGGAAAATGTAATTCTCTACACCACGCATTGCCCGCGATGTCTGATCCTGGCAAACAAACTGCAGGAAAAAGGCATCCACTATACGGAGTTTACAGATGTACAGAAAATGCTCGATATGGGCATGGATATGATGCCTGTCCTGCAGGTGGGCAAAAAGCAGTATGGATTTAAAGAAGCAATCAAAATCGTAGGAGGTATGTAATGGCTATCGAACAGTATGAAAAATATCAGCCGTATCTGGACTTTATCAAGGAGTATGCCGCATCCAGCAACGCAGCCACTGGCAGTAAGGTTGATGCGAACGCGAATGTGGAATGCAAGAATGTCACCACCTTGACTGGTGAGCTTTATAAAAAAGAGGGCATCGGCATCAACCGTCTGCGCATGTGGCAAAAAATCAAAGAGATGTACGGCCAGGAGTATGCTGACAAATACATTTACCAGCTTGACCACCATTTTATTTACCGCCATGATGAAACGAACCCGTGCTTGCCGTATACATATGGTGCTCGTGAGGTTATAAATGTCCGGTACAATGGAACTACTTACTGCGTCCCTATGTATCGTTTGTATGAGATTTGCAACGAAGAAGAGGTTCTTGTTGACGAAGACCGTATTGTTTATATTAAGTACCCAAAAGATATGCTTGTCGAAGATAAAAACGGTTGGACTAAAGTAGAGCGCCTTGTTCGCAAAATGAGACATCGTGACCTTGTTCGTGTTAAAACAGCTTTTAATACAGATATCATTGTCACAGATAATCACCCCATGATTGTAAACGACAATATCAACGATACTGTAGAAGCTGTGGAGTCTCTTGGAGAAAAACAGTTCAGATGTGAAAGTCATGTTAATTTCGGGAACAAAGCAAGCATCGAATCTAAGGAGATTGCTGGACTCTGTGGCCTTGAGGTGCAAGAATATTCTAATTTCAACTGCATTCGCGGAAATCAGTTCTCGATTGCGTATGCGGTGCCTAAAGAGCTAATCCTTAATGAGGATGCTGGTTATTTGGTTGGTTTCTTTATTGGCGATGGATGGTTTGAAAGCAATGGCTATAAAATTTCCTTCTGTCAGAAAGACAAGGAAGCGCTTCAGAAAATCGCAGAAATTGCATATAACCGTTTTGGTGCTTCTTCTATTTTAAATTATCGTATGAAAGAGCAGAAATATGTTCTTTCTATCTCGAACCCCGTACTTTTTGGATTGCTTCGTGAACATTTTGGCATCGGCATTTACGCGCAAAACAAAGAACTGCCGGAGAAGATTTTTGAATACAGTGCTGATTTTGCAAAGGGCGTAATTGCTGGACTTATTGACAGTGATGGAACAATCGTATCGGATGGCGGTTATAATATTCGTCTTTCTTCCCGTGCGGCCGTTTTGCAGATTTCTGCCGTTGTAAATGCTTTGGGTATTCCTACCGCCATTTCTGGTCAGCAAACCAAATTCGGATGTAACCAACTGGTGCAGCAAAAATACGCTTTGTTTGGTGTTACGTTTAGAGAGCCGTGTGAAGCAGATAAACCAGTGTTTTATATGGCGTTAAAGTCGAAGCGCTCTAAACCGTGCAAGACAAAGCAAAAAAGCCGCATGAACGAGTGGCTTAATATTACCAATGTAGACATAGTTGACAACGAGCCGTTCCTTGATCAAAACGAGTATATCTACGATATTACCACCGAATCACACAGTTTCGTCTGTAATGGTCTGTGGGTACATAACTGCGTCTCGATTACCATGTATCCGTTCCTGTTCAATGGTCTGGAAAGCATCGGCGGCGGCTCATCTGCTCCTCACAACCTTGATTCCTTCTGCGGTGAATTTATCAACCTGTGCTTTGCCATTGCGTCTCAGTTTGCCGGTGCAGTTGCCACCCCTGAGTTTATCCCCTATCTTGATTACTTCATCCGCAAGGACTATGGCGATGATTACTATCTGCACACTGATAAGGTAGTCGATCTTTCCAGCCGTCATCGTACCATCGACAAGGTTATTACTGACCAGTTTGAGCAGGTCGTCTATTCTCTGAACCAGCCTGCCGCTGCTCGTAATTTCCAGTCCATCTTCTGGAACTGTGCATACTTCGACAAGCCGTATTTTGAGGGTATGTTCTCTGATTTCGTATTCCCCGATGGCACAGAAATGCAGTGGGAGTCCGTATCCTGGCTGCAAAAGCGCTTTATGGAATGGCTGAATCAGGAGCGTCTGAAGAAGATCCTCACCTTCCCTGTCGAGACGTTGAACCTGCTGGATGATGGCACTGATTATGTCGATAAGGAATGGGCTGACAATGCTGCCGAAATGCTTTCTAAGGGCCACAGCTTCTTTATCTATCGTTCCAATAGTGTGGACTCCCTTGCCTCCTGCTGCCGTCTGCGCAATGAAATGAGCGACAACACCTTTAGTTATACTCTTGGTGCTGGCGGCGTGGCTACTGGCTCTAAGGGTGTTATCACCATCAATATGAATCGCCTGATCCAGACTGCTGTTGATGATAACCGTGATATTTGCGACGCCGTTCATGAACAAGTCAAAGATATCCATGTTTACCTCAAGGCATGGAACGCAATTTTGAAGGACGAGTTCAATGCAAAGCTGCTCCCTATTTACGATGCCGGATATATCTCTTTGGATAAGCAGTTCCTGACCATTGGCATTAACGGCTTTGTTGAGGGCTGTGAATTCCTTGGCTATACCATCTCCCCGGACGACCAAAACTATGTTGATTTTACAAACAAAGTGCTCAAGGTCATCTATGACGAGAACAAGGCAGATCGCTCTGATGGCATTATGTTCAATACAGAGTATGTCCCCGCTGAAAACCTTGGTGTCAAGAACGCAAAGTGGGATAAGCAGGATGGCTTCGTAGTTCCGCGTGACTGCTACAACAGCTACTTCTATGTTGTCGAGGATCCTACCAAGCCACTTGATAAATTCATGCTTCACGGCTCCAAAATGACACAATATCTTGACGGCGGCAGTGCCCTGCATCTGAATCTGGAGGAACATCTGGATAAGGAGCAGTACCGCAAACTGATGAATGTGGCTATCAAGACTGGGTGCCCCTATTGGACGGTGAATGTGCCGAATACCATTTGCAATGACTGCGGACACATTTCTAAGCACCACCTGCATAAATGCCCCAAGTGCGGCAGTGAAAATCTGGACTATGCAACCCGCGTCATTGGCTATCTCAAGCGCGTATCCAGCTTCTCCGAAGCCCGTCAGAAGGAGGCTGCGAAACGCTATTATGCAGACTGATTGCAAGCCGCTTCTGTATAGTCACTATGATGTGACATTCCAAGAAGTCCCGGGCGAGATAAGCCTTGTGTTTGATATTACAGGCTGTCCACATCACTGCCCTGACTGCCACTCCAAATTCTTATGGGAGTATAGCGGAACCCCATTGCTGGAAAATCTTCCGTCAGTCATCAATAAATATTGGTCCATGATCACCTGCGTGTGTTTTATGGGCGGCGACCAGAACAAAATCGAACTACTGAAAGCATGTAAAATCGCACATCGGTACAATTTGAAAACATGCCTTTACACAGGTCTTGATTACCCAAGTTTTCGTCACCTGATGTATGACGGTGGACCGCGCAATTATGGCGTATACTTCAATTTTATCAAGGTTGGCCCGTATGTCTCTGAATTCGGCGGTCTTGACGATCCAAAAACGAACCAGCGTTTTTATGAACTCAGAGGAAATGTACCAATCGATAAAACGATCCTGTTTCAAAAGGAGTATAAATGAAAATCAAAACCAACCCGGCATGGACAGATGACGAGGTGCAGGAGTTCCGCGCATCCGTCAAAGCAAACGAGGGCTACTGCCCCTGCCGTCTCACCAAGACGCCTGAAACCAAATGTATGTGCAAAGAGTTCCGCGAGCAAGATTCCGGCCTCTGCCACTGTGGACTGTATTATAAGGAGTGACTAAATGGACACACCAAACGATATTCTTGCCCGTGACTGGAACGCAGATTTCATCAAGAAGATGCAGAACCGTATTCTTGTTTCCCATTACAAATACGGCTGGATGAAAAATACATACCCCGAACTGGCTCAAGCCGTCAAGGAGATTGAACCGCGTCTCAAAAAATATCTCGAAACAGGAAATACTGAGTGGCTGATCGATATTGCCAACTTTGCCATGATCGAGTTCATGTATCCCAGTGTTTCGGGTGCAGCCTTTCGCGGCACGGACAGTGACGAATCGCCGGGACTCACCAGCGGTATCAGTTACAAGGAGCTAGTAGATAGTATGAAAGGTGGTTACTAATGAAGAAAACTATCATCGAAGAATATGACAATGCTGGAAAACTCATCAAGAAAACCACCATTGAAGAAGATTCTGTCAACTATAATGGGATGTATAACCCTTACAGCCCTTATAATCCGATTGCCAAGCCTACTATTACGAACGTTCAAACTACCGGCATCGTAGATTGCCTTGATAAATCCATCATCTGCACGGCATCCGGTGCCGCTGAAGCCACTTTCAAAGGAGAATAAAAAATGGAAGTTTTGAAAATCAAAAAGCTCCACCCCGATGCTCATATTCCTACCCGTGCTCACGACACTGACGCCGGTATGGATCTGTACGCGCTGCCTGTCGAGTATACGGATAAGGAAAAGGAAGCATATAAATCTGCTGTAGATAACAGTGTAATGTATACAAAGTTTTTTGACCTTTTTGGTGGTCTTGGACTTTATAGTGACGAACCTATCAGCAGCGAACAGAAAAGGGCAGTTGACGCCGTAAGTAAGGCATCAGAATCAGAATTGGAAACCTCGTGGGATGGATTCTTCAAAAAGAAGATTGTAATTGAGCCACATAGTACCGTGATTGTACCAACTGGTATTGCTGTCAGCATCGATCCCGGTTTTGTCGGCTATGTCTTTGCCCGCAGTGGCCTTGCTTCTAAGCAGAGCCTTTCTCCCGTCAATGGCGTAGGCGTTATCGATTCTGCGTACCGTGGTGAAATCAAAGTTCCGCTACATAATCATAGTGGCAAACGACAGATCATTGATGTCGGTGACCGCATCGCCCAACTCGTCATCCAGCCCATTTCTCTGTGTACGCCTGTGGAGGTGGAAGAACTTGATGAAACTGATCGCGGCGTTGGCGGCTTTGGTTCCTCCGGCCAAAAGTAAAAACGATGAATTATGGCCCTATAAGGTTGTAGAACTACAAAGCAGCGGTTACGGAGACAAGCCCATTGTCACCTGCGAATACTTTGAGGATAGTTACGAAAAAGCCTACCATACTATGTGCCGACACGCCAACGATTCCTATAAAAATAGCTTATCTCGTATGTCTTTAGATTTTCGCCCAAGGTACACGGTAACGCCACAATACGCCATAGTCTCCGGCGGAAACCCGCCTTGGAAAGATATGTGGGTAATCATGAAAGAGGATAAATAATGCACAGACTGTATGACGTAACTTACACCATCATCAGCAACGACATTGCCCCGGATATATTTGCTAACAGTAGTATATTCACAGAAGAAGAACCGTCTACACATGTTGACACTTTTAACACGTTCCAAGATTTCTTCGACGCTGTTTCGTCTTACAAATACCCATCGGCATTGAGTTTCCCAAACAGCAACTACACCTACGGTACATCGCTGTTCGGAAAACCATTCGTGACAATCCATGGCGTTCGTTTTGACTATAACATCACCGAAAGAAACTTCAAAGCCCCTGTTATAATTCAGACCACCTACAAAGAGTGCTCTACAAAAGACAACAACTTCGACTTTTTTAAAAAGAACCTGTCCATGGATGATTTCATGACATTCCTGCAGGAGCGATACGGCGCAGACTGTAAGGCCATACTTTTTAACACCGCAATGGAGAAATAATTATGTCAAAAGCCAAACGCAAACCGCGCCCATCTGTTCCTCGTTGGTGGTGGCTTGACACTGATAATTGTTGGCGGTGCAAAAACAAACAAAATTGCAATGGCTGCAGCTTTCTTAAAAAAGTACAAAAGAAACAAAACAGAAAAATGATCAAACAAAATCGCAAAAACATAAAGGAACATGACTTCAATGACTGAAAACAACACAACAACCAGCAACTATACAATGACCATCCACGATGTCAGTAAATGCTGGTATCTCAAAGATGTTCTCGACGTCAATACATATAAGCAACGCACGGATGGTAGCTACCTCAAACGTATCGGCTCCACCTTCTGGCAAATTATCATTCCAGACATCGGCAAAAGTGCCGCTCTGTTTTACCTGTATGACAATAAAGGTAACCGCAAAAACGGATACCTGCAGACCAGCATGGTTCAGGGCGTAGAGATCACAAAAGAATCTGACAACTGCGATGCAGAGCTTCGCATCACAACGCTGAACAGCATCTTTATTCTGACTCCAGCCGAACCAAAGCAAGAGTCTGATCTCGCAGAATAACTACATAATGGCAGCGCAGCAGCGCGGGTGGGTATGGGGTATTTATTTATATGATTTCAAACAAAGAAGTCCGCAACGCAAGGCTAACACGCGAAGCCAGAGAAGCGGCCATAAAACTAAAGGAATATTGCAATCTGAAAATAGGGTGCAGCTCCTGCTGCTTTTCTATGATTAACGGTGGATGTCTTATAAGTGATAACATCCCCAGCAGCTGGTGTTTGGAGGCAGAGGCCCCGTCTGATATGGAACGCCGCTTTGCCAAGTATAAGCTGAACGAAGGATTTGACTATGTAAATCTTGATTTCGATATGGATGGCCGCCATGTAACAGTATGTGACAGTAACAAACCTGACATTGGTTGCATCCTGTCATCGGACAGCTTTGGCTGCCTGCTTGACGCCGGTGATTATTCGCTGCGATCCATCGTAGACGGAAAAGTCAAAAGGAGAACAACCAAACCATGACAGTACGCGAACTAATCCATGAGCTTCTCGACAAGGACGAACTTGACACTCGTGTCGTTATCGAGACCGCCAATGGTGACTACAACATTGCCGCAGTGGATTCTCAATATGTCGGCGACAACACTGTTTACCTTTGCATCGACGAATAAAAAAAGCCGCGCAAGTCACCCTGCACGGCCAATAAGTTACCTCAATTTTTCAAGGATCTCGTCAACGCTCATGCCATCAGCCAAAAGCTTGCCCACCATTTCCTGGGCTTCGGCTTTCTTAGCTTCAGCCTCGGCAGCTGCATCTGCTTTAGCTTTCTTTGCCTCCAGCTTTGCAATAGCCTTATCAATGATTTTGATATTTGCCTTTTTTGCTTTTACTGCCTCTTTCAAATCAGCCAACTGTGCCATCAGATCATCTACGGCAGTTTCGGCATTGGCCAATTCAGCAATCGCCGCGTCCTTAGCAGCCTGTTCTTCGGCAATTTGTGCTGCATAATCAACAGCAACGGTTTTAGATTTGTTCTTGCTTCCCTTGGTTCTCGGCATGGTGTGTTCCCCCTTCAATAATTTTGATTTAACTATATCACACCGTTAAATAAACTGCAATATGAAATTCAAATGAGGTGATCTATTCTGTACTTCTATGATACCTGCGCCTTGCTCAATATGGGCGAGACTGCTTTCGATGAACCGTTTTACATTTCCGCCTGTACGCTGAATGAACTTGAGAACATCAAGACCAATCACAATAAGGACGACTCTGTCCGCTACAAAGCTCGTCAGATGGCAAAGTTGCTGGACCAACACCGCACAGATGGCAGCTATACACTTGAATGGGAATGTCTCGACACCACCCCGCAGATCAAGATTGACACAAACTCCGTCACTGTCTCCAAGCCCGCCGTCCCGGACACTGTGGATTCTGAAATCTGCGCAATCGCAAAGCAAGTCTATGACAGATATAAGGACGACTTCACATTCTGCACCGATGATATCTGCTGCAAGCTTATCGCATCCGGCTATTTTAACCTCCCCGTCTGCTCCACCCCAGACATCCTCCGCAACGATGACTACACCGGTTATAAAGAAGTTACGGTTCTCGACGATGCAGAGCACGCCGCCCTGTACGAGAATCCAACATCCAATATCTATGATCTGCTTCCCAACCAGTACATCATCCTTTATGACAAGGACAGTAATGTCACCGATATGTTCCGCTGGACTGGAGAAACACATGTCAAGGTCGATTACAAGAGCTTCAAGAGCATGATGTTTGATACTGTCAAGGCCAAAAACGGTGATGTCTACCAGAAGCTTGCCTTCGACAGCCTCGCCAATAATAAGATCACAATGCTCCACGGTCCCGCTGGGACAGGCAAGAGCTATATCGCCATGGCATATATGTTCAAGCTGCTGGAGTCTCACAAGATCGATAAGATCATCGTGTTCACTAACCCATGCGCTACCACCGGCGCAGCCAAGCTCGGTTTCTACCCCGGCACACGTGATGAAAAACTGCTCGACAGCCAGATAGGCAATATGCTCGGCGCAAAGCTCGGTGACAAGATGATGCTGGAGCGTATGCTCAATGAAAATAAGATCCAGCTCCTCCCCTTCTCCGATATCCGCGGCTTTGATACCACCGGCATGAACTGCGCCGTTTATATCACAGAGGCCCAGAACCTCGACATTGAGATGATGCGCCTGGCCCTCCAGCGTATCGGCGAGGACTGTATTGCCATCATTGACGGTGACTATGAGGCACAGGTCGATATGGCTGCTTACTCCGGCTCCAATAATGGTATGCGCCGCCTAAGCGAGGTATTCCGCGGCAGCGATTTCTACGGCGAGGTCAAGCTGCAAAACATCTACCGTTCCCGTATTGCCGCACTCGCACAGGAGATGTAATCATGAATTCTATAATTTTTATTCCAGAACAACTCATGGTTGGATTTCAGAACCGCAAAGATACCTTCACCGGTAAACTTGCCTATGTAATCTATTATGATGAAAAAGGTAAGCTTCGCAAAGAACACAGCTGGCAAAACTGGCGTGACAGAAATATTGATCCACAAGAACTTGTTAATGAACCAACAACAGGTTTTGTCCTGAATAAAAAGGTTGGCGGTTATTGCTATCATTATGACCCACGCCAGACCTATGTTCGTGTCTATGACCCACGTGGCTTTGAGTTTGAAATCACCGTTCCCAATCTTCTCTGGATCCTTGAAAACAGCGATTGTATCAAGGGCAAGGGTTTGGATGGTGAGTTTGTTTATGGTTGGGACGGTGCAGAACTTCTGCTTGTTCCTGTGGACTCTCCTGAATATAAAGAAAGTCAAAAGATCAGCATCGCAAAATTTTCCAAAACTTTCATTAAGGGCAAAGACCTTATTGTCGGTCACACCTATAAATTCACCAACAGCGAACAATATGTCTACCTAGGTAAATATGATTTTTACGACAGTGTTCGAGACCCTGACAGTGGACGATTTGGTAGAATCAACGCAAAAATCGGAAAGCGTTTTTTCTTTGGATATGAAGGTTCTGGTCCGCATAATACAGTTGTTCCACAAATTTCCATTCCAAAGTCCTTAACTCGTCTGGTAACTGAAGAAACAAGCGATATAATGTCTGACCAATATGCGGACTATGTTTCTCTTATGAAGAAAAATCCGCACTTTTCACCGGAAGATATATCAAAGGACAAATTTGTGCCTTTCGCAGTTAATGAAATCATGGGTCTGTTGTTTAAAGAATGCCCTTGGAATCCTTCTTATCGCTACCCTTTGCATAATCTCCTAAGGATGTTTGTAAGACGCAACGATGGCACAATTACCCATGTCTGTTTACGATATATCACTAAGGCTGATACATCTACCCAATTTCCAGAGTGGAAAAACCCAGATGCTCCTATTTATTATGTGACGAACGGAGACTATGACTATACTCCGGCTCTAAATATTGATGATTTTGTTGCGGGCACTTTCGAGACACTTTACACCAATCCAGTTTATACCTGGCAAACCAAGAAAGTTTGTGGCTATAAAGAACGACCTGTAACTTTGACAGAATTACTTAACCATTTTACTCCGGTGTGGCACTATACCTATCTTACTAACGGGGAGTTTTATAAAAAGGAGTTTTTCAATGACAACTACGACTTTGACGAATGATGATCGTATTATTCTTCTTAAACAGAAGATTGAAGATAAACGTACTGCCTTAAAAGGCGCGAACACCCGGCCCCGCCTTATCACAAACTGCCAGCTGACCATGGACGGTATCAAATACAATCTGCACACAGGCGGTGATACGCTTACACTTTTGTATCTCAAGCTTAACGCTTTGCGCATGTCGGCTTATGACCTACAGATTGACCCATCTACAATTATGCTGGACGGCTTTTATCTCGCCGATTGGATGCATGACATTAAAGAACTGCGTGCAGTCGAGCAGACCCGCAAGCAGGCTGCAGAACTTAAAGCTGCCGAAACACGTCTCAATAGTCTGCTTTCTGCTGACAAAAAGACTGAACTGGAGCTGGATAAATTTGCAGCTTTGCTGGATGATTAAGGAGGTATTTATGAAAAAATATACGGCAAAAGAACTTATCGCAGAAGGTTATAAACTCGACAACGCTCTTATCACAAATGTTTCGCTGTCGTCGGCAGATTATTGCTGCCTTTGTCTTAATATTGAACTCAAAGGTGACGCCTGGGGCTGCGTGTACGGTGGATACTGTCTTGGCAACATTTACCCCGACAGCTATGAGAAAGATACCTACGAAGGCTCTGCTGCTGGTATGGAGGCCATCATGCGTATTATGGATGTCGTAGGTGTGTCAAGGCTAGAGGACATGGAGGGCAAGTACGTCCGCGTTGCCACTAAAAAATGGGGCGACACCGTCAAAATCATCGGAAACATCATTAAAGACCGCTGGTTTGATTATCAGAGTTTTTACGCTGACAAAAAGGAGGAATCCAAGTGAATTATTATATCGCAGACCTGCATTTCTCTCATCAAAATATTATCCAGTTCGATAAGCGCCCCTATCAGACCATCGAGCAGATGAACAACGATCTGGTCAATCGCTGGAACGACGTCATAACTGACCGTGATGATGTCTATGTTCTTGGCGATATGTTCTGGAATACGGACGACGCTCCCATGATCCTTCAGATGCTTAAAGGCCGCATCCACCTTATTAAGGGCAACCACGATAAGATCACGTCAGATATGATGCACTACTTTTCGAGCATCAGTGGTTATGCTGAAATCAATGACAATGGAAATAATCTCATCCTGTGCCACTACCCCATTATGTTTTACAACCATAGCTACTCTCCGCATTGTTGGATGCTTTGCGGCCACGTACATAACACCCGCGAAAACGCCTGGCTTAATGAGTGGAAGGGCGAACTCCGCGACAACATCTACAGCATTGCCAATAATCGCGGCAATATCATCAATGTAGGCTGCATGCTGCACGATTATACCCCCAAGACCATCGACCAGCTGATCGAGTGGGATAAAAGCGAGGTCTGGAGGGTCAGCGCAACATGAAAATTATCCAAGGTGGTAGGGGGTCCGGCAAAACATATACATTGGTTCAACTTAGCCATCTGAGCGGTTATCCGATCATGACCAGAAGCAGACGCAGTAAAAAATGTATCCAGATGATGGCTGACCAGCTTGGCCTTACTATCCCGGAACCCATCGTTTTCCGCAGTAAACAGGATACAAGAGGTAAGCTCCTCCCGACAGATAAAGTCTTCGTTGATGATCTTGATGGATGGCTTTCTGATATTGTAAGCGACTATTTTGGTTCTACTGTTACTGCCGCCACCATGAACATATATGATAACCAGAATGTGATCAATCTTATGGATGAGGAGACAAAACACAAATGTATGAAATTATGACAAGCGGTGATTTTGAGAAGGTCGTCGAAGCACTTGGCCTTAAAAACGCCAAACGCACCTACTTGTACACTCCTACCGAAGATTCTCCTTGGGCCGACAGTTTTGCTGTATGGGAATTCACTGAATCTGAATTCAACATCCTCAACGATGACATCGTAGATGAAGCATGGGACGACAAATTCTTCGGTCTCTGGTGGCGCTATGCTACGGGAACGAATATCGCAGACAACCCAGACTATGAAGTGCATGATTTTACTTTCCACGGTAAACCTGTCAAGGCATGGGCTGATACAGGCGCTGATCATGTAGATATCTACGAAGATGAAGATGGGCAGCAAATAGCAGACGAATATGGTTATGACTACCTCAACCCTCTGGAGTATTGCGTCAACGAGATCGGTGCCTCCACCCCTAAAAATGTCGATGCTGTCTGCACCGGCCTTGCCAAGCTCAACGGTATGACGCTGGCCGAATTCTTCAAAAAGTATATGGAGGCAGATGATGAAGAAATTTCCGAATGACTTCTACTACTTTGGCCATGGTACACACCTGACCGATAAAGAAATCGACCAGCATGTCCAGGCTGTCAAAAAGATGCTGAAAAAGCAGGAACACGATGATCCAAAAGATTTCAGCCCGGTATTTGTTTCAACCGGCGACACGCTGGTTATCGGCTATCGCTACCATGACAGTAAGCGGATCAATGTCTGCCGCAACTACTACGAGCTGGGATATGCTTTTAAGGAGTAAGAGCCTATGAAGGAAGTCCCCATTTGGGAAAAGCAAAATCTGACCCTTGAAGAGGCAGCCGCCTACTCCGGCATCGGTATCAACAGACTCTACGAAATGACAAAAGACGGCAGTTGCCCCTTCGTTCTTTGGGTTGGTAGCAAACGTCTTATCAAGCGTAAGCGTTTTGACCAATATATTGAACAAAGTTTCAGTATCTGATAAATCTACTTTCACAAAATCATAAGACAAAGAGGGCCTTGGTGTGATATAATAAGGATGTCATACTAAGGCTCTCTTTTAACTTTTAAAGGAGGGCACATAATGTCCGTACAACGAAGGAAAGACAACAAAGGCAGAGTTTTAAAGAACGGCGAAAGCCAACGCAAGAACGGCAGCTATATGTATCGGTATAGTGACGCCAAAGGTATACGTCACACCGTCTATGCGCCTGATTTGAAAACATTGCGCGAAAAGGAGGAGAAAATCCAAAAAGATATTATCAACAATATAGACCTCAGTAAAGACAAAATTACAGTTAGTGCCTATTTCAAATCATATTTAGACCAAAAGAAGAACATTAAATCAACAACAAGGTCAAATTATGAAGTCATCTTTCTCTATTTAAAAAAATACGGTCTTGGTGAAATGCCAATAAAGAACGTCAAAATAACAAACGCCAAGAATTTTGTAATCGATATTTTCAAAAATGGAGCTGGTTTTTCCACGGTGCAAAATGTAAAAGGCCACATGAAAAGCCTTTTTGATCTTGCCTGCGAGGAAGATATAATTTACAAAAACCCGTTTACCTTTACACTGTCAAAGGTGATTCCCTATGAAAAGCACAAAAAAGAAGCGCTGACAAGTACACAAATTGCCGCATTGCTTGACTATGTCCATAGCAACACGTGCTATAAAAAGCATGAGGACGAGATTAAGATTCTTCTTTATACCGGGCTTAGAATCGGAGAGCTATACGGTTTAACTTTTGACGATGTAGACTTTGAGCATAAATGGATAAGTGTAAATCATCAGCTGGTCTTTTATCGAAAATACGACGGCGGTTTTATTCAGGAAGTCCACAAACCTAAAACGGAATCCGGTGTACGATATGTTCCAATGTCGGACGAGGTTGTGCAGTGTTTTAAAAATGTCATCGCGGCGCGAGTACACCTGGACAAAGAACCTGTAATCGATGGCTATACAAATTTTATTTTTATAACAAAAAATGGCGTAAAAAGCAAATATAATCTTGGACCTGCGCTCACACGTATTATGAAAACTTACAATGAGAAGTTCCAAGATAAAGAACCGCTTCCTAATTTGACCCCGCATATTTTTAGGCACACCTTTTGTACTGAGCTGATAAATAAAGGAATGAACTTAAAAAGCGTGCAATATGTAATGGGACACGCATCAATAGAAACGACGCTTAACATCTACACCCATGTCAATAAGATGGATGTTTTTGAGGAGTTCGAAAAAATAAGCGGAAAGCCTGCAACGAATAATTGTGTATATTTAAGCCATGCGGTATAGTCTGAGCACACAATATCATACGTAAAAAAGAACTTTTGCATGGCAATAGGTATTTTGCTTACACCACAACTTACACCATTTTTGATTGAAATACGTGAATATACGTAGGCAAACGTGAAAACGGTATTTTGACATCAAGATAAAACATGACGTAACATCGAGATATATAAAGATATAACGACTTATATAAAATGTTTTCAACAGCGCCATACATTTTTGGATAAATAGTTTAAAAATCCTTGACATCGGGGCAAAAAAACGCTATTCTTAAAGTAGTAAATCGCGAGGAAGGCGGTGCATACG